TTAGTAAGTGTGTTGCCATCTTCATCCATGTATATACGCTTACCATTCTCATCTCTATCATCTAGATTAGTGTACTATGGACAAAAGAAACCGCACTTCTCTGATGTTGGTATTTCATCCCATATGTTTTCAAATCCTAAACAATTATAACCTTTAGGATTATAGAACATATCTTTTAGGGTTTCAAATGCAGATCCTTCATCACCACCAGTACCCCAAGCAATCATGGTACCAAAGGTTATACCGTCTTGTTCTACAGATGGTCTGGCAATCTGCCAAGCAGCTCCTAATTCTGAGAAGGAGCCAGCCTCTTCAAATAGAATTAACTTACCACGTTTACCACGTACTACGTCAGGGTTATCTTTCAAAGTAACGCCAATTATCTCTGACTTATAACCTACTTCTATTTCGTTACCATACTCATCTTTAACATACATACCAGCACGTTTACGCATTGCTGTGTTAACTGATCTCTTCTTACCCCAAGCTGTGTATTCATCTATAAAGTCCATGAAGTCCCAAGCTTTAGTAAGGATACCATCATCTGTTAAGTATTGTTTATTAGATGCATATATATACGATTTAGAGTTAGGTATTAAATAGTAATTACGGCATGCCATAGCCCCTCCTTTGAAGGAAAAACCTTTACGTCTAGACTTAAGTAGGCATATATGTTTACCAGTTTCCTCAGCCTCATCTACAGCCTAGAAATAGAAGTAATCGTAGTCATAAAAGTCAGGAAATGTATGTTCACTTATAGGTTTAAATACTTCCTACTATGTTTTCCTATCTATTACTTTATTATATACAATTCTGGTAATTGGACAGTAGTTTAAATAAAAATAGTTATACCCACTGATCCAATCTCCATCATCAGCCGTATAACCATCTAAGCATCTTCTTTTCTCTTCATCCCAGAAAGTATAATACTCCGCAGTTCCTTTTGGATACGGAGTATACTAACCAGTCTTTATAAAAGCTAAAGCTGCTGGTCTAAATTTATTACTATTCTTTATTTTCTTCTAGAAATCTACCATTCGTACATTTGATTATCTTTTCTATATTAAAAAGGAGAGCGTTTTGCTCTCCAATTAACCACTATCTATCGCCTCCGTGGAGAAGCCTACCTACGATTAGGACTGAGATTGCTGTCAGTTATATCAGTGCTTACGTCTTGCTAGCCTCACAAGCCGACTTTTTATTGGTACTCCCACTAAGATTCGAACTCAGACTAAGAGGGTTAGAGCCTCCTGTGCTAACCATTACACCATAGGAGAATAATTGTGGGGTTCTTTAAAGATGCCCCACCTACATCTTAGAAACAATTTTTAATCTTGTTCCACACTCTAACGAAGAAATTGGATTTCTTTTTATACTTTTGCATATCTTTACCAATCTCAATTATTTGTTCTGGGATATTTTTATCCAAATCAATAGTATAGTTCATATTCTTACAATTTTAACTTTAAAACGTGTTGTTTATACTATGGTTAGTTTTATTGCTTTTATCGTACAAGTTCGTAAGGATTTACTTCCTTATCTCCCTTAACTCTCTTAGTGCTTAACTCACCAGCTTTTATACTCTTTTCTAGAGTATCAAGAGTTTCTAATGTACCTTTTAGCTCTTTAACTCCCTTATTAAACTTCTCAATCTGTTGTAAATCTAATGGTTCACCTTTAGAGGCTTTATAGTATTCTGATTGATCCCATAACCTCATTCTAATATTATTAAGTAATTGTAGAGTAAGAGTATTATTAAAGCTCTGATATTCTTCTTCACATTCTTTTTCAATATCAGTTAATTCATAGTTTACATCATTGAATATTCTATCTTTAAGCTTACTCTCTAACTCTTCCGGAGGAGTACTAAGTACATATGGACTATCCCATTTATTCTTAAATACTACATAACTTATAACATCTATCGCATGCTGTTTGTCTCCTTTATCAGCTTCCCATACTCTCTTAAAAGTTGGTAAGGCTAATCCATCTGCATGGATAGTAACCTTACCTCCTAATATATCAAATAGTTGCATAATTAATAAGCAGCCTCGCAATCGCAACATATTTTGTTGCATCCTTCATCACATTTCCTTGCGGCTCTCTCTCTTTCTTCGAAATAGGAAACTACATTATCTATATCAAATATTGTAGATTTATCATCTATTACTACCCATTTACTTTCTGAACCTCGCTCTACAAATAGTAAATAACTATCTTTTGTATATGGAATTACTTCATCTTTTGTAATGATTTCTCCATCATCTTTCATTTTATATAATCTAATGCCATATCCAATAGTATATTGTTCTTCTACTGTGTTAGTTACGTCATCAAAGATTACTAATTCATTATAACATCTGGTTACAATCTTTTTCATATTAATATATATTTATGTTTGTATAATATTCTTTATTTAATCTTTCTAGTATTCTTTCAGCTTCTTCTTTCGAGCAATTTGGATTTACATATTCTTGGTTTGTATTATACATCCAAATTATCTTCTAATACTATTCTATCTATTTCTCCAGTTTATTTAATAAGCTCATACTCATATTCCTATTAAATATTCACTAATTTTGCCAGCTACCCATCCTACTAAGTAAGCGTAATGTTCATTTTCTGATAATCTACCAGTTGTTATACCTATTTCATCACATATGTAATCAGCAACATGTACTGCTTCATGAGCTATAGTCTTGGTATCAAACATATCCATATTAAATATTACCAATAATGCACCATTAACACTGTCTGACTTTCTTACTACTGGTAGTACTGCTGCTATAGTTCCATCGTCAATTAAACTTTGAAATGTCTTACTAGGATTATCATTTCTCTTAAAGGTATCTGTTGTAGAATAAAAATCAAATGTATTCAATAGATAAGTAATATTATCACTAGTTGCTATCCATAATGTCCTCGGATACACTTCTGGATAAAACTCTCTTAGACTATTCTTTTTCATATCTCTTCTTTAATTTGAATTTTCCTAAGTAAGCAAACATGATAGGTCTATCATCATTATCATCAGATATCTTTTCACTGGCAAACTTAAATGGACTATTACATATTACTTCTATTACTTGATAAGGTATACCGTATTTTTTACTCAACTGGGAGTATATAGTCGGAGTACTCTTTTTCATCTAACAAATGTCTTACTTTATAGTATTTAGTTAGATTACTAAGTAAGTCATCAACCTTAGTGCATTCTTTCTCATCTACTGTATTAGGTCTGATAGTATTTATAGTAATAACTAAATCTCTTAATGTTTCTACACCTCTAGAAAGTGCGTCTAATCTCTTTGTCTCATCCTTGGAATATATCTTCTTGGGCTCAAGTATATACTCATCTACTTTTGATTCGGCTAATTTAAGATAATCACCACTTTCATGCATCAATGTGAATCTATTATATGGCAATCTCTTTCTTCTTAACCAATACCAAAACTTCTTAATAGTATTATACTCTCTCCACAGAAGTATGGATCCAGCTTTATACTTTGTTGTCTTTATTTTCATCTTTATTAACTTTTAATATAATAGTTATTTGTACTCTATCACCTATTAATTCAGGTATCAACGCTTTATTAACTATTACTTCATCTTCAAGTTTACCATCTACTAGTAATCCTTGCTTTTTAAATTTAGCAATGTATCTACTCAGATTATCTGGAGTAATACCCAAAGTAGCCTTAATGTACTTTCTATTCTGAGAATTGATTACATTCTTACTTACATTTGGGAGCTTAGAGAAGTTAACATCTAAATCAATAAATGTAGCTAATAACTCTAACTCCCTATTTGTAAGTTGTAAAATACCATTTAAGGACTTTAAGAATTCCATGTATAAATCTGTTTTAGATACAGATTTAACAAGTTTATTCATTTATCGTATCCTTAATTGCTTTTAGTACTTTATTAAGATTGTAGTATACTGTTTTAGCTTCTACTAAAACACATTCTGGTATTTGGTGCTCCTCAGCTTTCTTCATAGTAGCTTCTAAATCATTGTGATATGTTGTCATTAACTTATCAACCAACTCTTCTACTTTATCTAATTTTTCACAACAAGGACACATTTCATCACAATCTTCCTCATCTTCATCAGCTACTTCTAATAAATAACCCTTTTCTACAAGAGCATTTAATGCTTCTTCATCTAATCCCATGAATATATGATTTTTTCCTTCTGTTATATCCATAACATACATTCCATAATCTTCATCATAGCTAAGAATATCACCTTTTCTGCCACCAGCGAATTCTTTTATAACTTTATAACTTTGTGTCATAATATTTATTTTTCTGTTTTATCTAATCCTTTAATGCCAATCCATCCCATTAAGAATACTAGCATTAAAACTATTATATGTTCCATGTCTCTTAAACGTTTAATCTTAAGTAAAGGTTACTTAAATTTAATAGCTTTTTAATAAAAAAAGGTGAGCTATGATACTCACCTTATATGTCGAAATATGTTTAACATGTTTAAAAATCAAAGCAGAACTGTTTATTTTACTTTGATACCTACTATATCGTAGGGTTTTACTAATTGACTGCTCTTAAACAAATCAAAGTCTTTTGCAAATTTCTTAGGATATACCACTTTATCTCCAACAGTAAATGGAAATTTAGTATCACTATGTGTATCTAGTGGCATAGCTAATATAATACCTAATGCAAAATCTGACTCAACAATTTGTTTTTCTGTAGTCATCTTCTCGTACCCATCTATGTCTTTTTCACCAGTACCTACTGCAACTTCCTTTTCTACCATAATAGGTTCTAAAGGTTTAACTAATACGTCTTTTACTGGTGCGTATTCAAGACCATTTATAACTGTTTCTAGTACTTTATCTTCCATAATAATTTCTTAGTATTTGTAACTATTATAGTAACGTATTATTTACTAAATTGTTCTGAAAATTCCATAGATAATATTTCTACTTCATTCATATATATGTGACCTTCGTGTTCTTGTAATCCCTGTTGTACTACATAGAACTTATTATCTACTTTTACTATGTCTGACCAGCCATTATCAGCAGAACCTATGTATTCCCATTTGCTACTTAATTCTCCAGCAGTTTTAAATGGTAGTGTCTTTCCAATCTCTTTATATTCTATATTCATATTATTTTACTGCTTTTAGTACGTTTCCACCATTAGAACAGCAATATTTAACTGCTATATTAGGGCATTTAGTCAAATCCCCAAAAGCACAGCCTTCACAACTACCTGACCTATTAGGTACTACTATATAATCTTTACCTGCTATCTCTACAGGTTGTTCATTTCTAATTATCTCTACCAGATCTGGATCATATGTCATCATACATTCACCTTTTTTAGAATAAAACCTTTTAAACACTGTGAAGTTACTATACTTGAACAGCTATTGCTGTTATATAATGCACACCCTTGGCAACCTCTGGGTGTAATCTCTGGTACTAATTGGTATTGTTTACCCCTATATTCAATATATTTACCTGAATATACTTCTTCGTTATTATTTGCCATAATTATAAGAAATCTATTATTGTTATTTTACTTTGGTCGAAGTATTTAATATACTCCTTTGTTATATCTGCTGTTAATGCTGGGTATGGTATGCCTAAAAGCTTAGAAATGCCTTTATAATGGTAAGCATGCGTTGTATTTACTTCTTTGAATACTACTCTTTTGCTCTAATCTACTTTAGACATTATTTCTGTTAATACTATATTACTTTTGGGCCACTGTTTAGCATATGTAAGTACTAAAAACTAGAACTATTCATAGTCCATAGCATTATTAAACCCTATTGCATCCTCATATAATACCCTATAATATATTACATCTTCTGTATCATATGTAATTATCTCCCTTAAGAAGTCTTCAAAAGTAATGTCATATATCATTAGACCATGAGCTGCATATAATTTGCCTTTATAATACCTCAATCTTATATCAAAGTATCTACAACCAGCGTCTAATTGTTCTTTTATAGTCTTATTCTAGCATTTTGATGTAAAATTAATCAGTTTATACCACCAATTCTTTACTTTATAGCTAGTTAGACTGTTATGTGTTCCATATATCATGTCTTAATTTCTCTCTATATTCTTTAAGTATACTGTATAATCTTAAGTAAGAGTCATTATCTAGTTTATATATACAATTATTACCTATAATTATACTATTTTTATCATCTAAATAATAATTAGTATCTATACCCATAAATTTACAGTATTCTATTTCTTTTCCTATTAGGACTACTTTAGTAAATTCATCTGAATTTATATCCTTTATCATATCTACTCTATCTAACATAGATATGAACGATTGTAAAAGTTAAAAAGTTGCTATTTTAATGAAAATTTAATAAAATTTAACTTGCATTTCTTAACACTTTTTAACTATTTTAACATATATTAAGAAAAAATTATATATAAAAATTTTTTTGGAGAGCTTTTTTGTGTGTGTGGACCTGCAAACAAATCACTCCCCGATATTTGGGATTGGCGGAAATACCCCGTACATGCTTTACAATGATTAGTTTGTTTTCAAACGGTTTTTTAGAGCGTGAAAACGGGCTAAATGTGTTTGTGTGGTTTGATGTATTCCAATTCCCTAAACATTTGTATTTTACGCCTTAAAATGATTTTAACGAGTATTTAATATATAGCTATTTATCAATTAAGAAAGGAGAACAAAATGAAAACAATTGCAGAGGACATTAGAGAAATAGACATGCAAAGAGAGGTTAACGGCTTTTCAACTGCATTCTATATTAAGGCGGTTGCGGTTAGTAACAGTGATGAAGTAATAGAAAGCGATAACGGAGAATTTTTAACAGAATTCGATGGATCGAACGTTAATAGCGTTCGAAATATTGCGCCCTTTCATACTGTTATATTTCCTAACACAGAAAAAGTATATAAGTCTTTGCAGCACTTCGCAAAAGTGTGTGATGACTATTTTAATAACATGGCGGATTTTGAGGACGGAAAGATACAAACAGAGCCAACAAAGCCACAGTTACCGTATTTTTATTTGAATCGCTTCGAAGTGATTGCACCATCCCCGTATTTTCAAAAATTTACAACGGATTCAGACGATCACAGAGCCGGTGATTGGATTTTAGCCACTGATGGTGATGCAACGTTAGAAGGTGACAAACTAAAAAGAAAGTTATTCACTACATTACGTATTGTATCTGTCGTAAAGAAAGACGAAAAAGATACAGACGGGAACGATATACCCGTTGAAAATCTTAACAGAAAGGCGCAAAGAACTTGGAATTTAGGAATTGTGCCAAACGAAAAGAGGGATTTCGCATTATATTATGATGCTACGAAGCAATTAGAGCACGAAGCTAAACTAAATGCACTAAAAGCGGAAAAAGAAACTGACGACACAGGAATAGACGTGCCTAACCTTTCAACAAGAAGACGTTAACAATGAAAGAGAGTGCTTGCGCACTCTCAATCTTGTTTATTCCTAAACTGATATAGCTTAGAATACTCGAATTTTATATACAGAGAATCATTAAAAAACTAAATCTCATGAGCCCAAGTTTCCGCGGGTAATAAGGAAAACGTGACAATTTATATGTATGTAAGAAGGCATATAATACGAACTTATCTCATACAATAGCTAACTACCTCTTACAAGGTGTTAATGTTAGCTACTTAAGTGAATACATTTACTTATATATAAATACATAATCAATATGGAAAATTTGAATATGAAAAAAGGCATAATACATGGGTTGTGTGTATTATTCGTCTTAATAGTTGGAGCCTTTCTTGATAATCAAGAACGCTACATGGTATCACTAATGGTATTTGGATGGGAGGGAATATTCTTCTCATTTAGATGGAGAAGTGATTATGGAGAGTGATCTCACAACAAAAAATCTGCTAACAGACCGGAGAAATAATAGTCTGTTATTATTTTCATTCTAATAAATTATTAATCAAATAAAAAGTAAAATTATGAACAGAGTAGTACAAAAACAAATTGTAAAGACCTTATGTGGAGAGTACGTTAATGCAGACAAACTGCAAGAAGTATTAACAGAAGTTGCAGGAAAAGGTGAAATCACCTATGACATGACTATCGCAGCAGCGTTAATATTATCTGGAAAATTTCCAGATATACCATTAAATAAATTTCATATAACAGGTAACAATGAACTACTTCATGCAAGTGAGTATAATCGCATAAAAGACATCGTATACTACGATGTCTTAAAAGTGGAGAAGGATGGAAAGGGGAACAGAACGTTCCTCTGGAAAGAACAGCATGGAGTAATGTCATACGCCAAATGGCAAGATGATTGGAATCACCCTGCCAAACATAAACTACTAAACATCAACGATAAAGATTCAGCTATTGATATATGGTTACAAACAAGTACTATGTATCAACAAAAGTCTATCGTTGATCAACCAGTTATTAGATAAATAATAACTACAGGGGTGCGGCTGTTCAACGCACATTTCAAATAACTAAATCAATTAGAAAATATGAAAAGAATTTGGAAGATATACTGTACAGACGATAGAGAAGGAAATTTCCCTTCAAATGAGAATTGCTATATTCCATTCATAGGATCGTATAAAGAAGTGAAAGAATACATTCGAAAACTTTATATAGAATGGAAGAGTGTAGGATGTATAGAATTCATGTATGATTGTGGCGAGTTTAAATACAAAATCCACAGTGAACTTGCATTGTCAGATAACTATTTGAAGATGTTTGACGATGAAGTACTACAAATAAAACAATTCATCCACGACAACTTGGGTAAGGAAGTAGAGTATAATTCTTTCCAAGATGTAAAGAAGAAAGGAATATTGATAGGCTTCTCTATGGAAGATGATAATCTTACTGATGGAGATCTGATTATAGGCTCTGTTAATGAGGATCTATCACTATTAACAGCCAATGAAATTGATCCACGTATAAATCATGTACTTATAAGTTCACCCATGATTAAAAAGTTTGATTTTGTACGGATCAAAAATATACTCAGAGTGCTATAAACGATATTAACTAATATTTTTTCGCAAAATAAGAGTTCTCTGAAATGCAATTGTACTACAAGTTCGTGAGAATAATTTTACTACGTTTTATAGTTATAATAGTATAAGTTAGGTATGCCCTCATAAAAACTTAGGTAACGCTAAGGACTATACTATTATAACTCTCTTCTTAATGCAGCCAGGGTCAGTGATAAGCCTGAAACATCGTAGAGAGTACGCGAATGCAGAATCAAGAGTTACAAGGAAAGACAGACTCAGTAATAATACTAAAAATAGTAAAGTTACTGAGTTTAAATTTTAATCTTAATAATGCTATAAAAATGAAAAAATTATGTTTGCGTTTGTTAGCACAATTCTTTCTATAGTATTGTTAATAGTAGTAATTGTAGAATTTAAAAAATTATACGATGAAATATTTAAACAATAGTATAAAGAGAAACAATACTGATCATGTCATGAACAGGATCAGTAGTCTAATCATAGTTGTACTTACTATAGTACTAATAGTATTATATAGTAAAGATGCTTATGATAAAAGACACAGAACACTCAATTATATAGAAATGAAACATTCTTACAAGAATTGTATCATAGTATATAAAACTGAGTATGATGGTTACAAACTACACTTACATAATCCTGTAAGTAATAAAGCTGTAACTATAAAAGTGGAAGATTATATTTACTTTAACTGGTTTATAGGAGATACTATAAAATGAAAGGTAAATATAAGTATATTTTCTTTGCCAAAGCACAAAGAAAATGGCGGGTTGCTGTATGGTATATGGGACGACCAATATATGGTGGTTACTATGTAAACATACAGGATGCAGTAATAGCTCGAGACAAAATCTTAGAGAATATCAAATTTAACAATGCTACTCTAAGAAGACATTTGCGAAGTAATTATATAAATGAAACTAAGAAAGCAATGGATAAGTTCAACCATTACAAACAGGATATCTTAGTTTTAACCAAAAGTGAGACTGACTTAATGGATGAGATTTCTCGTCAATTAAGAAGTTTATATAATTTATTAACTTTTTAAAAATCATTAAAAATGGCAAATGAGCTTGAGAACTATGAGCCACCAAATAGAGGTGGTAAAGGATGCCTAATTGGCACAGTAATAGGATTAGTAATAATAATCCTTGCAATGTGCACAATAGGATTTATAGGAACTGACAAAGTCGCTTCCTATTTTACGGATAAAGAAACAGTTGAAACTGTCTCTGAATCTGACAATGTCGATGATGTAACTATTGAACCTGAGATAACTATAACAGATATCTTAGAGGCAAGAGCTGCATTAAGGGAAGAAAGGAGAATAGATTCTGTATTTATGGCAATACCAGATTTTGAACTTGCAGCTATATTAATGAATATTGGTGTAGGTTCTACAAAAGCTGATATTGTGTATGAGTATGAATTACACAAGAAATCATACGAAGATGTACGATTAGGACGTGAAATTCAGACTAAAATTATACAAAGAAACGACACTCTCATTCCTAAAGACAGTATTTGATTAGAATTTGTTAGAATTGACTACAGCGGTTTGTGAAAATAGCTGTAGTTTATTTACATTTGGTCATCAGAAAATGACAAACCTGTGGGGCGTAAGTAACAAGTCATCAATGGCTAATCACATTGAGTAATCGGCTCTCGATTAGGAGAGTGCTTGTTATGATCGTGCGGACGTAAAAAAATCAGGTATACTAATAAGAATAGTTTGGCCGCTATTTCTGCTATGTATTAAAACTTGTGAATGCCGTAAATGCTGTAGTAGTATTAGTGTTATTATTCAAATTTCAAAGAACGATACAAATTCATGTGTTAACAGACGTGATAAGCTTAACTTTCACTTAGCGTAGTGAAGAGATGGGATACTCCATCTATAAAAAATAAACCAAAGTATCTTGGGCGTCATTAATGTTATTAACTAAAATTATCAAAATGAAATGAAGAAAAAATTTATTGAGTTCAATGATGTTGAAACTGGCACAGTTGCTATCAACATAGATCACTTAGTAAGTGTAGTTGAAACAGAAACAAACGGAATGAAAGAGGTAATAATTACCACATCAGATGGTTATGAATTTTGTACACATGAATCATTTAGAGATGTGTGCAATAAATTAGAAGATGACGATGAAAGTAGTGATCTCTAATTTAAAATTCAATGCTCCAGATCGACTGGCAAATGCATTAGGAATATCTAAAGCATTAAATATGAATGCCAGTGATGCTACTAATCTTGTTAAAGCTAACGAGATTAAACCTATTACAATGTTCACTCAAGAAGTGAACAAAGATATTAATGATATTCGTCAAATATTAAATGAATATCATATTACATGTGATATAACTAAATTATAATCAAAGAAAATGAAAGCATTAGTTGTTTTGTTACCTACAGATAATATAAATGTAGACAAACTCAGTTTAGATATTGGTGATTATCTTGCTAATAGATTAAACACTGAGTCACAAATAATCACTTTCAATAGTGAAGAAATAGCTCAGCTTCTAGTTAAAAATAGAATAGAAGTAGAAGATAAAAAGGAACCTATTATAATAGATCCTATACTCGTTATTATTGAAACTATACTAAGAGAGTTACCTAACTCAAGTAACTTAGCGAATTTCGGTACTACTGAGTCTACTATTTGGATATCAGATCTTGTATTTCGTTACTTAAGCGATAAAAATTTTCATAGTTATATGATTCAAAATAGATCATATATCAGAGATTTTCTTTACGATGAAAGAGTAATAAAAAATACAAAAAATAGCAAAAAATATATTAAGCTAAGAGCAATACTAAAACCTGCTTTGGAGTCTATTCATTTCTTTGACTAACTATGGGAAAATCATATAACGAACCGAGGTATGTTAAAAAAGATGATAAACCTCGGAAAAAAGTGAAACACGTAAAAATGGAACCTTACAAACGTTCCAAAAATGCTTAAGTTATTGAATTAGCAAAAAGCAACGATAACTATATATAGACTTTCGCCAGACTATATATAGAGAGATATTACTAACTTAAACTATTAGTATGGTGCAGTTAAGCCCAAGAACCATATATAAATACCAAAACCCTAAAGTATCTAAAGATATCTATGGACTATACAACGGTCAATCTAATAATAGGTCAGGAGAAGGACAGGGGTTATCTACGAATAAGAAGTAGGAATAAGTAGAATATGGTTCTTTTTAAGAAACTTAGTGTGTTAAATAATAAATGTCAAATTTAAAATCTTATCAAAATGGCAAAAGAAGAAACAATTAAAGAAGTAACCCTTGAGAATGTGGAGGAATCTATTCGTGAGGGTAGAGTTGTAACTCCAGAGATTGCAAAAGAGGCGGCTGAGCGTGTAGCAAAGCGTCGTAAGGAAGAACTCACAGAAGAGCTCATAGCTATCACTACTCGCGGTGAATATATGCAGAAGCATGCATATCTGACTATGAAAAAGACAGATAAGGATGCAAAAGCTAAGCGTGAGTATCTGAAGAAGTTTACAGATATCTACAAGAAACTCTGTGAAGGAGGAATTTCTGTGGAAGAATTCAAGAAGCAATCTTCTGAAGAAAAGAAAACATGTTCAAAGATCATCCGTGAGAACGACAACTGGTTCTCTGAGCAATTAGATGCTCTGAACAAATTATATCCGGATAGCTGGATGTATCGACAAGATATTTATTTTGGTTAACAACTTGTCGGCGAAACCCAGGAAAAGTGTACGAGATACAGTAATGTAGACTCAATGCCATATCTATTAGTACGTTAATGCGGATAACAGTGTCCTCATTGCATGAGGAAGTAAACCAGCAGTGCTACTGATGAATTAACATCAGGCAAACCATTATGTCCTCCTATTTATAGAGAGAGACGGGAGCGGGTGGAAAAACGTGCCACTGATCATGTGCCTAAGATCGCGAGGATATACTATAATATTGCGCAATGTAATAATATAAACTCTAATGACTTTTGTCATTATTCACTATATGTGTCTCGCAATATCAAGATGCACAGTTATTTAAGAGCGTGAAGTACTTGATACTATACTCACAGAAATTAGAAATAATTATTTGTGACTCTTAAATAATACACTATCAAGGTACAATAAAAAAATAATATAAAAGACCAAAGGATAGGTAGGTTTGGTCGCCTACCTATTCACATAAAGATATTGACTGTTAGGTCTATTAATCTGTCGTTAGGACAAGGGTTCGAATCCCTTATGCTCCACAAGAACTACTGTTATTAGGTTTCATACGTTCTTTGTCTATGACAGAATAAACTGAATAGAAACCTTAAATGGGGCATTGTGGTTTTGACTGCGATAAAGAGAGATAGAATAGGTCAATAGCACATTGGGGAGAGTACGTACGGGAAATCTTAAAACATTAACCCAACAGTGCACAATGCAAATAACTGGCAACACAAGTTATGTGACAGACTACACACGCTTAGCAGCGTAATAAGTCTGAACGGCTAAGCTAATGTCGTAGAAAGCTGAAAGTATAGTAAGTCTCAATGGTTAGAGCTTAAATCTATGATTTAGTGTATAGGTTCGACTCCTATCTATACTTCTATAATAAACTAAATAAATAGTATTATGAAACATTATGTATTAGTTGGATGGCCTGAAATTCAAGATTTCATGGCGCATGAAAGATGGGAAGAATGTGTATTCTGTATAGAAATAGAAGGACATCCTGTAGAAGATAGCACATATGCTGTACCTCTTGATTTATATGAAGAAGTTTACGCACATCCAAGTACAAAGAAAACAATTGAAGAAGCAGCTGATTTTATTAGTAAAGTAACACTTGAGTGGGATGAAGAAGATAAGGAAGATCTTTTAGATGGCAAGCTATTAGAAATAGCAGCAGATTTATAGTAATTATCAAAACTTTTATGAACGATGGGTTTATTAGATTTTATTAGGCACAATCTGCCTGAATCTTGGGAACATGTACTTACCAAGAATAAAATTAAAACTGAAGTATGCAAACGCATACATAACAACATTCCTAAAAGATATCGTAATAGATATCATACTAAGGAAGCAATGGCTGTAGCAAGAAGATTGCTAAGAGCGAGTTCTATTATTTATGCAATGGATAATCATATGGATGATCCAGCATTTTGGAGTGAGATTCAACATCAAATAAACATGTATGAAGACAGTTTAAAATGAAAATAAAAAAATGGGTTCACTTTGATGGGAACAACGAAAAGAATGAGTTCTTAGAGATTGTTAGAAATAGCAGAACAGAAATGGAAGCTATTCAGAGAGTTATGCAAAAGTATTCTTTGGACATCTATGATGCTCAAGATGCAGTTAATAATTTTATAAAAGAAATAGGTCATGATTTACCTTAATTCAGCCGGAACATATAGAGTAATAGGTGAAGACCTTGAATTACTTATATATGTAGTAGGAATGGCTCCTACATTAAGAATTGTGTCTGGTATAAGATTAAACGACTTTGTTACAAATGGCAAAGTAATTCAGTTAAAAGAAGAATCTGTAGAAATACAGAGAATTCTATTAAACCCAGAAAAATTCTGTTTTATCAAGACAGAATTTAGCACTTCTGCTAATAATAAAGTAAAAAGCGGAGGACTAAAAGGAGTGAAATTGCCTTATTATACAGAAGGACAATTTGAAGAGTTTGTAGATCACTATATTGCGAATAAAGACATTCCAGGACGTGGTAAAAACTCCACTGTGGCTTTTATAATGGAAGAAACAGGGTGGACAGTTGCTCAGAGTAATTGTGTAATTCTGCAAATAATTAAATATTTGAAACATCATGAAGCCAGATTGCAATAAATGTAAGAGAAAAATCTATCTATTCGATGATATCTACAGTTGCAATTACTGTAGTACACCAGAATGGAATAAATTCTTTCGTATTGCACAAAATCAAACTGAAATAAGAAAAATACTTATTTGGTTTGATAAAAATATATTACGTCAAATTAGATGGAAGAGTGCAGAGTTCGAAACTCGCAACAAAATAACATTAGATGTTAGAATAAGAGTAGTATGTGGTATGATTAATAAAACTACAAAATTAACAAGACCTCTTAAACAAGAACTAATGGAACTAATTTGGAGTAAATATAGAGAATCCATGCGAGAGCATGGAAACTTTATTGCTAAATCTATATTTAAAGTACCTTTTTAATTAAAAAAGAGTACTAAGAATAGGAGACTTTGGTCGGTCTCCTATTCACTAAGAAGAAATAAAGGTTTTAAGTGCTCCTGAGATAGTAATTGGTTGAGCTACCTGATACCATAGTATATAATCCGGATATATACTATGTTTCTTCTTTATATTTTAAAGCCCGTTACTATGACAGATATCGAAAAACAGAAGTTATTAGATCTGATCAAGCAGGCTAAAGAAGGCAAACAAGCTGCCTTCACTAAGCTATATGAGAAGTATAAAAGCACTATTAGGACAACTATCTTACAAGTAGTAAAGAATAATGATGTTGCAGATGATTTATTATCTGTTACCTTTCATAAAGCTTTCTCTAAAATTGACAGTTATGTAAATCATATTTCATTTGAAATGTGGTTGAAAACTATAGCAATTAACAGTAGTATAGATTATATACGGCGTACTAAAAAAGAAAACGCGAATGTATGGATTGATGACAGTGACAATGTTATTCAGTTGAGTGATACTCGAGAATCCTCACCTGAAGATGATTTCATCTATAAAGAAACAAGTGACAAAGTACATAATGCCTTATCGCGTTTACGGTATAAGTATAGAAATATATTACAGTTACGTGTAGAGGAGAATCTCTCTTACAAAGAGATCGGCGAACGTTTGGGACTTAACGAAAGCCAGGTAAAATCTACTCTAAACAAAGCCAGAGAAAAACTAAAACAATTGTTGAACTAAAATTACAAATGACAATGACAACAGCATGGATTCTTGTCGTATTATTAGCTATCTTGATAATAGTACGATTAACTCGCAGTGCAAAGCTATTATTAGTATTACTGATAACAGCTTTTACAGGTCTTGTCGTAGGTATGATGAGTGGTGAATCAGTAGCTAAGATTAAAAAGTCTAAAACTACTGATGTTACTACTCTTGCTAAACCTGAAGCTGGAGCATCTTGCATACAGTTTTTAGCATCTACTATAGTAAATGTAGAAGATGTTAAAGTAAGCCAGTCTGGAACTGTAGGTTACGAGATTGCTTGTGACAAGCTTACTGATGGTTACAGTAAATCATATCTATCACGAGGCAGAGACCAACCACTTATAGTAGACGATAGCTGAAGCCCTTGAAGCTTAAGTTTACTATAATTAAAAAAAGTTATTAACATTTAAAAAATTTATCAAAAATGAGTAAAAAAGACAAAGCCGCTAAAAAAGCGGAAGCGTTAGCAGCAAAAGCTGCAAAGAAAGCTGCTACAGCAGCACCAGTAGTAAACAAACTTGATCAGTCTGCTGCAACTGCTGCATCTGAAAAGCAAGAAGATCCTAAGCCTGCTCCAGCTCCGGTAGTAGAGTCTAAAAAGGAAGAAAAACCTAAGGATAAACCAGCAGCTCAGAAGAAAGGAAAGCCTACACCTAAAGAGGCTCCGGTAGTAGAAGCCGAAGTAGTAGAAGACAAAGAGCTTCTCAAGAAAGAAAAGCAATTGGCAAATACGTTTGCAAGTAGTAAAACTTTCTCTCCTGACGCAAAGGCTCAGTTAGCCTACGTAATTCAGAAACGCTATGGAGAAAACACAGATCTCCAACAGCAGCAGCCAAATCTGTGTGCTGCAATGCTCGAAAATCTTGACGTAGTCATGGTATTGAGCATGGTAGATTTACGTAATGAGCTTATAGCTCGTGAAGCGAGTGGTGAGTTAGAACTCCAGGGTTCTCCTGATACAATCATTCACTTCAAAGAGTTGTGTGCTACATTAGGTATTAAGGTTACTCCCGTGAAGGCATTACCGTCACCCAGTAACGAAAACCAACTCAAAATCAACTTCAAGGATGCAGAAATTCCTGATGAGTTGAAAGTAGAAAAACACTCAGACAATGTTGCAACTGAGGAAGTAGTTCCTGAGTTAGACCCTGAGAAAGTGTCTACTGAAGAGTTGCTGAAAGAAGCTCTCAACTATCTGTTGAGTAAATCTTCACAAAAGCGTAATATTGCTGAATCTATCTACAATACTGTAGAATGGTTCAAAGATTATGCTACAAAGAAAGAAAAGGATGCTGATAAAAAGGCAGAACTGGAAAAACGAACTGTAGGATCTTGGTTAGAAGACATCTTCTCTCATGTATCTCCGACATTGATTTTCCGAGGACTTGGTAGTACTTTGTATCACTACTGTTCTCAGATGGGTTCTCCGGTTATGTCTCACTGTATCTTGCATCGTCACTTAGCTCCGTTAGGTTGGAGTGAAGATCAGATTGCAGAAACTCTGAAAGTTTTGATTCAGAAGAAATTCCAATTAAAACAGGAAGAGAAGCCTGAGATTCAGGAAAGCGAAGATAAAGCTATAATGGCTTTGATGAATAGTAAAGATGTTAACTACATCAATAGTATTCTCAAAGATAAAACGAATAAAGATTCCGAACTCGGAGCTGTTCCTATCGTAACTAACATTCGTAGCTGTTACTTCGAATCTCCGCAGAAAGTAACTGACGATATGATTCGTATGAAGCTTGGTCAGATCCTGAATCTGTATCGAGATCCTATGAATCGTATGGAAGAATTTGCAGCCGATATGTTAGCTCCAAACGAAGGAGAGTATCCTGCACCAGCACCCGAAAAAAAAATTAACCTGGTGGGATAGGTTAACTAAGGTTTATAATAAGTCTTGGTTGCACCTATTCCGTAAATAAATGTAATCATGACAACCAGAGTATTATCCGTAATGGTGATATTTATAGCCTGTTTATTCATAGGTTTTAATGTGACCAACATTACGGAAGAAGTACAGGCAATGCCTATACCAACACTTATAGAAATGCCAAAATTTACACCTTTGGCCTATAGTGAAAAGAAGTCTGCGACTGTCGATATTAATGTCGATTTAAAGTCAAGAGAAGTATCTGTAAAAGGAACAGCAGACGCCAATGTGAAAATTGTTCAGGAAGATAAACCTGTAATAAAGTATCGAACCAAGATCAAAAGGGACACTACAATAGTATCATCACATCCGTACGTGAAGATGCCTGTTCCTGATCCTGTGCCTCTTAAGAAAGCGTTAGGATATGAGTAAAAAAAACATCATAATTTTACGTCAAATGCAAGTTTTATCTAAACAGATAAAGATTGCAAAAGAAGCAAGATGCTTATTACAGCATTTACAATCAAATTCTGAGTATTTTATAGTAGAGGGATCTGATTCTAATAGAATTAAGAACTCTACTATAAAGAGTGTAGATGAAATTCTGAATATTGAGCTGTACTTACGATCGTCTGTAAGTAACATGTGTGCCTGTTTGGATGGATTCAAACCTAGCAAGATGGAACCAGTAGACTATATCAGTAGTAGTGATATAAAAAATAAGTTTGTGGACTTATGCTACGGAAAGAAAGTTACTGCAACAGTAAACCTTTCCACGGGGACAATTGAAAAGATTGAACCAGAACAGTTAGAGGTTGAAGATAAAAGCCTTGCGGTAAAAAGTTAGTAATATAACCGCATAATAAATACTTTAAATATATTACAGTTCGAGAGGAGTAAAACTATAGCGTAAATCACTCCAGCAGAAGTCATGCGAGTTACAAAATAGTAACAGTCGCGCTGTGTTAGGGAGCTTGGAATCATTTCTCCATGGCCCGAAAAAGTACATAATCTGAGAATATGTATACTGCTAAAACAGTTGAGATAACAAAAGGTAGGATATTAGCTTATATAACTGAAAATTATGTAAGAGGAGACGAGGGAGGACGATCTTCATTAAGTGTGAGAACCGAATTGGTGACACTAAACTGCCCTTAGCTTAAGAGAAGACACACTGAGTTATAAAGAGTCCAAGGAGAACGAAATCTTCTATAATTATCCGTTTGCGTTAATCAAAACGTGCATCAAGAAGGGGTATAAACACGATGTTGAAACAGGTGCAATAGGGCTCCTGGATAAGTTCCTTTGGAAAGAACTTATCGAAACTATTTATAAACACTTATTAGACTTTATAACAGTCGACCTGCGGGCTCCAAACTCGCACAACAAAAGCGCAACTATGCGTCCAGAAAGGAAAAATATGGGAAGCTAACTTTTAGTGTTCTGGAGGAAGGAATCTGTCCTGTCTATTCTATAGATAGCCTCCATATGAAGGAAAGTAACTGATACTAATGAAGGATAATCGTGTTATGATACACACTTATACAAAGTAAGGATATGAAAGCTGGAAACGCAATGATCTAGGTTGTAGGATTACGTGTAATCGTACCCTGACTGATTACCGTGGAGCAGGAGCCAATCCTGTGCATTATCGTAAATAGTGTGCTGCAAAAGAATTTACGTATAAGGAGTGAAGCTATATGAGATTGATAGCATTCTTTCAAGTCTGAAGTGACTCACGTGCTTAGTCGTTCGTGTGAGTATAAATGAATGAGGAATGACTGGACTAAGAATGTCCATGCGGTTTGAGGGCGCTATAACCCTGATTCTAGCGATGAAATATAACCTTTAGCAAGTTGTATTGAAGTAAATATTTATTAAGGTGATCTGATAACACCTTCTAAAAACAGAAGAGTTTTAATTCTTTTAAGATATATAAAGAATTATTCGGAGTGAGCATCGCTATCATCCAGATAGAAGAGAAGCAAAGAATATATAAAACTAAGGCAATTACAAGTAGGCTTCAGAGAATGGCCGAAGAAGTTTTAGGTTGTTGAGATGTCAACAAATATTAGCGAAAGTAATTGACGCCTAATAAAGCAGGCTTTGATAAAATGAGCTTTAATGTTTAACCATTTAATTATTTGGGAAGTTCAATGGTAGTATGAAGATATTAGAAGACTACATTTGTAGAGTAGATATCTAAAGGAGTACAAGCCACCCCAGACTGCCAACCGTTACGCTGACAAGGAAACTCGTAAAGTATATCAGTGAAATGATATATGTACTGAGAACGCTGAGTCGTATTAACCTACATACTATTTATCCTGTCTCGATAACTTAGTAAAGTAATACTTAATAGCAAAAGCAATTAAGCAGTAAGGAGTGATGAGAGGTGGAAATCCTCGTATTCGTGCAGTATAAACAACAAGTCCTATGCATGGCATGAGTGGGTCATACTTTAAGTAATGAGCTCATGAGTTGGTAACGTTAGATAAACGACCTTTAATCGCTTAGATTATCGTAATACTTATATACCTGGAGATATACCATTTATCAATGAAAGGTTCTTTATATTGCATCTAATAGCGATATAAAGTCGGTTGAGAGGTGCATGAAACATCGTATAAGTTGAATTTTCATAGTCTACCGGACTTTAAACAATTTTCATAGTATGTCAGAATTGTATCGTGACTGATACATTTGTCAATGAGATTTTCATTTATCATAGTTACTTAGTAATCTCGCTATTAGGTTAGCTTCTACTAAGTCTTAACATTTTAAGATTTTATAAATCATACTGAATATAGGACGTCAGGTTAAGCATAGAATTATAAAAGATGAAGAGTAACAAACAAATTAACTTAGTATTAACTTAAATTTTTTTATATCAAAAGTATAAAATCAAGGAGGAAAAATTTATGAATACAAATCAGAGTGGACCTGGAGTAACTGCTCCTAGCACAATAGATCTTGTCGCAGCAGAAAGACGGCAAGTATTGATCGCTTATGGCGAACATTATGGTAAACAATTACATACAATTGTGTCGTACAATCCGGATTTGACGTATAACGAAGATGTCATGGCTGGCAAAAATACGTTACGGAGACCCATGGAAATCTATGTCATCAAATCAATTAATATCACTGGTATTAATTTGATTGAAGGAATTGATGCAAATCATCCGGCAAAGATTGAATTCAATGGTGATCCGAGTTTACGGTATGATGTTGTTCCGCCTACTTTTAAAGAAGTAAGTTGTGCAACAGTACGGGAAGCAATCGAAGCTTACAAGAACAAGAAAGCACCGATCTTTTTCCCGTCATCTCAGATCGCACAGTTAACTCAGGAAGTCATTGGAGCGAACGAAGAGACCCAGAGAGAATTCGAGAACTTGGCTAAGAAGTATTTGAATCTTGCGAATACAACTCGAGAGATTAACGAGTCTACTACTCGTAAACGTGACGAATACTTACGGCAAGTAGGAGTTTCTAACCAACCGGACGTAGAGGTACGCGTTCAAGTAGAAACTGCTTAAAAATTAGCTATATATGAAAGCATTGACCCTTTCGCGGAAAAAGATGCTTGAAATACTACTTAGTGATCCAATAGTATTATCTAAAGTTCTGATGGAGAACGAATTACCTAAAACTGTAAAGATTAAAGACGATGGGTCGATAATCTTTGGAAAGACTAGGTATAATTGGATTAATAAGCTAGTGGGATGCTTTAGACAAGTTAGCTTGTTAGAAGTATCTATTAATATAGCAGATGCCATTACTGGTTCTGGTAATAACCGGAACGAGGAAGGATTTGATTGTATTACTAAGAATATTCTTGATAGTGCAATTAAAAAACAAGATCTAGATCGTATTGTAGATATCTTATTCGATAGTATGAGAGCTGGAACTGATGGAGAACTAGCCTCTCGATTTATTACTGAAGAGGATATTAAACGATTTAGTAAGGATCCTGATATGCGGAGACGCATTGAAACTGGAAAGCTTGATGTCTACGGCAAAGTTCGCTTAAATAGTGGATATTGCATTGATGTACGACTCAACGAATGTTTAAAATAGTATAGAGGGTATACTATTGAGTTAAGACTAAATGATGGGTTTAGTCAAACTCACTCGGCTCTGTAGCTCAATTGGATAGAGCAACAGACTTCTAATCTGTAGGTTCTGCGTTCGAGTCGCAGCAGAGTCACAACCTAATAAGCGATTTTCAAACTTCTGTATTAACTTGAATATTAATTAAAAAATCAATATATAGAATATGAAATCAAAAGATATAATAATTACACGTAAAAAATTAGATAATGACATTACACGTTATTGGAAGATACTTCGCACTGAAAATATAATTCCGAAAGGAATGGAACGACATTATGATATGAAGAACATGTTAGAGATAATTGAAAAACTCTCCAAAGAACGCGTTCAGATTAAACTGTATCTACAGTGTATCAATATGGGACTTAAGAAACTAAGTGATCTTCCGGAAGAAAATAATTATGAGAATATATTTCTTCTATCTGAGAAAAAAGAACAGCTTAAACAATTGGAATATATTAAAACTATAGATCCGAAAATCAAGCGTGCAAAAGGAAAGAAAGGTTTGAAAGTAACAGAAGAACTTACTTTCCAGTATATTGCTAAACTTAAAAGCAATTTACAACTTGAAATTAATAAACTTGAAAAAGATATTGAGGATTTCAATGAAAACCTTGAGTTTGAAATTGAAACTCCTATGTTAGCATTAACAGCATAAAAAACATGAAAGTAGTAAAGAAGACTTTATTTAAGTACGAGAATGAAACACTTCAAGCTTGGGAGACTCGTGTAAACGAGTTCTTCCAAACTATGAGTGAAGAGATGGAAAAACATAATTTAGATTATGACAAAGATCTAAAACATTGTAGCATAGGAATAAATGAACAAATTATAAGTGCAACATATATGTATGTTATTCCACAAAATAATGAATCTAAGAAATTAGGATTCAAGTAATTAACTTTTAAAATTATCAAGATATGAAAAGTAAAAAACAATCAGAATATATTACAGAAGCCGGTAAAGCAGCAATGGACGAAAATAAGAGAATTAAAGAAGCTGCTAAGTCACTGAAAGAAAAAATATTAGCTGATATAGGCTACAATAAAGACACGTTTTATACTCGTAAAGAAAAACGAGCATTCACGCGTAAGGTAAAAGCTACTATGTTTCCTGAGAAACCTAAAGTAGTATTTACTAAAGAGCAATACTTGGAAAGAGTAAAAGCTGAAAAGGCAAAGAAAACAGAATTGCTTAACAATAGAACTCATATTTCTCAGATATCAGAGGAATATAATAAATTTAAGAAAGAGTTAAAGAAACTTTATAATAATAAACTAAATAGTAAGTTAAATGAGGAGGTAGAGTCTTTCTTAGCAAATAAAAATGGTGTAGAAGATACTACAAAAAAGAAGTATCGCTACACTATCGAGCGTTTAACAGAAGATGAAGTTCCTCGAAACACTCCATTCCTCACAAACTATCTTTATGCAAAAGATAACGATGAGGCAAAGAGTACATTTAAAGAAATAGCATCTAAACATAAAGATATGGAACGATTTGGTGGAGGAACCTTAACTCTTCTAAAGGAGGATGGTAGTAAAGGTGATTCGCTATATTTGTCTCCATTAGCATTTAAAGATGCTGCATAATATTTATATTAATTTCGAGATGAGTCTCTCTAAAGTGCACTAGATTGACCATATGTAGATTTTAATATAAACCGTCATTGGTGTACCGATCTATTCAGATAAAAGAAGAAATTAAATAATATGATAGATCAATTAAGTAGCACACACAAATTAGTTTGTAGTAAGAAATTCTACGGGTGGGGAATAGGTGCAAATCCTATATGACGGGCAACTAAACTTTGATTATATATGAAAATACGAAATAAAACCGTATTAGTATATGATGTCGAAGTATTTCAAAATATCTTTCATGTAACTGTCAAAGACACTGAGACAAACCAGATATACAAATTCGAGATTTCTAAAAGGAAAAATCAGTTAAAAGAGTTAATTAAATTCTTTTATCAGATACCATTAGAAAAAGAAACAAACGCACTTGATTCTAGGTGGAATCAGTCATATACTACAGATTATCAGTTTGATACAAATGTGATATTTTGTGGCTATAATAATCTACATTATGATAATGCAATTATAAATTATTTAATTGATTATCAAGATACATTTTATAATAGAAACTATCTACAAATATGTCAATCATTATTTAATTTAAGTAATGTTATTACTACTTCAGGAGATGATATTGATAGATGGAAGAAGTGGAAATATATGATATGTTTTGAATCTTTTGATATACTTACTATGTTATTTAGTAATAAATTACGAGTAGGTTTGAAAGAGATGCAAGTTACTATGATGTATCCTAATGTACAAGAATTTGTAGTTGATTGGTCAAAACCATTAGATGAAAATCTATTTGATGATATGATAGAGTATAATATCAATGATGTTAACTCTACTACAGAACTCTTAAACAATTGCAAGAAAGATATTGATTTGAGAATAGCAATTGAGGATGAATATGGAATAAGATGTTTGAGTAAAGATGGCGTGAATATTGGAATGAAAATTCTAACTCACAAATATTTAGAAAAAACAGGCTTAACATGGTGGGATATACGTGATTTAAGGTCTCCAGCAGACTATATAAGATTAAATGATGTAATTCTACCCTTTATAGAATATAAAGATCCTACACTAAGAAAAATGTTATCTACAATGAAGGAACAAACAGTTTCTCCAGGTAGAAAAGGATATGAGTATAAATTTGTCTTTAATGGACTTAGATATACTGTTGGAGTAGGAGGAATACATTCTGTAAATGATCCAGAAATTATTATTCCAAAGGATGATGAGATGCTTATCGACATAGATGTAGCTTCACTATATCCAAGTATGCTAATAGAGTATAAATTCTATCCTAAGCATTTAGGACCTGAATTTCTTGAAGTATATTCTCAAATCAAAGATGAACGAATAGAAGCAAAACATAATGGTGATAAGGTTAAAAATGAAACCTTAAAACTAGCACTTAATGGATTATCAGGCAATCTACAAAATGAACATAACTTTTGTTATAGTCCATTTGCAGTTATGCAAATTAGAATAAATGGTCAACTTTTATTACTAATGTTAGCTGAAAAGTTAGCAGAAGTAGGTTGTAGGATTGTTCAAGCAAATACAGATGGTTTATTTGTATTACTTAAGAAAGATGTATACAATAAAGTAAACAACATTTGTAGAGAGTGGGAACAACTTACTAAACTTACATTAGAAGAAGATCGTTTTAAAGCTATGTATCAATATGCTATTAATGACTATTTCGCAATTACTGAAGATAACAAAGTAAAAGAGAAAGGTATGTTTATTACTACTGTGAAATTAGGGAAAGGTCTAACTCCAAAGATCATACCGAAAGCAGTAATAAACTTTTTTAAAGATGGAGTACCAGTTGAAGAAACGATAAAGAATTGTAGAGATATTAAGGATTTCTTAATGTCTGAAAAAACTGGCAAACAATGGCATGTTGAATATAACAACAAAGAACAACAAAGAACTAATCGTTTCTATGCAAGTACTAATGGTGCTTACTTATGGAAATGGAAAGGTGGAGATATTGAAGAAGAAGTATACGATTGCAATGAATATGGTATTTATCGCAAGGTAGGTACAGAAATAGTTAATACTCCAAAACAATATCAGAATATGCTTACAGCATCTGGTGTTACTTTGTTAAATGTTCTTGACGATAAACCAATAAATGAACGTAATATCAATTACAGATATTATATTATGGAAGCTTATAAAATTATTCGTGAATTAAAACCGTTACAATTGAGTTTATGGGATTAATTCCAGAAACTTTCAAATATATTTTCAGAAACCATAACTCATATAATAATATGAGAATATGATTTTAGAAATAGACACATCTGTTTTAGACAGAATTCCAAACCTAACTATAAATCAGTTAGTATTTCTATCTCTTGTATTGAATGATAATCAACCAAATAATCAAGACGTTCAGAAACTTCTCAGCCTAGTTTTTGAAGAAGATATACAAGATTTAGTCAATCGTAAGTTATTATCCGCAGAGGAATCGGATAATACTATAACTTATGGAAGAACAGATACATTGAATGAGCTTCTAAAAGAAGATAAGTCAATGTTTGATGAATTCTATGAATTATTTCCAGTTTATGTTATTAGACCTGATGGAACTAAAGGTTTCCTCAGATCAAACATAAACAAATGTAGAAAAGAGTATAACCGTATTGTTGGTAAATCTAAAGCAATGCATGAACATATCATGAATTGTTTAAAATATGAGATTGACGACAAAATGCTTACAGGCAAAATAGGTTATATGAAGACTATGTGGAAATGGCTCACTCAACATGAGTGGGAAACTTACGAAGAACAAATGAAATTAGAAGAACCGTTAATAGATATTAATAGCTATGGAACAGATATCTTCTAACATTTTACCGTTTCGTCATATATCTGTAGCTACTAAAGAAGCTGTAGAATATATTAAAAAGAGAAAAAATCATGAGATTGAATCTCTTAAAACAAGATGGAATAAATTCAATCGCTGCTGTATGGGTGGTATTGAACCAAATACTATTTATACTATAGTAGGTATATCTGGTAGTGGTAAATCTTCATTTGTAAATACGCTTGAAACTGATTTAATAGATTTAAATCCTAATCAAGAAGTAGTAGTTCTTAATTTCTCATTTGAGATGTTAAGTTCTCGTCAGGTAGGTAGAAAATTGAGTAGTAAACTAAGGCGTACTACATCAGAGCTATACAGCGCTAATGAACAACTAGACGAAGCATCCGTTTCTCAAGTTGAAAGCGTATCCCAACAGATAAAGTCGTATTCTATATATTATGTAGATACACCTGGAACTGTTGCTGAAATAGCTTCTACTATAGAACACTTCTACGATAGTATGATTAAAGGAACTAATAAGAAATTTATTATTATTCTTGATCATACTTTATTAGTAGAAGGAGTATCTAACGAGGTAACTCTACGAATCATATCCGATTTACAGAAACTCTTTATCAAGGTTAAGAAATTACCTAATACAACGATATTGCAGCTTTCACAGATGAATCGTAATATTGAGGCTCCTGATAGGATTAACAACCCTTCAATGCACTACCCGTTGCGTAGTGACATTTCTTCTGCTGACACAATCTTTCATGCGTCAGATTATGTTATTTGTATTCACAGACCTGAATTATTAAATATTCAGCAATATGGTCCAAATCGTTTATTAGTTAAGAACAAAGTGTATCTACATCTACTAAAAAATAGAGATGCTGGAGATGCTGCAATTTTGGAGTTTGAAAATGACCTAAAATACAATAACTTAATAGAGACGGATAGAGAAACAGAAGCAGAGAAGAAAATAGTTTTTAACAATAAAAAATAAGGCTGATTATGAATACATATACTTTTACTTTACCGAAAAATACAATCAAAGCTAATAATTACAAAAATAAACTTATAAGTCGCATTGTCAATGCTTATCCTTGGATGACTATTGATTCTAAACATGATTACCCGTACTCTAATATAGGTGTCGAATATATGCGACCCGGAGATGCGTTCTCTATTGGTATTAGCAACACTCATAATATAAGTTGGTTACCGAAGGAAACTTTAGGTATTGCTAACTTGTGTGGAATTAAAAATTATGACCTTGAAATTGAATTTGAAGAAGCTATTTCAGCTTTGACAAAATATGCAGAAAAAGCATATCCATTTTATGTTGAAAAAGGTTATGATTTTAAAGATATTTTCGGTCGACCGGTAAAGATCTTCGATGACTTTATCCAGATAGGTTATGACATTATTCCTCGTCATAATTCTAGTTATTTTTATAACATTAAACCTGAGACTAAGAAGACTGTAATTGATATTATCATTAAGATAAAGAACAATAAATGGTCTTAAAATATAAAACTCTGTATCTATAATTTTCAGTTATTACCAAAGATTTTCAGTGATTAGATACATAAACTATTAGTTTATGATTGTATTACCGAAAGAAAAAAGTAAACCAAGAGTACAGAATCCTAGATTTCTGATACTCTTCGGTAAGCCTAAATCAGGTAAGACTACTCTAGTTTCTAAATTAGAGAATTGTCTTATCGTAGACTTAGAAGGCGGTTCTGAGTTTCTTGAAGCATTATCATTACAGGCTAGATCTGTAAGTGATTTAGGTAATATTGCGCAAGCAATACGTACTTCTATTCAAGAAAATGGAACTAATCCTTACAAATACATCGCAATAGATAACGCATCACGTTTAGAAGAAATGTGTATGAGTTATGCTGTTCAGCTATATAAACAAACTCCTATGGGAAAGAACTATAATGGTACTGACGTGAGGACATTACCTAATGGTTCTGGTTATCTATACTTAAGACAAGCAGTTCGAAAAGTAATAGATATGTTCCGAGGATTATGTGAAAACTTTATTCTTATTGGTCATCTTAAAGATAAGTTGATTAATAAAGATGGAGAAGAGCTATCTGAAATGTCTCTTGACTTAGTAGGTGCATTAGCTAATATTATCTGTGGTGAAGCAGATGCTGTTGGTTATGTATACCGAAAGAAAAATGAAACACATATTTCATTTGAGGGTGGAGATAACTCAGTAAGAGAAGCAAGAGCTCCTCATCTTCGCGGAAAGAATATAGTTATAGCAGAGAGTGATGATGAAAATAATGTAAATGTATTCTGGGATAGAATATATTTGCCTGAATAATATTAAACATGTGCCAAAATCAGAAATGATAAAGTGCCGGAAATATTAAAAAATTATGATTTATAGTACAGAATTAGCAAACAAAAATAAGCCAGTAGTATCTAGTAATAATACTAAATATCTCGAAGCAGGTATTCACGAGAATGTTAAACTCGTTGGAGTAAGAACAGCAGAATCTATTAACGGTAATATATTTATCGAAATTAGATTTGAAAAAGATGGTAAGGAACTTATTCATACTGAATGGGAACCTACATTAAGACCAAATGAGACTGAAGAGCAAGTACAGACAAAAGCAACTAACCAAGTAACTAGACTTACTTATATATTAAATTGCTTTTATCCAAAAGAAATGCTTACTTTTGCAGGTAGTTCTTATAAGGAATTTGCAGCATGGGTAGTGGGATTACTAAGTGCAGCAGATAAGAATAAATTGCTTAGAGTAAAGGTAATTTATAACGATAAAGGGTATACAGCTCTTCCAAGTTATAAAACGTTTGCTTTCATAGAACCTATGGAAATTCCTATGGGTTACTACGAAGAAGGAAAGAATGATAGTCGTATTACTGAAATAAAAGGAATAGACAGATTCGTAAGACCAATTATAGCAGATACTGAGAAAAAGGAAGACAATCCTTTAGCTGTGGTTGAAACACCTACTGTTTCTCCAGCAGATGATCTGCCTTTCTAATAGATAATTAGAAATAATAGTCGCCACGCTGGGCATATACAGCGAATACGTGGGTTAGAAATAGCCCACGTTTTTTATGGAGGTGAAGTTTGAGTAGACGAGATTACTATATGCGCATTATATCGAATAGTAATTTCTAATGAACAGCGTACTGAAAATACGAAGGGAGTAGGTGCAAGTCCTAAGACCTCCGCACGTTTAAATTAACTTTAATATTAACTTAAAAAATAGAATATAAATATGTTAGAATATAATGTAATCAATACAGAGAGTATGACAAACCTTTTAGATAATCCATTTGACAGTTTTAATAAACCATACGAAACAGTCTCAATGGAAGAAACAGCAGAATCTGAGGGTACTACAATAATGTTACCAATTCCAAGTAGTCAATTAGAGGTAAATGATAGTTTCTTTGGTACTATTACTACAAATGTAAATAATAAAAGAACTAGAATAACTAGTCATTTTAAAGTACTTAAGAAAAATGAAAGTGGTTTTACTTTTCGTGATCTAGATAATCCAGAACATCCAGAGTATAAATCATCTAGAAAAGGTACAGAAGTTAAATCTAATTGTTCACAAGAATCTCAGCAAAGATTAAGACAATCTCAAAATACTGAAGCTGAAATAAAAAAGGCAGAAAAAGAAGCATTGTTAAATAAATTCAAAGAAGAAGCTAGAAAAGAAGCAACGACTATGTCAATAGATGCAATTGACTTTTCTCAGCTTGAACCTGAAGATAAATTACGTAGAACTATTGATGCAGGTATTGACAATATCTGGATGGTAGGTCCAGCAGGATGTGGTAAATCAACCATGGCTCGCAATGTAGCCAAGGAAAAAGAGTTACCTTATCTATGTATATCTTGTGGTATAGGTACTTCAGCAGCAGAGTTTGTGGGGTATAAATATCCTACTCGTGAAGCTACTAAGTTTGCTGAATACTACGCGAAGCCATCAATTATATTAATTGATGAGTTTACTGCACTAGATCCTTCCGTAGCACAAGTAGTTAATGCTGCTTTGGCTAATGGAGAGATAGAAACTACAACAGGATTAGTAAAACGACATCCTGAATGTATTATTATAGCTACCTCAAATACATTTGGTAGTGGAGCTGATCGTCAGTATGTAGCTAACAATCAGTTAGATGCTTCAACAATAGACCGATTTATTGGTGGTATTATTGAAGTTGACTATTCAGAATCTTATGAGTCACAATATGACGCAGAAGTTGTATTCTATGTAAATAAACTTCGTAAGATTATTAAGGAGAATAATATACGAAGAGTAGCATCAACTCGTATGATTCAGGCTGGACACCGATTAAAGAAGTGTAGTTTCTTAGATTGGAAACAACGACTTATTATTAGTTGGACTGATAATGAGAAACAAATTATACAAAGTAATATGGAAAACTTCGTTAATGAATATATAGAATATCGAGGTAACAAATTACTTGAAGAGTTTCTCGAATATAAAGCAGAACAATCTAAATTACAGGAGGTAGCATGAAGATTGAAGTATTATTACCATCACTTTCTGAATTTTATCAAGAGACTGAAATTGTAGAGTGTGATAACAAATCTAGTTATTGGGAGCATAAGGATAGAGATGACTCTTATTTTACTGGTTTACCATTAAGTAAAATATTAAAACACAAATATTCTTATACAGAGGGACTTGATAAACTAAAAGAAATAGAAGGAGATGTAAATATTGGAGGTAATTCTCGTAAATATGTATGGAATGATTTTGATGGAGATGATATGTCTTACGATAGATATATTGAGGGATTACCATGTATGCATAAAAGAATTCGTACATGCGGTATAGGATCTGGAAGAATTGTAACTATACATGTTAATATATCTGAATTCGGCGGAACTAATTATAATGATATGTTAAACAAAGCATATACTACGATTCAAATTATAGATTTTTTAGAAAATCTAGGTTATAGAGTTGGAGTAAATGTTTATGATGCTACTGGATATTTAGGTCATACATCTGAAAAAAAAGGGCATCAACCAATAGAATACATTAAAGTAGAAATTCCTCTAAAGCAACCAGAAGAACCTTTAAATAAAGCCTTGCTATTAACAGCAATATCTCCATGGTTTGAAAGATATTGGATGTTTTTATATCATAAGGCTAAGTTTAACTGTAATTGTAGTATGGGTAAAGCAGTAGATGAAAGATTGCCTGATACTATGACAGATATTTATATAAAACAAGGTGAATGTTTATGTAAAAAACATTCTAATGCTAAAATAAAAGAATTAAAAGCTATGTTTACTACGTAGTTTTAGGAGATAGTATGACTTTAATTTTTGATAAGTCGTTTAAGGGTTTGATCCCCTTTACTATCACATAAATTATATATCATATGGTATACGATACAACTAAAGTAAAACCGGAATTTAATCTTACTCTTGATTATATATTATCAAAAGTAACAGAGTATGATATATATGAAGCCTATATCGGCAAATTTAAAATTGGTATGATATATAATAGTCCTTTTAGAAAGGATAGAAATCCATCATTTGGATGCTATTATAGTAGATCTTCTAAACAATTAATGTTTAAAGATCATGGAACTGGTGAATGTGGCAATGTAATTAAATTTGTATCATTATTTACAGGTATTACCAATTATGCTGATATATTAAAAGATATCGTTAGTCGTCTAAAGATAACTAATGATACAAAACTCGTTAGCTCTAAGCAAAACATAACGCCCACTGAGACAGTAATTGGTGTTGTAAGGCAAGACTTTACTAAAATAGACACTGATTACTGGTCTCAATTTAATATTTCATTACAAACTTTAAAGAAATTTGGAGTAAATAGTATTAAATACTATTTATGTAATGGAATAGTAAAAGGTATCTATAAAGATGATAATCCAATGTATGCCTACAAAGTCTATAATCATTTTAAGATATATAGACCCTTAGGTGATAAATATACTAAATGGAGAAATAATTTGACAGAGCTGGATATTCAAGGTTATAAACAACTACCAAAGGAAGGAGATGTTCTCTTTATTACAAAGAGCATGAAAGATGTCATGTGCTTCTACGAAATGGGAATACCAGCTATTTCACCATCATCAGAATCGACATTTATTCCAAACAAAGTGTTAGAACAACTTAAGAAGCGTTTTAAGCGTATTATTATATTGTTTGATAGAGATCCTGCTGGAATAAAATATAGTCGCAAAATGAGTAAACAAACGGGTTTGGAGGCTATGTTCATCCATAAAAAATTTAAAGCAAAAGATGTTTCCGATGCAATTAAACTAAATGGATTTGAAGAAATTAAAACTTGGATAAATAAACAATTATGACAATATACAACATACTTTTATTTTCTATTGGATTTTTTTGTAGGAAGATTTTTATATGAATTTTTATACAAACCACTAGTTATGAGGTATTTTCCTAAGTATTTTATAGAATACTATATGGATTTAGCAGCACTTAATATAGATAATATATTTAGTGCATTAAGACGTCTAAATAAAAAAGATCATAAGCTATGTGAGGAGATAGTTAATCGTATAAATAATAAATATAAAGATCGCATTCAAATAGAATAATTATGTAGAAGAATTAGAAAAAGAAAGTTCCAAGTAAAGGAAGAGTTAAGAATGCTACTCCTAATGAGTATGATGGAATAAAATTTAGAAGTAAACTCGAAACCTATACATACAAAAAACTGAAAGAAGCTAAGATTAATGCAGACTATGAACAACATAGATTTCAGCTACTTCCAGCTTTTCAGTATGGAAATAAGAAATATCGTCCAATGACATATCTTCCTGATTTTGTAGGGAAAGATTTTGTCATAGAATGTAAGGGCTTTCCTAATGAGGCTTGGCCTTTACGTGAGAAATTATTTAACTATTTTTTGTACCAAAATAATTCTAATTTAAAGTTTTATGTGGTACATACACAAAAAGAAGTCGATGCATTAATCGACAACTTAAAAAACAATAAACTATGTCAGTAAATTTTATTAAAGTAAATAACAAAATTACTCATAAACCTAGTGGTTCAGATGTTAACTTAGAAGCTGGTAAAGTATATACTTTGAAATGGGAAAATCGTGAAGATTTTTCTTATCTAGAAGAAGCTTCTAATTTTAAGTTACCTGAGAAGATATATAAATTAGCAGGAGATGATGCTTTTATTAAGCGTGTACTTACTTATTATAAGTCTGAAAAAAGTAGTACTACTACAGGAGTGCTATTAAGTGGAGTAAAAGGAACTGGTAAGACAGTTTTAGCTAAGAGAATTGCTAATGAAAGTAATCTACCTATTATTGTAGTTGATTCAAGCTTTCCTTTCTATGCTTTAGGTACATTCTTTAAACCATTAAAAGATGAATGTTGTATTATATTTGATGAAGTAGAAAAGGATCTACGACTGTGGGATACCAAACATTTACTTGAGTTATTAGATGGAATGTCTTGCACAAGTAAAAAGTTAGTACTGATGACATGTAATAATAAGGAAGAATTAAACGAAAATTTATTTGATAGATGTTCTCGAGTTCGATATTATCGAACTTATAAAGCAAATTCTAATGATCGTTTCATTAAAGAAATTGCTTTAGACAAGGGAATTGATAAAGAAGATATAGATAAGATCTATAAATTTATGATTGAAAAGATAAAGATTCGTTCTGTAGATAACATAAATGCATTCTTAGATGAGTACATCATGTTTAAGGATGATTATACTTTACAGCAAATATTAGACGAAATGAATATTTTTGAAAGATAATGTTTCTACTTATTGTTACTTTAAAACTAATATACGATTATTATGACGAACTTAGAACGTATAAATTTGTTGAATGAAATAAAAGCAGTCATAACAAATTATTCTATGATGAGTGATTATGATATTAATGATGCTATATCATTAATAGATGATTACATTGATGAGTTGAGTTCACCTATTCAGTCTTCTGAAGATCAAGTAAATACAGATTTTTTATATAAAGAACTTGATGAAGAACTAGAAGACTTTGATTTTGATGAATATACAGATTTAGAGGAGGCAGCTTAATGAAGATTGAAATACCCTATTATGAAGATAATAGTAGGATATCAAATTCTGCAATTGGCTGGTTCTTAAAAAAAGGTCCAAGATATCTTAAAGATATGTTGGATGGAAAAGAAGAAGGACTTAGTGCTAAGTACCTTGAAAAGGGAACAATGATACATATGTATCTATTGCAACCAGAGGAATTTTGGGATAACTATATTATATTAGATTATGAAAAACCTAAATCTCCTCAACAAATAGCTTTCTGTGAATTTTTTGTATCTTCAAGTGAATTTGTACATGAAGATAAGTTAGTAGATGCATATAAGAAGGCATATACTTGTAAAGGATTAGCTACAGATGCTATTATAAAAAAAGCTGAAGAACTCTATAGTAAACTATTAGATTATATAGAGTATTTAGAGAAGAAAGATTTTAAAACAGTAATATCATTTGCAGATTTAAATATGCTTAAGAATATTAAGAGAAATATTGAAAATCATAAGAAAGCAAATGAATTGCTAAACAACGATATTACAGCATTGTGGTTTAATGAATTCCATATTAATTGGGAAGATACTAAACATAATGTATCCTGCAAGTCTTTATTAGATAGAGTAATCTTTGACCATGAAAATAAAAAGATTACTTTAATTGATTTAAAGACTACTGCTGATGTTTATAATTTCAAACATTCTGTAGAAGAATATGATTATTATAGGCAAATAGCATTCTATATACTAGCTCTTACTTGGTATATGGAAATAGAAAAAGAAATAGACATTAGTGATTATGATTTAGAAGCTTATATTATAGCTATCCAAAGTAATGGATCTAATGAAGTAAGAGTTTTTAATATGTTAAATGAAAAAGAGTTATCAGATCGCAAAGACCTGATTTCAAACGCATTATCAGATATTTCATACCATTTTCAGACAGGTAATTGGGACCATACTCGTAAATACTATGAAGAAAATGGAGTTGAAGAATTATAACAGAGCTATTGCTCTAATGCCGATTTTTACACAAGATTCACGTTTGTTAGAAAACTTAGTAGATGGATATACAGAATTTCCTGATAAACCATACTACGATAATAATTATTTTCTAATGTATCAATTTGATAATCCTAAACAATTGATGGAGACTGAAAAATATTTAGAACAAAATAAATATTTTTCAAAAACAGTAGATGTACAAATAGATGATATTTGGTATACTATCGCAATCTTCACTATTCCACAGGAAATTAAAATTGAATACGATTTAGTAAAACAAAATGGTCTTGATAATATTACTGCTTCATATATGAAAAAATTTATAAGATTATTTAAGTCTGAAAACATAGATTTAGACAAACTTATAACTGGAGGATTGATATGTAATAATATACCAGAAACTCAATTTGAAGAAATTCCAATTGATATGCCAAATTGGTATAGTGAAGAAGGCAAATAAATTGATAAATCCTTTTTGTTGATAAATACAATAAAGGCTACCAGTCTGTGAAGATAGGTAGCCTTTTCCTTTTTTATTATATTTAATTATTTATCATACATTTGCTCATAATATTTACGTTTCAATCTTGGATCTGTCAATTCATATATAGATTTAGCTCCAGGTATTGTTTTTATAAGATTTCTTTCAGTAGGAGTCATTCCTTTATATACTCCATACTTAATAGTACGATCTTCACCCCAATCTGAAAATATATCTTCTAATGTATGCCAATCAAATAGGTTAGTAAATGGATTTACTATATTGAATATGGAAGAAACACTACTAATAGTTCTAAATAAATCTAACGGATTATACATATTTGTTTGTTCTCCAGCAGATTTAACAGCAAGTAAAGCTGCAAACTATAACCACCAATCATCTCTATCTTCATCAGCAGCATCAATGGTTAATGGAACTAATGCATAGTTAAGTATTAATAGCATTGCTATCTCGTAGCTAAATGCTTTTATGTTTCCTCTATCTGTAGAATCCAATTGTTTATACCATTTAATCATATGTTTACGATTATTAGCATCTTTAAGTAGTAACTTACCTAACCTAGCAACAGCTCTATATTCTCCTTCTCTAATCATCTAAGTGTTATAATCATATGATTTTTTCATAGTAATACGTTCTTGAATTAGATTTGGAATATAATTTCTAAACATAAATATAAATGCTCCTAAAGCATTAGCTGATAATTGCGCTTTCTATTCCTAAGTAAGCTATCCATCTACAGTAGCTGCAATAGTAGAAGCTGCGGAATATATATTTGTTTTTATATCTTCAAATGCTTTTCTTTGTTGAGGGTCTTTTATTACTAAAAATCCTTTTTCCATTTCTAATATATCATATGAACTTTTTAGTCCTTTCCAAATATTATCTGCATCCTCATTAGATCCTATAATATTTCTAAATTGTTCTCTATTGTAAAACTTACCATCGAAGTATCTATAGTTCTACATAGTCGAATTTAAGATAGTTCCTTTTATAACATAATCAAAAAAGGAGTAAACTCCAAATGCCCAGTTATGTATCAATGTTCTAAAAGCTGTTATTTCATTTGCATTACTATAGTAACTACTCATTTCAGTACCAACACTAAACATTTTCATAGTTTCTATAAACTTATTATTAGTAGTGTTACTAAATATATTCTAAGCAGACTGTATTAAATTAGCAATCATATTCCCCCATGCCTTGGTCAAAGAAAGTGTGTCAAAAGCTCTTCCTTCTACTGCAAATCGCATGGTGTTCAAAACTGCTGTGATTGCTCCAACAGATGCTACAGTTACATTCATACCTAAACCTAGTAATGTGCCAAAACTACGTATAGCATTAGCTATTTTAGTCCAATTTACCTTTTTACCACTTTTTAAGGTCTAAGTTATACTAGACATCTCTTCTCCATATATATTCATATCTATGAACTTACTTAAGAATGCGCTGTAGTTAGTTTTATCTCCAGATTTTCTATTACGATTAATATATTTTTTAGCTTTATTAATATAATCGTCTATTATAGCAGGTTTACCTGTAAATTCTCTATTTTTTATTTGATTATGAATAACTTCAACATCTGCTAATATTTCATTTTTGTGCTTGAAGTTTTTAGCCATTTTATAGTACGCTATAACTGCTCCTACTATATTATTAGTAAGCTTATTTGGATCTTCTAGTTTATTTATATAGTAAGTAGGAATCATTCTAAGAGGACTACCATCTGGTCTAGTAGTAGGTCTATCTACCATTCCTGGAGTTTCGTCATTCTAAATATAATCATCTTTTATTCTATTTAAAATTCCTTTTAACATACCGTCAGCTTTGGCATATTGATACGCACTTCCAGACATTTGAGGCAATCTATATTTAATATTTCTAGTTAAAAAAGGTAATTCTTCATTAGCTTCGTATATAGTATTTATCAATTCCTAGTATAATGCCCATAGATCTTTATTTTTCGTAGCGTACTCGTTCCCATTTTTGTCTACTTTGACATTAAATAATTGTTTATACTCTTTATTATCATATTTTTTATTAGGTTGATAATATTCATCCACAGATTTGTCATATTTCTTATTGACGAATTTAGAATTTTCTGATAATATATTAAATTCGTTAGAAGGAACTATTTCTATTAAACTTTTATCTTTAGGTACTACCTTTGTATAATAAGAGTTTGGAACTGCTTCTTCTCCAAAGAAAGTATGATGTGTTGTATACCATGCTTCATAATATGCTTGACCTTTTTTAGCTGCCTTAGCTCTATCTCTGTAATATGCTTCTGTAGGAACCTATTTTGCTATATCAGAAAACTTTATTCCTTCTTGTTTATTACCTTTTCTACCATTTATCTATGCATGATTTTTCCTAAGTCTACGCATTTCAGAGTCTATAGATCTTATCTGTTTTAACAGAGTAGAACTCATAAATTTAGTATCTATCTCTCCAGTACGCTCATTGCGATATGGTTTTATTAAATCCTGCCGCATGTCATATAATTCCTAGTATCTAGTACCATACTAAGTACCCAAGCTTTTTAACTATTTCCAAAAATCATCCGATATCTTTACTCTAGTATATCTTTGTTTCCATTTTTCAAATTCCTCAGATGTAAGATTATCTTCCGCTTCTTTATATGCTTTTTTATAAGCAGCTTCATCTAACTCATAGTCTAAACCATCCTATAGAGCTTTGCTTAAATCTTCTAACTCCTAAGCTATTCTTAATCCTAAATCATCCTTTAAAGTTCCATCTTCTAAATATCTGGTAGATAACAATCTTCTCTATGTTATATAATTTTGATAATCTTCCCATTGTTTATCTGTTAATCTTTCCAGACGAGGTTTACCATTCTTGTCTCTTACTTCATCTAATAATTTATATATTTTAAACTATATAGCATCTCTTTGATTTCTGGTTTCCTCGCTCAAGGAATTAAATAAATTATAATATTCTTTTGTATATCTTCTTTCACAATTATTTGACAACCAATCATTCAATTCCTTATTGAAAGCTATTCTATCATCTCTATCTTCTGGTAATTGCCTATCCAATGGAACTTTATATTTAGCTTTTAATCTTTGTTTCTCTTTATCCAAATTATTAAGAAACTCTCCATACTTCTTTTCTCGTATTATATACCCTGTTTTTTTACCATCAGAATCATATTCAAATAGTTTTAGAGGATCATTTATACCTACCTTGTTTAATAACCTTAATAGTTTATTTGCTTTTTCATATGTATCAAACATAGTTTTAGCATTGGCGTCTGTTACCATTTTAGCTACAGCTTTAATACCTTGATCATTCATTTTGTCTGCTGCACCTATGTATCTCATTATAGTAGTAACATCTCCTTCTGTACTCCTTAAGTTTTCTTTTACATAGTCACTTATAGTATAGTCTCCGGTCTTAATGCCATGTTTTACTAAAGTTTCTGTAGCTAATGCTACAGTTAATTCATCTAATGCTTGCTATGCAGCAGAAAATTTGTTTCTAATATTAGAAATAGTAGCTCTTAATATCTTGAATTCTTCTATTCCTAATACATCTGCGTACATATCAGAATCAAATATTTCTTTAGCTATTTGATTTATGATAGTATTGTACATTCCAAAGTAGTCCTACTGAAATTGCAACAGTTGCTCATTTGACAAACCTATTGGCTACTTATTTCTCAAACGTAATTGAGCTCTAAGTATTTTATTAATGGGAGCTGTCATAGTAGTATTAACATAACTAATACAGTATATTACATTCTATAATGGCTATATATGAGGATTTCTTAAGCTATCTAATTGTTGTTGCAATGGAGTTATTACCGCTGCTTTATTTTTTAAATTTCTAAATCCAACTGATTTTAATCTAGATTCTGTAGCAGTTTTAATAATCTCTACTAATCTGTCTAGCTTTTTATCTAAGTCATATTGTTCATCAGCAAATTCTTCCATTTGCCTACGAATATCATCTTCAGTTAACACGTAATCTGAAGCTTCTAGAGTCTACTTTCTCTGAGCATCTATGAATTTTCCATTTTTATATGTAACTAATGGTTCTCCATGTTCATCAATTACTAGTTCTGGATTATTCTACTTATTCATAAAGTCTGTAAGATAATCTTTTGTGTATATTAACTTACTTGGATCTATCTCTGAAAGTATTCTATCTATAGACTATTTCCATAATCTATTATTATTGGCACTCGTTTCCCCACTCTACTCCATTCTAGACAAAGCAGTCTATTCATCCATAACTATAAACTTATCAAAATCATTTCTGAATAAGTCTAATAAAGGAGTTGGAGAAGCAAATAACCTTTTACCTTCTCTTCTAGCTTTTTCTGTAACTCTTCTCCAATGTTCAGTTAAAAAGTCTATATATTCTGGATAATTTCTGTAATTAATCATTACATCATTTTTCCTCTTTTTATAGTCCTATGATCTAACATCTAGTTTATGTTCAGGATCTATTAGTTCTCGTATAAACTCATCTCTTAAATCATTTACCTCATTGTCCCAATCTATTATATCATCATTCTAACTAGTATAATAAGTTTTGCCAATGCCAGGATGACCAAATATAATCATATCAGTAGGTTGAAGCATATTACTCCAATCTACTCCATACCATTCCTTAAATGTCTTTCCATACATTTTGGCTTTAATCTTTATAGCTCTCTGTCTATCATTTACTACGGAATTAACAGATTCAAATACCTATGATTTAGCCCCATCGGGAGCTAAATCTATAGGATTTCCATTATTCTAATTCCATATGTCATACGCAGCAGTTTTTCCAACTGCCTATACAAGCTCATCAAACTGAGCTTTTACTTGGGGGTCGTTTATATTTGGACAAATCATAGTATTAATCTGTATTACACCATCTCATGGCATTTGGGTTCATATCAGCAGCTTCTTCATTTATATCTGATTCAGTTAGATTAAAATCAGTTATAAACTCTTCAGACTTACTAACACTGGTATTTAACATATTATTAACTTTACTCATTATATTATTCTTCTTAAGTAACCCAGACTGTTCTACTGCCTATTGCTCTTTCTACACATTCTAAGTTTCTTCATGCTTACTATCTGGAATTGCTGTCTCATATCCGTTAACTTGCTTATTATTGAAGTTATTGAAATTATCATGCAAATATACACTTGGTACAAATTCAATTCCAATCTCATTAAATGGAATATTTTTAGTAGATAATCTAAATTTATTATGGTCACTGTAAAAATCAATTACTTCAGCAGCAGTCATAGTTTCTATATTATTTTCTTCGAAATCAGACAATTCGTTTGAAGCCTTGTAATATTCTTTTATAGAACCATATCCTAATGTTGGAACTGCTACATATACTATTTGATCTGCTGCACCAACTCTTTTATTATTACGAGTATCAAATACTTTTACAGTTCCAGCTCTAACATATAATATACTCTATGTTTTACCATAAAAATTCTTCTTAACAGTTATGAAATCTTTTCTTGCATTAGAAGCATTTAATGTAAACGCTTTATAGTGCCATGTAGCCTATTCATTGTATGTATAATCCTCAGATCTAATAAACCCAGCAGAGTTATATTTATTAGATATTGGAGAAGGAACCGTCCTTACCAAATCTTCATTGTTGACATTATTTCTAGCCAATGATATAGCAATAGATGGATAATTTCCAACAGATGGCGTATCCATTTCACTATCAGATGTCATAAATGACTGATTCTGTACATCATTCATTTGATCTATAGCTTGAGATATTTGGTCTACATAACCTATTTTTATTTTATAATCAACGGGAACTAAATGGAAGAAACTGTTGGCTCCCTTATTATCTAAGGAAGTATATAATGCATACTTAAGTAATCTATTAGCGAACTTCCTTACTTTTTCATCTGGACTATCTATTAAATCACTAAAGTAAGCTATGAGCCTATTTTCATAATTAGAACTGTTCTGTGATGAACTATTAAAGGTTAATATAGAGTCTATCGGATTAGTGTTCAAACTATTACTCAATCTTGGTATTAAATAGTTTATCAAACCATTAACTATGTTGCCAGCAGGATCTACAAAAGCACTATATTTTCCATCTTCATTATTCCTTAATACTTTTTTAAAGTTATATAAGCTCTTAGGTACAGATAGTTTTCCAGATACCATGTTATATAGCTCACCATTATCTAACTGCAATTCATCAACCATATCCATTACTCTAGATCTAAAATAATTATCTATTATTTTATCAGCTTGTAAAGCTTTATCTCTAGATAAACTTCCTCTTGTACTTCCATATAGGTTATTTACTAAAAATTCATATACACTTGCATACTAGTCTGTTGCAGTTATCATTTGATTTCTAAGTATCTGTCTTGGAATATTGAGAGCATAACTCATTTTCTTTGATAAGAAAGTATCACCAAAATAATGAGCCAATGCACTTTCATTTTCTACAATATCTCCCTAATCATTCGTAACGTAGAACATCTCATCGTTTTTAGAAACATAGTCGTTTATCTATAATGAATAATTCAATATTTGAGTTAATGAGTTTCCGTACTTTTTAGTATCTACCTAAGATATATTAATTAGTGTAGATAACCTCTAAGCTGGAACAGATAAATCTTGGTAAGCTTTAGCTACAATTAACTACTATATATAGTAATTGAAATCTAACATAGTAGGATCCTCATTATTCTATAAATATTTTTGATATTTATTTAATGATTTAATAAGTTTATCTTTGTTTAAAGCTTGCTGCTGATTTACAGAACTTTCTGGAGTGCCTAATTTTTCTAATACTTTCAACATACTAGCTTTTTTCTTAGGATTAGTTTCAGATTTAGCTAACTGAGTGGCTTTATTTTTGTACTATTCCACTACTTTTGCTAATATTTGATTATCATATTCTGTTTCAGTTACTCCATATTCACCAGCCTATTCTATAGCTAAAGAAGTAAATTCTTTTAATATAGGCTATGCTAAGAAATAGAATGTATCTTCTCCTTTACCAGTTCTAAGTAAAAATGCAGTCATATTATATGTTACACTATTTACATTCAAATTGATGATATAAGGATCTTTTGCTACGTCTACATGAGCGTTGATCATTGCAGATAACCAGTCTAATATCCTTTCTCCATCTTGCCCTACTATATCACTTATATTGCCTAGATTATATTCTTCTAATCCATCAAAATGCATATGTAAATTGACAGACTAAGTAAGAGCATGATTGGTTGATGCCAATGCAAAAGGTCCTATACCTTTTTTACCTCCAGTATATTCAAATTTTTTGAACGCTTGATAAGATGGTAATAATTCATAGAATGGCGCTGCTTCACCGGAAGACGTACCCATTACTGTTTTTAATATAGTATCTTTTAATTTATTAGTAAGATTATCCAATGGAGCTTTAGTTTGATCTATATTACTATCATCAGATATAGCTATTCTATACATATCTAATAGTCCATTTACGACCTGTTTTTCATCATTATTCTCAAAGTTATCCCAATCGCAGTTAAGATAATTACCGTCTTCATCATAATACCCTAACGCTATATATAATTTATCAATATCGAAATCGGATCCAGTCATAGCTGTAAAATCATTTGGTACTATGATTGTATCACCCATAGTAGCTGGTAATACATCAGTTACTTTTAATGACGCTGTGGATGATAACCCTTGAGTAGGAATACGGTAGCCTAAAGCACATGGGTTAGAATCAGGACCGACTATTTTCTTCTCTATTAACCAATCCCTAGCAGCAGTATATCCTTGTTTCATTACCTTTTTAGGTACTATATGCCTAAAGAAATTAAGGCTTAACATACAATCCATACTACCATCTTTATTAATAGGATTTAATTCTTTTCCATCATTAAAAGCCCTACCAATATTTTCCTATCTTTGAACATTTGTGGTATCTTTAAATCCAAAGAATGGCATCTGTATAGCTGATCCACCAGGAGTATTTATGTCAATAGCTTCTTTACCTACAGTTGAGATAAGTCTACTTTCTACAAATCTTCTATTACTCTACGCAGATATTGGTACTCTAATTCTACCTGTAATAGGATCTATTTGAAACGAAGCAATAACATCTCTAGATAATCCGCTAGAGCGTCCTTGTTCTATTAAGAAATTAGATAATTTCTACTCGTTTAAAGTAGCATTTCCATATTCATCTACATCAAAGAATCTATTCATTATTCTTGATGCTCCAAAATCAGACAACTTATTTATACTAGAATATATATTATTTATAATCTACCTTCCAGTAAATGCTTTTCCTTTATTTTTACCATATGTTCTAGTTTTCTCTAAGTTACTCATTGCTGTTTTAGCAAACTAAGTACCCAACGATCTATCGCTATGTTCATGAGGATCTGTATTCATCTACAATCTAAGATTTCGTATATCCTATATATACGTAGCTAATTTAGTATTATCTGCATCAAACCCTTCTCTAGATACTCCATTTTGCACTGTAGCTGTAGAAGGCTTAAGAAGATCTCTTAAATTGAATGTATTATTTAAATTATCCTTATACGGTTTAAATTTTCTTCTACCTCCAACTTTTACAGCACTTTCAAAAGTAATCATATCTATAGCTCCTAACTCATCATTATTCATTCTTTGATAGATATGATAATTGTCACCTTTCGCTAATACTTTAAACATTGGAAATATAGCCATCTTATCAAACACTGGAATATTTATTTTAAGTAAACTGTTATAGTGATTACCAAAATATATCATTTTTAATGGTTTGATTAATGTTTCTAAGGCTTCTTGATAAGCAGCAGGATCTGAAAGCCAATCTTGATCTGATTCCATTATGTCAAATGCTTTCTCTACAGCAGGAGACCATTCTCCAATAGACTAAACTATTTTTTTGTATAAGGCAGGTCTTATAAACACTGCTGCATCTGATGAGTTTATATTACCTCTACCTCTATCATCCTCTCCATATGCTGCAACTTGTCGTGCAACGGAATCTCTCAAACTCTGCATTACTTTAGGTGATATAGTTTTAATAGTCTTATTAATATTACTATCAGATATCATATTTAATAACTGGTCTTGCGTATATTTACCAGTTCTCTATAGATATTTTAATACTTCCGTAGCTAAGAATTTCTTAGATAATACATCAAATTGATTAGATTTAACCATATTATCTTCCATATGTAATACAGTAAACTTAGTTTCGTTTCGAGGATCTCCGTTTCCCCAGAATGTTCTTAAGTTGTCTCCTGTAGATAATACTGAACCTAAACGTTTAATTTTGTCCACAGACCTTTCCACTATTATAGATGGATCTTTTTTATTTCTTTTCCATTTATAAAAAGCAGGATCTCCGACAAAAGCTTTTTCTACTTCTTCTATGGATATTATAGTATTAGCAACATGATTTGCTATTATTGAATATAAAATATCTTCGCTAGCTGCTGCATTTCTACTATTTTCTGTGCGCCTTCTGTTGACTTTAGATGCTTTTTCTTTTGATAAAGATTTCTTATAATCATCTATTATATTAGTAGGTATTAGTAGATTGCTCAATTTTCCGTTCTCATATTTTATTATCTTTTTCTTAGTAAGATATTTTATTTCCTATGATACCTTATCCTATAAGGTAGCGTTTATTGCGTCTCTAGCAAATTTCTTATCTGCTAACAGATAACTCTTTAATTGATTTAATCTAGTAACCATATTGTTTGTACCATTTTCATAGTCAAACTTAGCCCAATTATATATTATTCTATTTAATGGCATGTATTTATAGTTACCCTAGTCGTCTTTTACTTTGATAGAAGAGAAATAACGGAAATAACCTCCATTCCCATTAGGGTCCATTTTACCATCTTTTATTTTACCATGATAATTGTCTACAGCTAGTGTTGGATTTTCAATTACATCTGGAACTCTCTTATAGTATTCTAATATAGACTCTATTTCATCTGACAAATAGTTTACAAATACATCTAAAGTTTCATCTGAGAAATGATACATGTTATCTTCTGTAACCACATCTTTCAATACACCATTTACCATTTGTTTAGTAGTTACTTTATTGCTTAGCATCTGATGAAATAATTTTACTCCTTCTATGGCATACCATGTTTTTTTATCTGCCATAGTAGGTAAAGTTATTTTATCTTCATGCGTAAATAACATTTTTGCTAAGTAATCTTCCACGGAAGATATGCCAAAATAATCTCTGCTTGATCCTTCATTCTTATTATATGTAGCTACAAATGTATGTAATTTTAATTTATTACCATTCTGCACAGATCTTAATAATAACGAATGATTATTATATTTAGGTTTAAGAGCTTCGTTTACTTCTGCGATGTCATTATTAAACCATCTAATTCTATCAGACATGTAATTATTCTAAGTAATGGGGTATAGTATTTTACCATCTGGCCCAGTTATACTGAATTCTGTAGGATTAGGATGTGATTTGCCATGAGCTATAGATAACTATTCTATAAAATTATCTGGTTTTACTATAAAAGGATTGTTTAGTTTTAATTTATCAGTTTCTCCTTCTACTAGTTTAGTTAAATTACCAAATAAAGATGTATTTAATTTAAGCTTAGAAGTATCCGTAAACAATGTATACAGTTTATCGAATTGACCTATAGTAGGAAAGTTAAATTTAGGTTTATTTAGCCCGTATAGTAAGAAATCAATACTTAACATATCTACTCCTATACCCATATCATTCAATACATCTACCAAATCTTGTTTTGCATCTGTGGCTATTTTATGTATCTATGATTCAGTAAGTTCAGATTTCCCACTTCTTAAGTCATCTGCTATTGCTTTTATATAAGTAGCAATATCATCTACTTTACTTTTCTATAATTCTAATTTAGCTTCATCAACAAAAAATAATGCGGGATTACTTTTATTTACCATTCCAGATAAATAGAATAATTGTCCCCATTCTCTAGGATATTTCTTTCTTAATCCTAATTCTTCTGATGATATTAATCTCCAGCTTCCCACTATTTGTTTAGAATCTGTAGATTTTCTATCAGCATTTATAGATAATCCTTCTACTTCTTGTTTACGAGCTTTAGTTTCTTGTATAGCTTGTTGGAATTCAGCAGTAATTAATTCATTTTTAGCACTTTTTATAGTAGTTAGTATCTAAGTTTCTGTATTAGAATCAGGAGCGTTATTGCCTGTTACATACTATAAGAAAGCTCCAAAGAATGGGTCAGCTTTAGCATATTCTCTACTTCTTCTAAGTATATCATCCCAAGTTTCTACATCCCACAGCCTACTTAATAATTTATTCCATACTACATCAAAAGGCTCAGTCATATTCATATTAAATATACTATCTGTTACAGGGACTAAGTTCTTTTGCTCATCATATTCCATTTTAGGAATAGAATAAAAGAATAACTTAGCATTGAAAGATGTATTTAGTTTTTTAGAAAACTCATAAGAAACTTTATCCCAATTTTCGGTAGGATCTTTTTCCCCAGTATCAGTTTCCTATTTGCCATTGCCTTCCGTCTAAACAGCTTTAATATTTAATTGACTCATTTCATCTATTATTGCTGATTGGAATAAATCGAAGTTGTCTAATACTTCCTATACTAATTCTTGATTATTTTCATCTATAAGACCCCAATCTTTATTACCCTATATAATATCTTTAAGATAAGACATGCCTTGAGTAAGCTAAGCTAAGTCTGCTTCGGAACGTATATTAAAGTTACCAAATACAGTACCCATTAAAGAGTCTACTACATTATAAAATATGTCAGGATTGGTTATATGAGGCATGGATTTTAACCTATCTTCACTTACTCCAGGTATAGAGAAGTATACCCCTTTATTACTGTAAGTTTGTTTGAATTCCTACACAGAACTATCATTCAACTTATATTGTGCATATCTGCCTTTATTAATGTTTCGATAAACATTGTTCAGTAGATTATCTGATATTCCAAACATTGATTTGACAAAATCCTTAATTCTTCTAAAGGTTTTTAATACTTTATATCTTATACCTTTGTTATTTTCAATCAATGCCCATTTTCTAAAGTCTTCTGCTAGTAATTCTTCTATCTCATTATCAGACAAATTATTAGCCTCCCTATGCTATTTTCTGTATTCATCATATAATATGAAACGTTCACGTTCGCTATGCATAAGTAAGTTAATATAGTGCCAAGCTTCATGAAACTATATACCTTCTCTACCCTATTTTGATATAATAATCTATCCAAATAATTTACCTAATCTATCTACAGATAACCTAGTAACTCCAAGTACTTCTGGACCATTTGTAGTCATTCTCATCACCGGATCTACTATTAACAATTGATCTCTAGTTAATCCTAATTTAGATATCAACCATTTTTTAGCAGATTCTACATCCACAAATGTTCCATTTTTCTCATTTTCAACAGTTGAATAATATTCTCCAAGTACACTATTATTTCCTACAGCTTTTTGATATGCTACTTTAGGAACCATCATAGCATTGCCTTCATCATTATAGAAGTATACAGAGAAATCCATGTTTGGTTTTAACCCTCTAGCGCTACAGAATTCTTCTATTTCTTCTTTTGTTAAGAATCTAGTATTTTTAGGAGCATTATTATCTGGCTTTCCAAGGCTATTCATTACTCTTGCAGCACGTTGCTGTGGAGTTTCTTTAGGGGTAATTTGTTCATTCTAACTGTCAAGGTTTTGATCTTGTTGCTTTTCTTTTATTTCAGGTTTACTTTCTTCTTTTTCTACGGGAGCTATTTGAGATTGATCTTGTTCGTCTACTGTAGTATTCTCTACATAAATAAATCCATCTCTAAATGCATATTCTCCCATATCAGTCATCAGTTTACCAGTTCTTATCATCCAAGCTATTGCTGGGGGAGCTACCTCATCTTTTACAAGCTTTCCATCTTTTCTAGATATACCGAGATCTTCTAAAGTAAACTCTAACTCTCCAGGATAAAACACTAGTTTGTCTAAATCTAACTCTATAGCTAAATCACGAAGTTTTTCGGATAGAGGACTAGACATAACATTCTTGTCTGTATTCCAGTGATAATATTGCATTATATTAAACAATATTTGTTTCTTCAAATCTGGATTAGTTTCTATCTATTCCAAAGAAATTTCTGTCCTGTAGTATCCATCTCCTCTACTTGAGTTTTTGGTTGCAATATAGAACTTATTGGTATCTGGGTCATATCCAATCTACTTCTTAGATAAAAATTGTAATCTATCTTCTAATCTTCTAGCTAATCTAGTACGTTCTCCTTGATTTATTATTAAAGGAAGTAATTTATCTGGATCTCCATTAACAATCAAGTCATAAATGTATTCTGCAAAACAATGATAGGTGTCATTAGGGTCTCTTCTATTTCTCAATACTATATCAGAAGGACTGTTTATTCCAGGAGTTCTAAAAAACTTCTCACTTATCATTATTGGAGCAGTATATCTTCCACTTGGAGTACTTTCTACTGTAGGAACTAAATACAGTCTACCAGAATATCCTCCTTTCCAGTATAATGCTTCTCCTGTCTAAATGTCTTTTATGACAAAAGGAGTTTCCGTATTTATACCTGACCCTGTACCATATCCAAATTGTACACTCTTAAGTATTTGTTTCGGATCACTGGGAATATTAAATGTCTTACATTTACTTAATGGTGTGAATATTGGGTTTCTGCCCTCTTTCTAGTTATTGAATATACCATTAGTTATATTTATCTAAGTAGGTCTAACATGCGTCAACGCTGTAGACGGTAACTTATATTTGCCTTTCTATTTGGGAACTCTACTTAAGTACTGACTTACTATTCTCTACTTTTCCTACTATAAAACTTTTAAATCTAGCGCAGCTCTCTTAGCATTTTCAGAGACAGGCGCATCAGGATCCTTTAATGCTTTACTTAATTCGTCGCCATATATATGACTATAGCTTTCATATGCATCTTTATAGTTCTTATAAGCCATTACATAAGCTTCATCACCTTTCTATATAACTAGATATACAGCAGCTTCACTATATGTTTCTGGTTTATTTGGATCAAAAGTAGTATCCCCATATTTTCCTACAACAAAATAACAAGTTTTATCTTTGAGAAAATCTGGTTGTCCTAAAGCTTCTCCTAATTCTTTTCCTGTATGAATTGTAGTGACTCCAGGCAAATCTGCTGGTAATTTCATTGGTTTAACCGCATCTGGTTTATAGAATAAAGTTTTACCAACTTTCCAAGCGCCTCTTATTGTAGCTGATGTCTGTATGCCATCTATCTTGGTTCCACTTCTAGCTGCATCGTTTAATGCTTCTGCTGGAGTTTTACCTTGTGATAAGAACTATTCAGTCTATTGTTCTATCTATAGTTGTTCTGGCGTAACTATATCTCCATTATACCTTACATTACCGTCTTGATCTTCAACAAAGTCTGAAGCATTTATTTGACCATCTTCTTTTCTAGTTACAGGTCTTTCTATTTCTTCAGGATTGGGTACAACTGGTTCGTCGTTTTCTTCTATAGCTTTCTGTTCTCCATTTTCTATTTTAATAGTAGCTCCAATGGGTAACGCGTCTTCTGGATCAGTAGATTCATCATAATCTTCAGCAGCATCTTCTGTAGTATAATCTTGTTCATTAAATTCAAGTTGTGCTTCAAAATGATCATTCTATGGTTCATTAGACTCTTCTTCTTGTTGATTAGAGAAACTAGGTACTTCAGTTTCTCTTTTCTTCTTTCTACTTGGTTTTTCTGTTGTTTCCCCTTCTCCTCCTTGTAAATCCTCTGGAACAAAAGCTTCTGGTTCTGGTTCAACTTGGTCTATGTCATCTATAGCATCAGCAGAAGTAAAGTCACCTTCTCCAAATTCTACTGCATCATCTTCCTACTCTTCATACATATCAGTTTCTGATGTAGATTCTTGTTCAGTAGTTGGACTTGACACTGGAGCTGCGGGGCCACCAACTGAAACTATTACTCCGTCAGGAGCTTCTGTTGGTGTGAAATCAGGTTCTTCTGTAGGTTGTTCTGCTTGACTTAATTCCTACTATTGTACATCTTCTGGTAACTCTTCATATGTTCTGGCACTAGCAGTATACTCTTCTAAATCTTGTTGTATTATTTTATTTGCATAATTTCTAGGGCGTAAGTTCTCCTCACTGTCTATTCCTTGTTTTTGTCTCTACTCTAGATTATAGTCATAAATAAGTTTAGGTTGAGATTTAGGTTCTCTGCCCTCTTCTCTAGCTTGTATCTTATCATTCTCTATTATTTCATCTTTCTCTTGTTGAGTTAAAGAACTCCAAGTTTTAAAACCAAAATCAAATTCAGCTTTTTGATCAGATGGTAGAACATAACCCATTAAATAAGCCTACGATCTATTTTTGGCTTTGTCATGCATTATACGCAAAAGATTAACATTAACAAATAATTGTTCAAGCTAATCTTGATTTTGTAAATATGGCATAACTATACCCTGCTGTTTAAGAGTTTTTTTATCAGCATACAGTACCTTCTTTCTTTCTTCTACGCTTTTCCTTAATTGATTAAGATCTTGCATGCTCATATTGTATCCGTTTTCATTTGCTTTTTTTGCAAACTCTTCCAGATCTTTAAGTTCAGAACTCAATTTAACTAAAGCGTCATACTCTATTTTAATCAGAGAAGCCTATTTTAAGTATTCTACAAATTGTCCTTTTTCTGCTTCAAATGCTGCATCATTTTCCTCTCCTGTATAGAATAAAGCATTAAATAGAGCGTCAACATGCTTCTAATATATTTCTCCAGTATAAATATCAGAAATTTTACTACTTAGATCTGTTAAAGCTGTTTGTAATGAATTACGAAGTTTACTTTCATCATTATACGCCTTTATCGCATTTTTAACAAACGTTTTATGTTCTTCGCTACCTTTTCTTATTCCCAGATCATTTAAATTACTCTGTACATTTTCATTATTGTATATAAAATTTACATAATTTGCCTATTTAATGTCTTCATTAATATTTTCATCAGTAAGCCCTTCTGGATTGAATCTTTCTTTAATACTCTAGATCTCACTTATTACCTCTGGAATTTTGCCCATTCTAGCAGCCTTATACCATCTGTCTACCTTAACATCGGTTTCTTTATTAGCTATATCATAAGCTGCCATTTCGCGTAACAAAATATCATTTTGTACCATCTCATACCCCTAATGGAATGTATTTATAGTAGAAGCCCCTCCACCAAGTAACATACCTATAAATCCACCGATTTTCATGGATTGAGACAATTCGTTATTGTTATTTAGAGTCTTACTTGGATGTAAACCTAATGCTCCAGCCCAAGCTTCATACCCATAACCAAAGTTCTTAGCAAATGCACTTAGATAGTTAATACCAGACTACATACGATTACCCTCATCCTGTAAATAGGTATCCTATATAACATACTGTTGCCCTTCTTCAGTGGCTTCAGATAACATTGTGAATCCCAATTTAGAAGTGTAATTAGCTAATAGATCTAAAGTATTTCTGGTAGTCTAAGCTTTTATAGGATTATGCTTGGCAATATTGTATATTCCTCTATTAATCTATGAATCTATAGCTTTAGCTCCTTTTTCTAAACCAGTAATAATTTTACCAGTAGCTTTATTCTACCTTACAGCATTTGACGCATATCTTCCTATTCCGCTCTTTAAAGAATTGAAAGCTAAATGACCTCCATAAGAATATACTCCTATCTCTGCTAAATCCCACAATCCTAAAGCATTATTCTATTTTTCTAAGTCGGATAAACCAGCAAAGGAATCTCTTTTTACCTACTCAAAAGCTTCATCATCTGTAGTCACATTATATACTAAGGCATTTTCTATTATGTCTTGTACGTCCATGTTGTCTGTCAGTATGCCTTTACTATTAAGTTGCTCAGTACACTAAGCTAACACCGAACGTAGATCTATTTTTCTGTTTTCAGCTAACTCCATTACTTTTTGAGTATAGTTAGTGAATACTTCTACGTTGGTTTCTGATTGTCTCTAGTATGCTGTATTAGCAACGTTCAATGATGCTTCTCCTATAGCTAATACTACTCCTGCATAAGGTATACCTCTCTTACCTAAGAATTTAGCGGTAGTTCTAGTTAACGCTCCAAGTCCTGCTGATCCAACTGTTGCGCTCAACTCTCCTATGGATGTACCTACTTGCGGAACAGCCTCTAACCAAGTAGATGGATCTGTAAAAGCGAATTGATTACTATCTACCTTTTCACGATATTTAGGATCTATGAGCTCTGGCCTATAAAACCAATTTCCATTTCTAAAGTTATCTTGATTTTCCTTTATACTCTGTTGTTTAATTTTAGCTTTATCAAAGTTATCCTATAATAAAGTATCTAATTTATTAATTATAGGAGTTCTATCTTCAGATTGAGCCTATTCATTAAACTATAGATTATTAATATCATGTAAATCAGCAATAAGTTCTGATTGTTTAGGAAATATACCAGTATATAAACTATGTTTTAATCTATCAAGTACTCCTAAATTTCTATATAACTTATTATATTGATCTTCTTGTTTAGTAAGATTTAAATATAGTGGCTGTAAATTTTTGTTCTATACTATAACTTTATTATATTCTTCATTATTCTACTGAAGCCATTGACTTATAGTATTTAGCTGATCCTTCTATTCATCTGTTATATTCCCAGATATTGCTTCTGACTTTAATTCGTTTTCTTTTTGTCTAGCATTCTCATATAACTTTAAAAATTGAATATCTTGTATATTACGACCTTCATTTTTAAGTAAATCTCCCATTCTATTCTGAATGTGAGAGTCCATTGCTTTTTCAATAATAAGTTGCCCAGTTTGTGATTTCCATAGTTTATTAGCTCCTTTAATAGAAGTCTCTATTCCAGACATTAAAGGATCTGCAACAAAACGAAATACATCAGATGCTATATCTAATCCATCTTTCCAAGTAAAATCACTATCTTGATCTTTCTACTATTGTTTATTACTTTCATCTAAATTCTGATAATATTTATCAAAGCTATTGTCATAATCCTATGCTTCTTTATAAGGGTCAATATATACTTGCTATACCAATTCTTTTTGACTTTCTGGACTATAACTTTCTACAGATCCTATACCTCTACTTTTATCAGAAAACTTTATTCCGCTAGTAATTTTCATATTATTATTCGTCTAATTCGTTTTCAACTTCTGACATCGAAGTTTGGAATGTTCTCATTTTAGATTGCAATCCAATATATTTATCGTACTCGTTGTCTCTAGTGTGTGCCTATTCGCCTGTCAATGAGTTAGCATATAGAGCGGGGACTTCTACATAATACTTTCTAGTATCTATAAGCTCCATTGACATCTTAGCTTCATCTTTTTCTTTAAATTCTCCCATAGTTCTATCAGAAAATCCTGCAACATTTCCTTCAGCAGTTACAGTTTGTTTTAAAGTTCTAATTAAATCTCCTCCTTTAACCCATTTTCCTGCTAGTTTCTTTTCATCCTCTGTCATATTACGCAACTGATCAGTTGGTATGTATACCTTTCTATAACTATACAAGCCATCGTAATCTGTTACAGCTACAGGTTCAGCAGAATATACTACTCCTTTGAAATCATCATTTTCCCACATTAATCTAAGTTTATTCAACGCTGATTGTTTCTTAGGAGATAAATAACTTTGATTTCCAAATACTTTAGCATAACTTGTAGCATTATCTACTCCATCTACAGCTAATTTACGAACTGCAAAATCTGATGCTAATACCATATTACTTGTAGAACTAGTTTCATACATATTGCCACCTATAGTTTTAGTGGCTCCTTCCTCTCCAAGTTTCTTCTATCCGTATGGAGATAATGGAGAAGATAATACGCTAATAACGTTTTGTACTCCCTTTCTAAATCCTTGATTACTTAGTCCAGCGTTAAATACTGTTCTAACGTTGTTTATAGTATTAGTTATTACCTTGTTACTTATAACATTATCTGTATCTTGCCCAGATTGCAGAGCATCAAATTCTTCTTGAGTCAAGCCTCCTACTCTAGCTACTACATCATTTTGTGCAGATCTGTTCAATTTTTGAGTATATCTATTCAAATCAGCCTATTGTGTATCTCCTTTCTTAGCAGATAATTTTCTTTCTAATAAATTTAACTAAGCCCAATAAGGATCGGGAGTATATTGCGGTCTGATAGTCCTATCTATCTGTGATTGAGCTATCATATTAATGAATGCATTTCTTGCTTGTTCATCATTCATACCTTGCCTCTTGAAATCTCTTAAGTACATTTGTCCTTGTGGAGTATCTATTAAGTCATTATAATGTGCAGTAGCTACATCATATAAATCTTTCATATTATTACCAGTAACAATATACTTAATGCCATCCTTAAATTCAGTACCTAAAAATCCAGGTTTTAAATCATTATAATAAGGAGTGCTTAGCTCATTAGCTGTCATGTATCTTACTGGAGTAAGATCACTAAACACTTTTTTCTAACCCAAAGTATCGTAATTAGCAATATCCGATAAATCCCAACTGTCCTTTAGTCTTCCCTCTGCTCTCATTTTTGCTCTAATCTGCATGCCTTGTCTTTGCATATCTGCACTTTCTCTTAGCATACTCAAAGAAGCATAATCAATACTATTTATAGCAGATTGTAACTTCGATCTATACTCTGCTGTTTTGATCAAATCTGGATTACTAGCCATTTCTTCTATCAATGGAGCCAAAGTTCCTGTACTTAATTTATAGAAGTTTTCTGTATCTATCGTAGATGGAGCTTGAAATTCACTCCATTTCTATAAATTTGTAGACAACTCCTTTCTAGCTTCATCTACTACCTACTTCTACGCTGATCCAATTCTATATAGTTCTCCAAAATCAATGGGAACATATGTATTAATAAATCTTGCCTATGCTGGTTGATCGTATAAATTCGTTTCCATAATTATTGACCTTTTAAGAATTTACGTAAATCTTCCTCAGTATACCCAGACTCTAAGAATTTTCTATACAAAGGGAACAACTGTTCATCTCTAAACTTCTGATTTCTCATCAACTATCTATTCTAAGTATACTCACTTATCTGCGACAATCCTGCTCTGCGTATATTTCTATTCATAGCTCTATTTCTAGCATTAGTATCTCTAGCTAAATTAGTAGCGCTTACATATTGCTGTCCTAAATTATTAAGTGTACTAGCATAGTCAGCATCATACTGATTTTGAATATTACTAGCCTAGCTATATAAATCAGATATACTATTATTTAATCCAGTAGCTGTTTGTAATCTGTAAGCTAAATTAGCACCAGTACCAGTATTCATCTAGTTAGCATTATAATCGCCTACTACTCTGTTATTTTTTAAAGCATTTATAGCAGGTGTTATGTTATATCTACGACTGCGCATAGTCCTGTCTATAGTACTAGCGTACGAATTATATACTGGAGCTACGGATTCTTCTGGAGTACTTACTAAATTAGAAATAGTAGGAGCTAATATAGATAATTCTTCTCCTACAGAACCAATCTTTTTCATCACTCCACCTAAGTCAAATGCTTTAGCTTTGTTTTTAATTCCTCTTTTATTTTTTACAGTCTCCTGTAACTAGAATAACTAATCGTGAATTATATTGTTATTCATTTCATTTAATTTAGCAGAGTTTTCAGCATATCTATCTTTACCTCTACTTTTCCTTTTCTTCATCATTTCTTCACCTAACTATGCAAATGTCTTTTTAGTACCTGGTACTTTTAATTTATCACTTAATATTCTACTCCCTTCAGGAAGATTTACTAAATTACTGTCTGTAGGCTTATTCTATTCTGGAACTTTACTTATTTGACCATTAGGAGTTTGAATTAACTCTCCGTCATCAACATACGCTAAAGAAGATGATAAACCACCTTGCGCATAAGTATTGACATCATAATCATATTCACTATTCCATTCATTTTGTAATTGATTAGTGTTAGTAAATGCAACTCTATTAGCATTTACATTACGCTTACTTTCATCTATCTATCTTCTTATCTTTTTGTTATTGAAAGCTCCTATTAAGCCTGTACCTAAAGTATATTGATCATCTTCTAAATAACCTTTAGTTTGAGTAACTTTGCCTTTTCTACCTACTAAACCTGTAGCTGCTCCAGCAACTCCTCCTACAACAGCACCTACTGGACCTAACGCACTACCTATCTACATACCAGTAACACCCATATTAGTTATATCTGTAATAGATTGAGCAACAGCTTGTCCTGTAGTCTGAGCGCTAGAACCTCCTATAAACTAATCTATTAATCCAGCCGCACCTTTACCTATTGCCTCAGCAGTATCAACTCCAAATGCATATGCTGGTATTTTACATGTTTTTTTCTTTTTCATTATACTAACGAATATCTATATGTTGTATTGATATAAGGTATCTAAAAGCTAGAATTATATGTATTAGTATTAAAACCGTACATACAGCTTAAATATTTACCTCTCATTCTTTCATTCTTATTTACTGTATTATCTGCTCTACCTATTGCAAATCTAAACGTATCTTCTCTATAATCAGCATCACTGAATGGGGTAGCATGCTGATGCTTAGTTTCATAATATGTATTATACATTATTGAGTTAAATGAATCTTTCTAACCCTTATCTCCCCATGTAAAGTTACCACTAAGTAATACATTATCAAATACTTTAGTGTAAGCAGGATCTTTGTTTACTACAAACTATATCCAAGATATATCTGTTCCAAATGGATACCTAGCTTCTTCGTCCTTACCTGGTTTAGCAGCATTTATCTACCACGTTCTAGTATTATATAATTCATAAAACCCTATTACTCTATCTGAGTAGTTTAACGTATAATCAGGAGTAAAGGTATAGAATGATGTAAATCTGCCCAACTACTCATTGAATATCAATGAATTACTGCCAACAAACCATACTTCATTATACTTCTTATCAAATAATGAATTCCATATACCGCCAGCAGATTCCCATTCATCATTAAAGAATGATTGCACATTCTTCTCTTTAGATAAAATGCTTACTTGCCCATTATAACTACATAATTCTTTTTTCTTACTATCATACCAATATAGTACATTATCTGAGGATACTATACTACGATCATTGATAATAGAACTACCATTAGTAGTAGTTAAATAATCATACCTACTCAATATATCTCCAGTACCTAAAGTAAGAGCTCCAACATTGTTATCATTAATAAGAGATCTTTCATTTACGGCTGCTATGCCTAATGACTACTCTTGCCAAAAGAATAATCTATCTTTAAATACTTTCATATTAGTAATAGAACCATATTGGTTGTCGACATCTAGATAGTTAGCAACTTTAAAATTAGTCCAATTATCTATCACTTCATCATTTACTTTAGGTTCTGAGTATACTATTCTATTAGACATCTATTTATCATCTACAGAATATTGACTGGAAGGTATAAAACTTTTAGCAGTAGGTCTTGAAGAGTAAGCATCATTAAAAGCATAATAGGGTCTACTCTGCGAATGGTAATCACTCATTTGTCCTGGTTCTGCCTGAGCAAATATATCTATATACTGACTAGTACTATCTGTGTATGTTCTATGAACCTCATGACCATTTGTTAAATTCAAATTAATTGTAGTTTCAAATGGAATATAAGCCCCGGTGAACAATTTATTAGTATCATTATCTGTTCTATTCTTATACTAGAAAATATGTTGTATAGGATAATCTAACAGACAAATATAAGTATCTCCACCAAACACATAGGCAGTATCTTCAGTATTCAAATGGCTTTCTCCAGTAGTAATATAGACAGAATTCTATCTAGCAGAATAACTGTTGCCTCCATATTGGTTGGAGTATCTCTTTATATTAGCTATTAGAATGCTGTTTAGAGCTAAATACTTGTTATAATAACTTGGTAAACCACCATCAATGTATTTCCCATCTAATATTATCTCACTTACTTCATTTATTAGTTTCACTTCGACTGTAAAGTCTACTACATTAGCGATCAAACATGGACCATGTGGTCCTTCTTTCTAGTAAGGTCTATCGCTATATGGTCTCTCTGTATGAAAGTCAGTTTCAGCTAAATTAATATAACTATATCCAGCTATTGATGTATAATAAGATGGTAAATTTATTTCATCTATGTTAAAAGGTATCTGTTTAGGATATATTACTTGACTTATTGCAACGCTATTACTAGCAGGAATAGGAGTAGATCCTACATTTCTTAGGAATGGTATATAGTATTTAGATATGAGGCTAGGTAATGCATTATTTTCATAATTATAGGAATCTACTGCAATAGCATTTACTGTATCTTTTGAAGCTACTGTTCCTAAGAACTAGTAATTGTCTTTCTATATTCTGCCTGTTCCTTCTGCTGTAGATTGTACAGTTTTAGCTCCACTAGCTATCTTATTATACTATACAGTTTCAGATGGACCTTGATATGTATAAATACCCATAGGAGAACACAAGCCATATAAAGGAACCAACCTACAGTCTTTTCCTATTATATCTTCCATTTTATCTCCCATTATACTTATCTCTGGAGATACTAGTCTAAATGCATCAGTTCTTATATCTGAATTATACATTGAAGCATATGGATCACTTGATAATCCTACTTTGTAAGAATACATACCTTGCTTTCCATATGTTAATAATGAATGTGGTCTTATATCTGTATTACCTCCTATAAGCCCTCTACTTGTATCAGCTACTGAATGATTACCTACAACAGCTACAGCAGTCTAACCTACTACAGTTCTATCAGATTGAGTTCTATCACATCTTACTATTTCATACCCAATACAATCTTCAGGTAAATTTTTAACTGTAAATTGTATTCCTAAAGGTCTAGCATATATCTTTTTTGATTCATTCCATATTGGCATAAAAGGAATATCATATGGGTATGGCATTCTGATATCACCTATCCATTTTACCGGAGAAGCTACCCCTCTAGTATTATATAGTACTATACCATATCTATATACTTCGTCTCTCTAGTGGGATTTATACTTAGAAGCTAAATAAGGGTCAGCATAGTTTGGTTGACATTTTCTATTACCTTCTTCAAATGAAATATATTTTATAATCTTATCAACATAACCAGTAGAACCATCACTATTATATGGATCAGCTATCGCTACACCGTTTATCTCTTCTGCTGGTAAATCTATACCGACAGTAGTATTATTATAAGGTAGATTGTCTAACTTAAAGCCTCTATTTACCTAAGTAACAGTCACATCTCCTGTTTGAACACTCTTAGTAGTACATGCTATTATAAAGTTATAACTAACATTGACACCATAGCCTCCCGGCTTTGATGTCATAACATTCATATTGTATCTATCTAGTATACTATCGCTAGTGTTATATGGATTTATGCAGTCATGTTTTTCAGGTATTGTAGCTAAGTATTCATCTATCTATTGTTGAGTCATGCCATTTAGACTCTTCTATATATCATCTAAGCCAGAACTAGATTTCAATTTTAATACCTTAGAAGAATTACATCTGTATGCTCTAGCATCATAAGTAGGATTCCAGCTATCTTCTTTAATATTGGCAGCAAACAACCTATTGTTCATTTTAGCAATAGTAGCAGCACTGAATAGAGATCCTGTTCTAGCATTTAATTCTTCAACAGTAAGCTCACCTAACTTAGTATTACCTGTATCTATGTACTAGATGTAGTCACTATCTTTGTTTATATTTATCTCATCTACTATATCTATCTTAGGAACACTATTATTTTCTTCATAGAATATTCTTATTATTCTACATTTCTCATAATGTTTACTAAGTAGTTTAGCTCTCATTACACATGCCTTTTTAGAAGAAGCATCCTTATTATCTCCTTCATAATCCTTTATAGCAGACGTAGTATTACTACTGGTAAGATGAATCATACTACTTAATGAAGATATTTCTGTTTCAGATCCTCTAACATTGAATAGCTGATAACAATACTATACCATACCTACATTTAAACTACCTTCTTCCATTCTAATCAATTCCATATTGGGAAGAGTGGCTCCTGGTATTATATCAAATGCAGTTATATCTTTTACTAATCCGTTTTCATCTAATAGTGGGTTCTATGGATCAGTTTCTTTATATTCATCACTGGTTAGATTAATGACTCTAATCATATGTTTTGAATCAGCAATGTATACTTTGATATTATTTTCTGATTCATAGTTGATTATTAGTTTAACAGATTCCGTGCTCCTTACTTCTGTATCTATATCTAATTTAGCTTTTAACACCAAATTAGTTTTTAAAGTATCGTCATCCTACAATATCAGAGTATATATAGAATTATATTGATATTTTCCATTTATAGAAAACTTAGTCAATATTACTGCTACTTCATTTTCTGTTGCAGTAGCTACTACTTTATCATAAGGACTTAATTCATTAGATACCTCTTTAATATAATCTATATTCTACAGTGAACCATTAGTGCCCTTATCATTAGTAACTACCCTAACATTCTTGGCATCACGATACTAAGAATCTTTCAAATATATGATATCTGAATCTAAATCTAACCCACCTGTGAATGTATTTGTTTGTAAATTATTAGGCATCATATCAATGGTTCTAATTATATATCAGTTGTTGATCTCCAATAGTAGAAAAGAATGTATCATGAGCATCTATCTCTGGATACAATTTAGTCCATATATTGTTTATAGTTTCTAAGTCATCCACAGTAGGCATCATTGCTTCTGCATATGCTTGTTTTCTATAGAAATTCCAACTGTTTCTAATATCATAATAATCATTCTAACTAATCTATCCTTTTAATTTCTTAGGATATAGTAATTTCATAGTAACATACCAATATAATGCTTCAAAGTATGATGCATTATCTGGTATCATTGGCATACTTTTTTCATCTGTGTATATAGCATGATAAGATATCTTGACAAACCCACATGGCACATTAGTCATTATATAACCAGGTTTGGTCATATACTATAATGTATTACTAAACATTGTACCATCTGTGTGACCACTTCCTAAAGCTCCTACTAATATACCATTATTACTAGCTACAGTATATTGATTTAGCAAAGTACTTAAAGTAGATCTAAGATTTTGATCTTCATTTAACTTTGCTAATGCCTCCTCATCTGTAACTAAGTTAAACATATTCTTTACTAGTGGGAATAATATTGTATCTTGTATGAGCATATTTGGCTTACCAGCGCATGGGTTATCGTGAAACACACCAAAACTAGATGTTGCTTTCTTCATTGGTAACCAACCGCCATTCTCCTAAAATGAAAATGCAACCTATCCCAATTGGTATAGATCACATGGAAGTTGACATTGATGTCCCTTTACTGGTATTACCGTAACTTTATGTTCTAACTACTATATGGCTCCTATCTTTTCCATACCTTCCCCAATCCACTATCTGATATCTGTTACTTTGATTTCGGATTCTTTTAGGTCTAGATCTGCAATTACTTTAGCGATTACTGCGTCAGAACTAACTAATCTATTATTTATCATCTTTTATTATTTTGGTAATTCCACATAATCATGTTCTCTATTCTTTATTATCTAAGCTAATCTTCTTTTATTAGCTCTAGTCATAACAAACTAATACTTTGTCTTATTAGGTATTAGACAATTCTATTTGTTGTAGTAACACCTATATTTATAGTAATTAGAATGTTCATTAATAAAGTATACTACTTTGCCTTGTATCTTACTCTCATGGTAATCTATCCTCAAACTTCTATTATCAAAGTGTTCAGGCTATCGCTTTACTATACACAGAGTACCCAGCCTACAAGGTAACTTAAATTCTCTACTCTACTCTAATACTTGATCTACTATATGTTTAAAGTAATCCTCAACAATACTTCTATACTAATCGTATGGAATATCATATACAGTTTCTTTATCAATATTTTGCTAGTATCTTTCGTAGAAGTCTTTTATTGTATATGATTTCGTTTTCATTGTTTTCTATTAATATTCTGAGTATCGTCTGCACTATTATTAGTAATATCACTAGGCATACTTAACATGAATCTCAATTCTCTATCTAGTATCAGTTGAGTAATAGTTGGAATCATTGCTGCTGGAACTGGGAAATCTTTATCTGGATCAAAACATGCTAACATCTCAGTAGGATCTTCTACTATAGCATCCACACTTATCCATTCTAGTTCATTAAGATTACTCTTAACATATATCTTATTATTCTTTATCCAAGCAATGTAATCTCCGCATGTATACTTTCTATTTCTTTGATACTTCTACTTAGTCTGTGAACCTATCTGAATAAGGTTCCCATACATATCTTTAACTGCTACAATTCCCTATTTGTAGTTAAAGTCTATAAGCTTAGGTAATTCTTTATTACCAACATACTAGAAATTACCAGGAGTACATTCTATCTTATCTAGATGTATTGGAGAAATAGTGGTTACATATAAATCATTTATGTCTCTACCTTTATCTATGTCCTATTTAATAAGCATAGCTCTGTAAGATATAATCCATTTCTCAATCTAAATACGGCTTAAATGTTCTGATTCACTTATGTTGTTATTCCTAGCAATCAAAAGTATGTTATCAATCATTTCATTAAGTGTCATATTAATTAATATATTTTATAACGTTATACTTTATATAACGCATTTTAAGTACATTTAAGGTACTTTATATTAATAGTAATACAATTGCCTGTGTGAGATAATAGCTTTTCTTACAGAGCTTTATATAAATAAAAAAGCCAGCTTTTAATTGCTGGCTTCCTTCATTGCTTCTTGCATGTTCTATGGTAACATCTGCTTCATTGGTGCAGGAACCATTTGACTTGCTTGTTTTATTATATCTTTGAGTTCATTAACCTAACTCTATAGTTCCGCTATCCTCGGATCTTCCTATACTTCAGGTTTAATGTCTAGTTTATTTAGTATGGCTTCACATTTCTACATTTCTTCATCATAACGAGCCATAGCTTCTTTCTTAGCTTTGTACTCATTGTATGTAGTTCTAACCATATTTATTATCTATTGTTTATCTGTAGCTACTGTTAATCCTATGTTAGTATCTGTTACTATAGATTTATTATCATCTACAGATAATTTCTTTTGCTCACCATCACAGCTTATAACTATGTCTACTAGTTTTCTCCTAGTCTGATTTGGTAGAGGAAACTACTACGGTGGTAACTATTCGTCGTATACTTTGGATACACTTGCTATAGTACCAGAGTAATAATTTGTGCTTTTCTTAAATGTACCTACGACTTCCAATACATGTATTGGGTCGCCTATGCTTAATTGAGAAAATGTTATCATAATAAGTATAAAGTATTAAGGGGTCCTCTCAGACCCCTTTGTTAATATTAGCTTAATTGGTTGCAGTAGTAGGAACTACTATGTGGTTAACAGTCTAAAATGTTCCATTACATTTGTTATAATAGATGAAATATCTATTACCAGCAGTAATTTCTTCATTGATCATCTGTTCACCGGAACCATTCAGCAAAGCTTTTCCACCAGCAGATACATTGCTACTATTACTAGCTCTTGAAGTAGTAGTAGTTGGGTCAATGAGTACTGATGCTTCAGCAGTAGCAGTACTAGAAGGACTATGTTGAATATTTAACAACATTATTCCTTCATTAGGAAGCTGTCTCCATAGTATTGGACAGATACCATAAGTAACCTAGTCATTGTTAGTACTAGTTGTTACATAAATAGTCTACATTACAGGAATACCAGCTCTATCTAATCTGTGTACTCTACGAAATCCATTGTTGAAATTATAGAAAGGATACATAATTACCTCCTTTCTTAATTAGCAACCGCAACCGCATCCATCATTGTATGCATTATAGTTGTAACCGAAACCATAGCAACAGTTAGGGTTTGGAACTACATATGCAGGAGTTGGTGCTGGAGTTCTTAACTGATTTACGATATTAGCTGTTTGAGCCTACTGAGAAGCTGACAAAGCTAATTGATTATTTTCTTGACGCAGAGCATCAATCTTGTTCTACATTTCACGCATTTCTAATTGACAGAACTTATCATTTATGATCTAAGTCTGTGCATCTATCTTAGAACCTATTACATTGAACTTAGTTGCGTTATCAGCCATCAAGCTGTTGAAACCAGATGTAATTGCATTCTGCAATGTATTTGTCTGGTTGCAGTTAGCCAACTGATTTTCATAACCCATCTTAGTGATGTTCAAGTTCACAGAATCAATAGAACGTTGAGTTGTGCAGCAGCACTCAGCTAATTTAGAAGCTAAGTTAGCATCACCAGAAGTAATAGCGTTGATAACTTCGCAGCTAGCAAGTTTAGTATCACAAGATACCTGACTTACACCAGCATTGATTGCGTTCAATGCATTCTGAACTGAGTTAATATCACAATTCAAAGTAGATGAAAGATTGCTGATTGCATCTTTGTTACCATTGATTGCTTGCATTAACAGATTAGTATTGGCATCAGTGTTTAATTCAGAAGCAAGCTGACCAGCTCCTCTACCGTTACCACCAAAACCGTTTCCTCCCCAACAGAAGAACAGGATGATGATCCAGATCCACCACCAGCCGCCATTTCCGCCCATGCCGTTGTTATTCATCATAGCCATGAGAGCAGCAGGATCCATACTACCTTTGTTTGCATTTTGCATTAATGCTGCAAGTCCAGCGTCTATACCGCGGTCTTGTACAATAATTCTATCTTCTAACATAATTGATTTAATTTAAATTTGATTTTGTTATTTTTATTATTAAAATCGAACGTAACGTGTTGATCTGCCACGTCCAAATTCATAAGGCTTATTATAGAAACGTTCCTCTTCTTCACGCATATGTCTACGATCTTCGAAATCGTCATCATAGTCACGATCATAATCGGACATTGCACGCATACGAGACATTCTGCCTCTTCTACCACGAGCTCTCATAGACTCTTCATCATCGTCTTCGTCCTCGTATTTGTAGCGGTCTCTTTCATATAATTCTTCCTCAGCAGTTCTGATCTTATCACACATTACATAAACATAATAGAACCACATCTTTCCTTCATCAATGTCTTTATCACATAGCCAAGCTTTAGCAAAGTCTACGAAATATTTATTGTGAGCTGAATTAGCGATGCTTACTATTACTTTGTAATAATCTGAATATATCATATTAAGAGCTACATACCAATCGTATTTGTTGAATCTTTCATCCAATCTAACACCATGTTGGTTTGCTAAAGCGACAGCTTCTTCGATAGTCCAGTGCGGACCTCTAGTGCCATCTTCATTCTCCATCTTACTTACTGCTTTACGTGCCTTTTCCTCATTGAAGTGAGGACCATGCTAAGCTTCATAAGCTTTAATACGGAATATTCTATGCATATTATTATTGATTAATAAGTTTAATATTCAATTAATTTGATACCTATACTATTCGGGTATCTGTTACTTTTATTAAATCGTTGGTATTCTTTATCTGATATTTATAGTATTTATCTTTTTTCCAATCAAAGTGCCAGAATCTCTACCAACCGTTTTTATACTTATTACGATATTGTTTTTTCTCCTCAACAAATAATATTTGTTGGTTTTTTAGATCTAAAATGGTAGTTAAGATTGAATCTTTCCTGCTTACTGTGATAGTGGTTAAAGAGTTTAATTTTAACTCTTCTGTAAAGTCAACTTCTTTGGTTACTATTTCAACCTGTGTAGTGTCTTTCATTTCTGTATTGATTACTTGTGCTTGTTTAAGATTCTGGTCTTTGATTTTTAATTCCTTCTGAGCTGTTTTAACTTGCTATAATAAACTATCTGAAGTATTGTTTAGCTAATCTATAGTAAGCTAAAGCACTCTGTTTTTTTCTTTAGTGTTACTCACTAACGACTCGTAATATCTTCCATTACTTATTGCCAATCCTAATTCGTTATCTAACTTACTTATCTTCTTGTGTTGATAACCACAAACAGAAAGTAAGGTAATAAATGCTGAAATTATTATTAATTTTATTTTCATAACTGTAAAATAAAAATGCCAGACATCTTTTAAACATCTGGCATTCTTGAAAATTATTCGTAAATTTTATTCCATAAATTCTGGTAGTATCCCCTATATTATCTAAGCTGCATCTCTTGTCATTTTTTCAACTAACTGAGATTCTTCAACTGTCAACTAATCTAAACCTTCGGGGAAGCCTACAACTATGTTACCTACCCATTTGTTGTCATTATCCATCAATCTTCTTATTGCAACTGTCTAGCAACCATTATACATCATTATAGATTTCATTTTCTTATCTATATCAGCCGATTCAATATCGTCTATGTATATATAATCTTCATTTGCTAGTTTTGAAACAAATTCTGCTACAGTATTAACCGGAATACTAGACATGTTATCCTTAACACTAGCTATTCCATTTCTCTTTACTTCAAGTGTAGCAGATATGAAAAGAGTTTTAGCAAGAGGATGTGGTTGTATCAGATAAACTCTACCAGCTTTTAAATAGTGCAACAGTTCCCATAGACAACCAAAACAAGTTGCTATACTTCCCGCATCTCGTTTTCTGTTTCTTTCTGAATCTAATTTCCACTATTCAATTTTGACATCTGTAAGTTTATTTTTAGTATATTGATTATATGTAAACCAACCTAAAATTATAGTTCCCAATGCTGTGATAATACTTGGAAGATGTTCTACTAAACCTGATAACAACATTATATTCGCAATTATATGATAAGTACTCTCGAGTGTTTGAATTAAAAACGCTTATGCTTTCTATTAGTTCCTCTTTTCTTATCGTTCCGAGCGTAAACTAATAGTTCTCTATAGCGCAATATTTTCTTTAATAAATTTATTCCATTGCAATGTTTCAACCATCCAATGTGACTACACATTTTTCTTCTGTAATATTTGAATGAAACATTTCTTTTACATAATCTTGCAGAGTTTCTGCACATTCTATGTTTAATGTTTTTCCTGATTAATACATAATCATGGTATATCTTATATCCTACAAATGATATACTTCTATCTTCTATTCTAAAAATCTAATAATTATCTTTAAACTACAACTTTAAAGCTTCTATTTGCAGTTTCATATCTTTAAATAGATCTCGCAAGAACTATTTATCTTTATGAAGAACTATAATATCATCTGCATATCTAAAGTAATACTGTAAATGTTTTTCTTCTTTAGCCCAGTGATCAAAGTAAGATAAGTATAGGTTAGCGAAGAACTATGATAGATAGTTACCAATTGGCACACCATCTGTTGAATCTATTATTTCATCTAATAGCCTTAATAATTTAGCATCCTTTATCTTCTTTCTAACTATCTACTTTAGTATGTCATGATCTATACTAGGATAAAATTTCCTGATATCTAACTTCAAACAATATTCAGTATTTTGCTTATCTTTTAAAGCTTCTTTTACATCCCTCAGTGCTGCATGAATTCCTCTATTTTTAATACAGCTATATGTATTCTTAATAAATACAGATGTCCATATTGGCTCTAGAACATTCATTATAGCATGATGAACTATTCTATCTGGATAATAAGGTAACTTAAACATTAATCTTTCTTTAGGTTCCTTAATTATAAAAGTATCATATTCAGAAGTAACATACTCATTATTAATTAGCTGCTGCTATAGCTTTTTTAATAATTCGTCTCTATTCTAATCAAATATTTCTACTTCTTGTCTATGACCTTTGTTTCTTCTGGCTTTAATATCAGCCAAATATAAGTTATCTAATGATACTATTTTGTCAAATAAATTGTTATATCTTTTCATAATCTGAAATACCTTTACGAGTCTTCGTATAATACTACCAACACATAATAGATAATAAATGTCATTTTTTGCTAAGAAGCAAGGTTTCACTCTAGTGTATAAAGATAAATATCTGGTATTTCATTCTACTGACTGTGGAATTAGTATTACTAACCTCATTATTGCAATTGCAATTGAACTAACTGGCATTCGTACCTTAGCTAGTATTACTACTTACTTATGTTAGAGAGTGACAACCTACTGTATCAATTTGACACAGATTTCTTTAATTTGTTTAAGGTATATATGTTAATCGACTACCGACCGTGGAAAGAGTAGCACCAACCCCAGAATAGCAAAAGCAAGCGAACCAACCGGCATACGCACCCGAGCTAGCAGCACCACCGACCAGCAACATTCTTAATGATGTAAAAGAAGTGGCCGCATAGAAATAATCACAATAGTATGTATTAGCACTACCAGCAACTTGATTTTCATCTGGAAATATATCACCAGCAGTATTGTTAACTAATTGTGTTACATATGCAGTTACTTTAGGAACATTAAATCCAGCATAGGTATAATCCTCAACTAAAGCACTACCAAATGTAAGATAATTATCATTTATGTATACTTTGTCTTCACCATCTGCTGTTTCAGCTTGGAACATTATATCATCACAAATAGACCAAGTATGCCCCCAAGGATTTTCTATACCTCTATATCTTGGTACTTTAAGTACTCTTGTAGTTGTATCGTTTCCATTATCATCTGTACTAGTGAAACTATATTCTACTACTCCTGTACTGTTACCAAGAGAATCAGTAACTCCAGTTGGTACAACAGAATAAGTAGTTACTTCATTTACCGTAAAAGCCCCTGTAGTAACACCCTCTCCCAATCCACCTTGGTGATAACCATCCTCAGTTAGGTTGGCATTAAATGTAGCCTATGAATTTCTATTAGCATACTCAACAACAAAACACCAAGTAAGAGCTTTATGTATCTTGTAGGTATATTGATTCCAATGCTCACTACCATTTGCTCTAGCCGCAGTACGGAATTGGGCTTTTGTAGTATTTACAGTAGGTAATTGATCTTTTACAGATCTAAGAATAGTTCCATCTTTATATCCTTCGTACGCAGACACATAGCATTTCTTAAAGAAGTGATAACCTGGTAAACCATAAGTAGACATTCTGATTTCTACATTGTTATCAGTATCTGCAATGAAATATATATAATGATCTGGTATCTCTACCATGATATTTAGAGCTGTATCAACATCAGTCCCATCTTCATACTTAGTCCAATCATTAGGATTCAGATATTTAACAGTTCCATCAATAGCAACAGTACAACCTTTTAATTGAGATTGAACAGGTAATGTTTTATGCATGTGCATATTACCAGTTCTAGTTCCAGTAGTAGCAGAACCTTCAAACTTTACTCCATACCATAATACTGTACGGTGTATGAGTTCATCTTCTAACCACATTTCTACTGGACTGTTCTCTAACATTACGATGTCATCTGCTTGTATGTCCATAATTATACTTTTTTAATATATAATACACCAGTTTCTTGTATCTGCGGTAATTCATCTATTACTTTAATCTCAGTTATAGATGTGCTAGATACATGATTAGAACTAGATATAGCATTATTAATTACAGTAGTACATTCAGCTTTAGTATATACGTCAGTCTTATTAGCCTTAGTACCAATAAGATTAGTCATAGTAGTTGCAAAATTAGGATCATCTCCTAATGCAGCAGCTAATTCATTTAATGTATCTAATGTTTCTGGAGCTCCTCCAACTAACTCTGATACTTTAGAAGAAGCTAATTCATTTATCTTACTATCAGTTTGAGTTTTAGTATATGCATCTGTTATACCATATCCAGATAAAGTAGTAGACTTATTAGCTTTTGTACTATTTAAAGTATTATGTGCATCATTACATTCCTCAACAAAGCTTTCATACTCTCTTTTATTTAATTTGGTTAATTGCAACGATGCAACACTAGCATACAGAGATGCAATGTCATTAGCTACACTAGAATCTCCTCCAGTTATATTGTTCCATTTCTTTCCATCATAGCATTTAATAACACCACCGTTAGGATCAGCTCCCAAATCAACCCAGTATGTTACTTCAAGTGGGTTTGGCTCATTACGCTGAGCCAAAAAGTTAATTCTTCCTGTTATCATTTTTTAACTAATTTATTATAAATATATTCGTATTCTCCCAATTTGAAATCGTTACGTTCCATTAACTTCTGAAAACTTTCCTTAGAAATAAAATCGAAAGGAATAGATTCAATGGTATTATAAAAATCAACAGCAGCACTAGCAAACTTCTCATTATAGTCTTGTAACATTTTTTTCCATTCCTCTTTAACTTCTTCAGTAGCATCGGATGAATGAGCTTGTTTTCTGATATCTTCAAAGTTATCTGGTTTATCTATGCGGTTAGCTGTCCGTTCACGAAAATCATAAATGTTATCCATTATTTTGCTCAGTTCTATTTTCAAATCAAACAGAGCAAATTTATCATTTTTATCTAAACCAAAGGGATTTATTAATCCTACTACAGGGTTTAATTGTTGCTCAATCTCAAATCGAGTAGCTTTAATCTCTTTTTCCATTACAGTATTGGTATTTCAGTTGTATCAATATAAGTATCGTTGTTATCTTCTACAGCAGGTGAATCTACAATAGACATCTCTTTATTCCATTCAGGACTTTCTAACATATTATCTAAGTCAACTCCCTCATACACTGGATATGGATACTCAATCTCTTGCTGTTCTTCATCCATTGAATCTAAACTTAACAACATAGGTTGAAAGTATTTATTGTATAGATTCTCATGAATCAAAGCATGTGTACCAGCTACATTAGTTCTTCTGTATTCCCAATCTACATCGAACTCTTTCAGTTCCTCAATTGGAACTACTAGAAATTTCATATTACTCATAATATTTATCCTCTATTCTTTTTATTTCTTTTTTAATTTCATCATTTGTTAATGTACGGTTATAAATATATAACCAGTAAATAGCACTATTCGTAAAAGCAGAATCACGTAAACCACCTAACAATAAAGACATATCAGCGTCAGATGTAGTACCTTTCTTGAGTTCAAAGCTATTATAATACGCATCACTCATAAAATTGATATTGTCATTACTTATAGGCAATCTATTATAAGTACCAGCATTAACCATAGTCTCATAATCTGGTACTCCTGGATTAGCTACATAGTGCTCTATCCCAATTGGTTGAGTTTTACCACCTTTAGATAAGAAATAATGGAACTTACCTGGATCTCTACTTAACCATTTCCTTTTATATATAAAAGTATAATAAGGATACAAAGTAGGTAACGTACTACATTCCATATAGTCATCAATACCATCAGTAACTATACAACCATCTAATGAAGGTAATACTTCTATAGTAAGATCACAATCATAATACTAAGTTGTGTCTCCTGAATTTCTTATAGGAACAAATCCAACCCAAACATTATCAGGAATCAAATTGGTTGTTGCTGCAAAAGACTTAGGTATATCATACACACCATCTTCAGTTATTTTAATAAAACTCGTCTAAGTAGCGAGGGAATCCTTTAAATAATAATAGTATATCATAAATTTGTTTTCTAATCCCTCTATTTTCATTTTAAATGCTGGAATTTCACCATTGTTACTAGTTATTTCTCCCCCTAATTTTACATAAGTAGACTATAACGCTCCACCAAATCCCATACGAGTAATATGGATATTAGATCCATTGTATGTACCTATAAAATCACTAGAACTAGTTCTAATATTTAACCATGTTTTACCAGCTCCAAAAACAACATCATACCCATTCCAACCAGACATTCCTTCATAAGCAAAGTTGCGTAATACCAACTCATTACCTTTAACTCCAACTAGCTTGTTCTTACCATCACTATCATTATAGTTATTAGCAAAGTTCCATCCTTCAACTAAGCTTTCATCTACATGAGCTTCAGTTACAATACACCAATGTATAGTACTACCAAACTCTCCCTAAGGAAGTTGATAAAATGTAAGGACAGAATCATTTGCATCTGAAATACTTGATTTTCTACATTGAAAAACTATGGATTTTACAGTATAAGGTTCTGTACTGTTAATTATACTTCCATCTGTAATTCTCGTATATCCATTATCCTAAAAAGCAGTTATTGATGTTATATTATCTGGTTTAGTATAGCAGAATGTTAACTTATACCACTTACCTTTTTCTAGTTTTTGTTTATATCTGTATACAGCTATCTAATAATTCTAAACACTTTGTTCAGTAAAAGAGTTATTTATTAGATTCTCATAGAATAATTCGCTCTTTACTTCTTGTATTTCTTCTTTAGATAGAGTTCTATTAAATAATACTACAGTTCTGATTGCAGCATTAGCATGTTGGAACGGAGCTACAGTATAGTTAGATCCTAAACTCATATGCGTAGAGTCAGGAAGATCTCCATATACTAACTTAGCTATTCCGTTATAGCTATCTCTTGTCACATATACTATATCATCAGCAGGTGTTACAATTGTTTGAGCTCCACTAAAACTTCTACATCCATATGTACCAGATGCATTTGATACTTCGGCGTATATAGCTCCATGATTATCAGCAGTCATCCTTTTAGATACTAAACAGTTTTGTCTGGAAGTATCTATACCAATCCACTTCCTATCCATTACTATAGTATAATCAGTCAATGGTTCTAAGTTATCTACAAATACATAATCGTCAACTCCGTCAAATACAAGATAATTGTTATACTATGGATCTGGTAATATTTCTATAGTCACATCTACTTCTTCATTTACATTAGCTTTAGTAGCAAGAAATCCTATGAAGTTTCTATTTCCAACTAAGTTTTCGGTTGGAATATAACTCATAGGAAGAGTATTAACGCCATTAGTTAGCTCCTAACTACTGACATACATACCGTTTTCTTTTAGATATTTGTAAATTACAGTTGCATTATCAGGTATTCCTGTAACCTTTATTTTAAAAGAAGGTATAACACTAGAATTTATTATTTCTCCATTATTATCTGTGATATAAGTATATACAATAGCAGAAGCAGTAGACAATTTATTTATTTTTATCTTAGTCTATGAATAAGTTGCCATGTCAACTGTATACCCATTATTCTTCCATGTCTTATTAGAACCAAATATGACAGGATAATAACCAAATCCTGACGTACCTTCAAATGCAAAATTCTTTAATGATCCATGATGACCATTACCAGATAGATCTTCTATTATAGGATTAGAAACTGGTCCAGATGAAGTAGTATAATCTGAATTAGTTTTATTACCAAACTCCCAATGAAGCACCATATCATCCCTCCAGCTAGTTTTACCTTCATACTTACGTATTTCATCATTTATCTCTTTCTGAGTTAAACTACGATCATATATAGCTATGTAATATACAGCAGCCTTTGCAGTTGGATAAAGACCATTTTGAAACAACTTACCTAATAAGAATAATGTAGAATCATAACCTGTACCTCTGACTATATCTTTTCCATTATAAGATGTAGCTGTTTGCCATGTTATCTTATCATCTACAAATTTACTTACTTTGGTATTTGCACCAAAACTGTATTCTTTATATTCTGGTACGGTGTCAGTATGCTCCAGTGTAAAAGCTCCATATATCTCATATCTTTTAGATAATAAAGCAGTATTTTTTACTAATTCTATATGTTCTCTTTTGCAAATTGCAGTATAGTCTTTTAACTATGGAAAATTAGAGTTTCTACCAAAATCATCTACACCATCTAATACTAATGCTCCTTCATATTTATCAGGTATTAGTTTAATAGTTATTGGAGAATTCTACTAATCTTCTACAGCAGATTTTAAAAATAATCCTACTACTTCTCTTGGATCATCCTCTGCAAATTTATGTTCGTAACTATAAGGATATGTATAAATTCCATCTGAATATATTTTGAAATATACTCTTACACTTTCTGACCAAGACCAAACTTCTAAAACCGAACCATCTACTAAACCCTTAACCTCAAACTAAAAACTATCAATAGCATCAGTTACTCTATCTGCTCCAGTACCATGTGGTGGTATAGAAAAGCAAAAACCAATAGAGTCTACAGTAGTAGTGAAAGTTCTACTAGTATTAGTATCTGTATGTTCAGAATTAGATACAGCAAAATTCCATTTATCTATACTAGTATTATATAATCCATAACCACTATTGCCTTTATATGCAAAATTATATAGATTCAGGATATTCTTTTTCCAACCAACTACCTTATTTCTATCTTCATCGTCATTGGTCTTATTTCTAAAGTCCCAGAATTCAACAAGATTAGGGTGAATAGGATTTCCCCCTTCACCCATTACCTTATTATTTCTTATATAATTACCTATTCCAATAAGATTAGTTCCCATACTGCAAAGAATTACTTGGTACTGTTTTAACCTCTATAATTAATTCTGGATTCCATCCAGGATAAAATACAGTAAATATAAAGCTAGGAGAGTTAGCTAATCTAACCTCAATCGTTATATTTTCATCTGTAATATTCTTAATTAGAAAAGGTCTTTCAGAATAAAAATTAGAAGTTAATGTATCTAATCTGGATACCTATAATGATACAGGAGCCCCATTATTATTGTCTATCATTGTTTTCATAATTAATTACTTGTCCTTTTACTTTTGTTTATTTTATTTCTATTGTTATCTCCTATCCAGCATCATGTGCTGCCTTCATATCTGCATATAACTTAGTAAAAGTAACAGTAGAATTAATTACTTGTCCTTTTACTTTATTCTATCCCACAAGTATACATCCGTCTGTATCTTCTGGTTTATTGCCGGAGGGATGTATCAGCACACCACTAAACCCTTTTACCTAAACTAATCTAGGTACTTTGCCTTCACATACTTTTGCCCAAGATCTATTTTTAAACTTAGGGCTGATAGTATCCATATCTATCTGATATATTCCTGCGGGAATTGCTGTTTTCCCATATACTTTTATCTTACTTATTTCAGATACATCCATTTCATCACTTAACTATCTGTCTGTATCTTCTAAAGTATCGCAAAAATACTGCTCATCTATATATAGTTTACCTATCGTGTATGTTTGCTATTTTGCTATCCTTACTAATTTTATCTTCATTATTTCTATGATCTTTTATAAATTTTATAGCTTTACCAATAACTAACATCTCCTCCATTGTAAAATTGTTCCCTCTTGCTACATTACATTCATAACAACAGGGAACTACATTTCCTATTTCATGACCTCTAGAATTATCTATCCTATCTAAACCTATATTTTTATTGTCTCCACAATAAATGCATTTTCCATTAGTTATAATATCTGATAAATACGAATATGTTATATTTGTAACTAATCCTCTTTTTTTATCTTTGCATCTATAGGCTGATAGCATTTTTGATATTTTATTTCTTTTCTTCTATTGATCTTTATGCTAGCTGATATCTAGAACTTTTTTAGCATTACTAATACGTTTACCAAATAGTATTTCTTCTGTGGTATAATCTTTCCCTTTAAAGTATCTTTGTCTTACTCCATTGTAGTTTAACTAGAATATATTACACCACTCTGCAATAGTTTTAGTTTGACCTTGATATGTAATTGTAGATAACTTTCCTAAAGATTCATCTCCTTTATTTGCCCATATGCAGTTATCTTTGCTATATGGAGCATTGATGTTTTTTCGTATTAGTATCTTACCTTTACTCCATCCATCCTACATATCTTCCTTAAATCCTGCAAAAGTATTCCATTTCTGTGGGAAACCTATTCGTTTTCCTTTTATGGTATATACCTTGCTTCTCCAAGAATTATACATAGAACCTTTAGATCTATCTACTTTAATAGTTTTAGCCTACTATACCTATTGTCTGGTTATCTCCATTCTAATTCACTTTATTAGTTGCTATTATAGTACCCATTAAATCTGCTGCCAAATTAATAGAAAACTACTTATCGTCATCACCTATGCAGTTTACTTTGTTTAAGATATGGACCTACATTAAGTAGATCCATTCTAATAATTCTCTATCACTTAAATGTCCTAACTAACTCATTCTGTCATTCCTGTAGCCCAGCTAGAAGGTATACTTCCACTATTTGTTATTTTAGATTTAGACATACCATAGAATACATTAGATTTATTACTGGTAGTTAAGTTATTCAACCAGTTCCAGAACTCTGGTACTGAACCAGTAGTATTAGTCTAATTGTAGAATGCTTCAGACACATTCTATAAACTCTTATGTCTAGCAGAAGTAAATAGAGTAGAACCTATCTTCTTAGGACCTTGACCAGCATACACAACATCTGGATAACTTCTAAATACTTTAGATATATTCTATAAAGCATTATTAAACTAGAAGAATTCATTTGGCATCTGTTGTATACCATCAGCAGGTCCTTGAAATTCAGCATCTAAGAATAAACTACTTACATCAGTAAGCTACGAATTGTTACTCAATAATGTAGCTGGCATCTAAACATTAGCTGGAATATTTATTCCTCTAAATAGTTCAGGTATACTCTTAAGGGCTTTATTATAACTTAATAATTCTGGTGCAAACATCAAACCGCTTTCATTACCATACGGCCAAGCATATGGAGTAATATTATAGTTCGTATGAAATACACCCTTTAAAGTACTAACGTTAGAAAGTGGTTTAAAGAGATAACCACATACTCTTCCATACAACCCATAATTATAAGTACCTATAATACCTCCTTTGACACTTACGTATGCCATAGCATACGATACATCAGTATTAGCATTATCATAGCAATATCTAAATAAATCAGGAGCACAAATAAAGTTCATAGAGTCTCTTCTGACATAACCCGATGGATTAGAATTACTTCTTAAATCGTACTCATTATCAAACTCATCTGGTAATACTGGTGATAGAGTAGTAATTTGTCCACTAGTTACCTTACTATAGAGTGTACTATTTTGTATAATGTCTTTTAAACCATATACTCCATCATAACACCATATGTTCCAGGTCTATTGATAGGGATCATAAGAAGCATTCTTTATTACTCTGTGTATATCATAATTAGGATTTGGAATAGTTTCTGTTTCACCACCTGGATTGTTTGGATCATAATTAGGATTTGGAATAGTTTCTCTGGGATCATAGTTAGGGTTAGCTATAAATTCTACTGGGTCATAGTTCTCATTCACAGTAATTAGATCTCCAGAGTCATCTAATGATGTCATATTGCCAACATTTCTAGTATAGCATTCTGCTTTCTCAGATTGAAAATGATACAAACAATAAGCCATATTAGTAATAGTCTTATTTATTACAGTAACAAGTTCAGTATACTTATTTTGGCTAGGTAATACTGCATCTGGATTATGTGTACCATCTTCATTTATACCAAAGTTTTCATCTATGCCTAACTTAGCTGCATCGGCATGATTCCATCCACTAAACTATTTAGTCTATTGACTTTCCATATAGAATAATCCATATGGTATCATACCCTCTTTTTTATCATCACTACTATTGCTATCTTCAAAGAATACTCTACCAGCATTTATTAACTTACAGTTCTTAAATCCTTTACTACTTAACTTATAAGTACAGTTGATTAATCCTTCAAATAAACCATATATATTAGTTAACTAAGTACAGTTTATAAACATGTCTCCAGGTAACTCTAGATCGCTAGGAGCATTGTTAAACTATACATTATAGAAGAAGTTAGGACAAGAAGTTAACTTAGTACAGTTCTTAAATATATCCATTGGGAACTGTTCTATGTCTTCTTGCATAAATACCTTATTTATACCATTCCCATTAAATGGAGTTGTAGTAGATGCAACATTTATATTATAACTAGAACTTCCGTTTATATGCTGTAACGTAGAAGCTATTTTTCTAAACATACTATTGTGTACTGGAAAATACACTTTAGATGCTGTAGTATCATAACTAGATATAATAAATGATTGTACTATTCTATATATCTTAGTAGGGAATTCAAATGGATCAGAATCAAATACTGTATCAGATCCTCCAAATAAATTCAACAATGTACCCTTACCTTTAACATTTCTAAATACATAAAATAGAGAAGTAAGATTTGGGTTATGCGCAAACATAGGACAATATGTTATAGTTTTACCTTCACTATTCTGCACTGTAGCGGAATCAAATTCAATCCAGATTCCGTAGAATAAATATTCAAGTGACTATAGTTTAGGAAGGTCTTTGAATAATCTACTAGCTTTAGCATACACTCTATATTCATCAGCATTCTCTTCTGTAATAGCTGTGTTATTAGAATCTTCTACAAATATTACCTTATCTGTTCCAGACGTGTGGAATGTTGATGACAACTATGTTATATTCAATGTTTTATCTTCTGCTATTTTAGAGAATATAAAATCATCTATTATCCATGTATTACCAGTAGCAAATACATTATTAAAAGTCTTTACACTTACTAGCGGACTTAATAAACCATTATAAGCAGTTATCTATCCATTAGAGCGTTCATTACTATATATAGGTCCACCTAAATTAGTACCATAGAACATTGTATCCATATTGGTAACCTTACCACAATGCTAAAACATATTCCTATTTAAAGGATTAGCACAGCTACTAGTTACATTCTTACACGTATAGAAACAAGTACTTAATATGGTTACATCATTGCATTTAGTTAGTACATAGTATACGTCATATAAGTTACACATTGTATTTCTGAATCCATTTGCTAACGATGTAGTACTTATGGTTATGTTACTATCTAAACCTTCATTATTGTCCCACTGAATCTTACCTTCTGTAGTATCAGAATCAGGTCCAAACCATTTACCTACTTCTGGTATTGGGGTTATAGCATCAGATGGCATATCATGTATATAATATGACTGACAGTTATAGAAACAAGCACTTGAAGTTATGTCTATATGCCCAAATACTCTAGTTAGATTTAAACATCCAGAGAATGTAGAACTATTTACTTTGAATGGAGTATACTTACTATTTCGAAATTTAATGTACTTAAATGTACCATTATTAATATTTAAATTAGTAAATGTAAATGGACTTAAATCTAATACTCTATCGCCATTATATGTTGCAACAGGATTATTACCAAACTAAAACGCATCTATCTAACTAGAAGATAAATTCAAATTAGTAAGAGAATCAAAATTAGGAGCAAATTCTATAACATCTGTAGTATTTGTATTACTTAAATCTAAAGTAGTAAGATTAGGAGCTCCAGTAAGACTTATACTTAAATTAGTATTAGTACATCCTGATAAATTCACAGATTCTAATGAATTACAATTAGATACACTAAACACATTTAATTTAGGACAATTAGGAGCTATCACTGTCTATAGATTACTACATCCAATAATAGTAATAGATGTCAAATCTCCAAGATTACGTAAATCTAATAAAGTTAACTTATTACAGTTATTCACTTCTACTGACTATAGCTTAGTACATCCTGAGAAATCTATTTCATCAATAAATGGTTGATCTTTTAATATCAATTTTTCTATAGTAGAATTTACTATATTTAGTTCAGATAAAGCTGCATTAGGTAATGACAAAGAAGTTATACACCCATTAGATATATCTATAGTTTTTAATTTATTATAATTCTCTACATTAACAGGGAATGTTGGTACACCACTATTACTTGCCCAAAACTTAGTATTAGATAAATCTATATGTCTAATGTCTGATGTAGGACTAGTAGTTAACCCTTTTACGAATATAGTACTAAAATCTACAGGTTCAGAAGATAATGTATTTACAGAACTAAGATTCACCTCAGACATACTAGGTAATGACATAGATGTCATAAATCCCTAGAATCTAATTTTATCTAATCCTTTCATATTACTTATCTCAGACATATTATTAATAGTTATCTGAGTATTAAATGAAGATAATGAAGCTAACCTAATAGTAGTCTCAACATTTTCATCAATAAAGTATCTAGTTTCACCACCAGATGAATTACCTATATTAACACTAAATATAGCAGGACTATTCATCTTAATTGTTAACTCAGCATTGTTACTTTCAGAACCACCGCACTTAAATGAACCTTTTTCATTATATGGATAAATAACATTATTATTAGCGAATGAGAATACTCCATCCATAAATGTTAATCGCTTCTTTATCCAATCTCTAACAAAGTTATTACGAGTACCGTGTAAGAATTCAATATTAGCATATGCAGCAGGAGTTTCAGAATCCTTCTAATATTTAGTTAAATATTTAACTTTATAGTCATAGTTATATAATAACTCTCCACAATTAACAGTCTATGATGCAAAATAGTTTTCAACAAATAAGTTTGCTGACGCTAATAGTGTTTGATTAGTACGCCACAAATCCCATAACTGATCATACGTACTGCCTGTATATACTCCAGTATTTATAAATCTAGTATCTCTAAGTACATCCCATAATCTAGCAGAGTATTCATCATAACCTCCAGTAGCATCATTTCTAGTTATAACTAGTGAATTTACACCCGTACTAGTATCAGCATTAGAGAACGTATCAATATAAGCTGTTTTAGCTACATTTTCTTCTCCAGTATTACTAAGCCCATTAGCAGTATCCATATCATAAAAACAGGGCCACCATTTATTATAATTATCATCTGTTAAGTTACCTCCTACGTTCCATGAACGTAATACCATATTCTTACCTAATGAGTCAACCAGACCAAATGCTATACATATCATGAAGTATGAGTATGCATTACGTATACTTAATCTTAAAGATAAATCATCAGCTAATGCAGACCAAGATTGTTGTGCTGGATATATAGCTCCTGTCTTTTCATAACCTTTTGTAGTTACATTCCATCTATACTTATCTACATCTTCACCAGTCATAGAAGCTAATGCACTGAATACTAATTGTAATCTCTACCATACATTATTATCAGTTACTGATGAAGCATCCTAAGTAGCTCCATTATATTTAAATTCACCTACATGCTATATAATAGTTAAATCATCCTACATAAATAATGCAGTAGGTTGTACTCCGTCTGGTCCACTAATTACATTAGCGTTATCTCCAAATTCATATGAGTATATCTATTGAGGATTTATACTACCGTAATTTTCATTCTACTTATATATTTCATACTTAGTAATGAATGCTGGAAGTGGCTAATCAATGTATTCTCCAGAAGAGTTCTTTATTTTAGTAGTAAAATTCTTAAAGAACTTCATACCCATATTATAGTATGCTCCACGACCTAAGTTAAAACTATATATACCTAACATTTCCTAAGTACTAGTTCCATCAAACTATATTAGTAGTATGATTGGGAAACCTTCCAAAGTATGCTTAATAGTAACTTTTTCATGTTTCTACGATGTATTAATAGAGTCCACTGGTCTCCTAGCTTCAAGTTCCTACATAGGAGGAGTCTTATCAAACAATACATCTGCATGATCATTAATCCACTTACCAATAGAAGCATTGTTAGCATGTGCAGAGTCTACTACGTCAGCTTTCAAAGTAAACTGATTCTCTGGCATCCATGTTTCTTTAGGTTGAAATAATTCAGGTCCTATAGTTTTGCCACTATCGTCTGTTATAATTTTATTAAATATAATTTCTAAGTTCTTAGATCTATAACCAGTTGACGATGTACCTTGCTTCTATAATGACATATCTGTAGTAGATATTGCTGAACCATTATCTGAATTAGGATCAAAATAACTAAATGTACATCCATTATAAATAGTACTATCTGGTCCAATAGCTTCATATACAGCTTTAGTAAAACCAGAGTTAGCGCAGTTAATTAATGCTACTGGCAATGGTGGTTTTTTGTTAACATCCCCAATCAAACTACTAAAGTTTAGATTAGCATATGTACCAGTTGAATCGTCCCATAAAGTACTTGAACTAGTATTCTCCGTAATAGAGAAGAAGTTCTTAAGCTTTAGATCATTATATTCTACAAAGTCTACAGATCCATCAGGCAACAGTTCAGAACGTACTCTAGCATTTAAACTATTAATAACTATCTATTTATCGTTTAACGGAGATCTAAATAAGTTTAATTCATAGAATTCTACATCTGAGAAGTTCTATACTTGGTTGTTTTCGTAATCACAAGCTAAATATATCTTACTACTAGTTACCCATGTAAACTGATCTTTAATCTCTTTAGCAGCATTTAGTACTCCATTAACAAAGATCTTAATTTCTCCTTTACTTTGGTCTACTACAAAATCTAGAGTATTTATAACATTCTATTGTATCTTACATTGTATAGTCTATTTAATATTGCCATCTGTATACTTCCATACTACATCTTCCAAATTAACCTATATACCTTCTTGGAATTCTCCATCCGATGAATAATCTCCAATATAGAATACAGCTCTATCATTGAAAGGATGTAAATCAGTTTTAAATGTAACAGATAATGTAAATCCTAATCTAGACCAGTTAGCATTATCTGCGGTTGATGCAGCAAACGGCTATACATCTACTATAGCATATGATTCCCCACTTAGACGTAATTTACTTTGTCCATTTTCATTTAAGAATCCTGATAGAATGCCATTAGTATCATACACATTTAAACTAGTTACTACCTCTTGTTCTTCTACCTAACCAGGAAGAATAAAGTTAGGAATAGTACTAGTCCATGTAGTTGCAGTGGATATCTAAGGGAAACTTCCCTGTTTAATATTCCATTGCGCATACATAGTATTATTAGGATTCTAAGTAGGTATCAATGATTGCTATGCTGCTATAACTGAACATCTAAGTTCACTATCTGTAATAGGAGATCCTTTCTCAGACCAGCATCGCAATGTGATCTCGTAATCTCCTAAATAGGTTTCCTCCTAAGGTATTGACCAACTGAATACTTGTACTTTACCTCTTTGAACATAACTATTTTGATTGAAGTTAGTAGAGTCTGCATCAAATATACCTATATCGTGAGTTATATTCCCTTTCTATATTCTTATAGCATAATAGATAATTGATACACCAGCCAAATAAGGAGTAAATGAAAATGATATATTACCAGATTGAGCAAACTCCGTAGGTTCCTTTCCAGCATCTATATCTTGTTTTGTTGTTATTCCATCTACTAACACTACTAATGAAGTACCGTCTTCCACTACAACTCTATTAGTTATAGTATCTGAGTATATTACTGTAGTATCTATAGATGTAGTTGCTTGAGCTGATATAGTGTATGAACTACCAGCAGTTGGTGTTTGACCACCAAACAGATCAAAAAAGTTAACATCTAATAATTTAGGTTCAACAGATGAAAATGCTCCTATATCATATGTCTAAGATATACCATTAGTCTCATTTTTGACAATCAACGATGTAGCTGAACCTAATACCTTATTATTTACTTTATATGTAATATAATAAGGCAAACCTATAGTTGCTGTTACAGATGTAACTGATGACTCTAATTTGATAGAAGATTCTACAACAGTAAGCAGGTATGGTGGAACTGATATACCTTCACTGTTACTAGCCATAACTACAATACTGTGGCTAGAGGAATTAGAGTATGCTGTTATATCTGGTATTTCAAATGTACCCTATATACCAGTGTATGCAGTTAAATCCTTTATAACAGTAGTACCATCTAATGTTACAGTAATAGAATACTTCTAGTTTGCCTTAGTAGAAGTTATTAAGTAACGTAATGTTAACTTAGTATCTGTAGCGTACAGATAATTAACTCCTTCTGTAGTAGTAATTTCTGCATTGGTCAATTTGATAGAGTCGTTTGTTCCTCCTCCACCACCTCCTCCTCCAATGGTTCCGTTTATTACTACCCAACTCAGATTTCTACGTGTTTCTTCTACTTTATCATCTAATTCTACTAATACATCATTAACAGATTTAGTAGTACCCTGATCCCCTAAAAAATGAGGATCAGTTACTACTATACCACTAGCGTTACCAGATGAGATAATATCCCACGTACCGGTTTCCTTGTTGTATTTCTTTAAATTCATAATCTATTTATTACAATTACATCTTGACCATTATTTATTTCTCCATTACCTCCAATAGCTTCTGGAGCATTACTACTACTCGGAATGTTAACATTGAACTTACCAGCACTAGTAAATAGATAATTTATCTTGTAAGTTCTAGCCTCTATTTTATCATCCCATATAGAGTAAAGAGTATAGAAAGGATATCTCTATCCTGGATTTACCTTAGCTGTAATATCTGTCTAACTTGTCTGAGTAATAGTAGCTGGAAAATAGTATCTATTCCAAGGTATACCAGGAGCTGGTAATTCTTTATTAGATGTATGTTTATAACCAGTAGCCTAGTTAGTTATATATATAGGAGCATAAATACTATCAACTAATTCAAATGTACACAAATGTTTCTAGGTATCATACGCTGCATTACCAATCCATGTAGAAGGAAATTTCTGTCCAGCCAATTGTGGATCCGTTGTGTCTTCTGCTAACGTGTCAGTTCTATAGTAACTCTATAACATCTAAGGAGTTAACTATATAATAGGTTTCATACTACTATCTGGATTCTCACGTAATGGTAAACTACATGCATATGTATGCTTATGACCGCCTATTGCTAAACGTATACCATATTCTTCACAGAACGTGCTAAACCAATACTTATTAGCTTGATTCACATTGTAATTTAAATGGCTACCACTTCTCTCTACTTTAGGATTCTCAGTACCTTCCCAATAGAAATTACTTATAACATTCTAAGTAATAATAGTAAATGGCAATTCGTGGCATACCGCTATCTTCCATTTGATTTCGCCTACGTCTTCAGCATTCTAAATATTAGTTATATCCTGTATACACCAGTCTTTAATAGTAGCATACAGTAAACCTCCTTGACTTAATCCATATACATTCTTTTCAGTACCTTCTGTTATTTCAGAATTAACCATCAAGAAGTGTACATTCTTATAATTAAAAGAATATAGAGAGTCTACAAATATCTCTTTACCTTCTATAGTAAATATAGGGGGATTTTCTGGATCCATTTCGAAAGTATAGAAGAAAGATAGATTTTTAGGATTGATCTTTGAACTATCACCGCCATTACCAAGTTGATATATATTTGCTGGGCATAGATCATTATTGCCAATCACTGGCATTTCTGGAATATCTATCTGCTTTCTTCCTTCATAATAATCCAACCATTCACTAACACGATTACCATTCTGAGTCATGTCACCTGTATTAATAGTGAATTTAGTAGAGTTTATTCCATGTCTAGTCCAGATATATTCAGCAGCTTCCTTCCATATCTGATATTCATCCCAATTAAATCCCTGTTGATCGCTTACTTGTATGAAATCCCATTTTGCCGTACTTTCAGATGATTCTACTTTAAATGTTTTAACATCACTCATGTATTCTGTAGGATCTCCTGGTACGTATTCTCTACCTATCTTATATTCATAAGTACCTTCATCAAGGTTTCTTATAATTACTTTATGTGTAGTAAATGCAGTACCATCAGTAAACTCAGATCTAATTCTATTATAGTACTTATTTATACCAGTAAGATCTTTGAATGATTCTACTTTATTCCAAGTTTCTTCTGTTTCCTTTTTATACCATATAAATTCATCATAGTATCCAACAGATATCCAATTAAAGCACCTTGTAGCATTAGGAGCTGTAGCCTATATACCAAAAGTACATGTAATATAATTAGGTTTAGTGTTGTCTAACTTGGTTTTATTAAAGAATATATCCTTATTCTAATAACTAGCTTTAGGAGTATATGCTTCTACATTAGGTATAATATCTTTAGTAAGATCTACAAAGTACCAGTCATTTGCATTATTTCTAGCTGTTAAAGCTTTAGTAGCCTGACTAACTGGATCCATATCATAATATTTAGTAAACAGTCTATCAGGACTTAAGTATGCATAAGGTGCACTCTCTTTAGCATCAATAGTATCTGCATCTCCAGCATTTTCTTTGTTTAAACCTACTAAGTCGATATAACCTTTTGATACTTTAACACTACCACCTACATTAGTATATGGAGCAGCTACAGATGATTTATCTGTTCCCCATGTTAAATAGAACTTAGCTTTAGTATTATCAAACTTAATTAGTTCTCCTTTAGAATCTTTCCACTCCATATCAAAAGTATCTACTTTAATACGAGTTGTATTAGCATCCATTACTGAACATTGTGCCCCTCTAATTAAGAATGTAGATCCTTTCTTAATCAATCCTTCCAATGGTAACACTTCCCAGTCTGTACCAGAACTAGAGTACTGCAAAGATAAACCATTAAGATTCACATCACTATCTGTAAGATTAGATAACTCTACAAAGTTGTGTGAACAATAATTATAAGAGTGTTCATCCGCAGTTAATCCACCACAATACACACTATTGATATACAATTTTTGTAAGTATAATGATGTCACATATACCCAAGAGCTACCAGGATCTGTTTGACCTCCTTCTGGTTCTGGCTGAGGGGTATCCAATTCTTTTGCGTAAATGACTAATTTACCATCGTCATTTACTTTTACTCTATAGGTTTTACCACTTGGTGATACAAAACCAATAGTATCTAGTTTGTCTAAATCTTCTTTAGTCACTTCGTCTCCTCCTGGTATATCTCCACCACCACTTTCTCCTTTATTAATCCATACTAAGTCTCCCTAGCTTTTGATATAGAGTCTTTGGTTGTCAACACACCATAATAATTCGTTATTTAAAAATTTATCTTTGTTCTCTACTAAGTCATTATAGTATCCAGCCTTTATACATAAATGTTTAAGGTTAGGAACCATTTCATCTGCATATGAAGGGTATTCTGGTTCACTTGATGCAACTGATATTCCTTCAGCTTCTTCTGGTTTTTCAGGTGTTACTTTAGTTATTTCATCTGCTGCATTATTAGTAAAGTCTCCAGAACTCATTTGATTATCAAATGCATATTGGAATCTTTTGACTGCTTTCTGTAAAGCCTATATAGAAGTAATTATGCTTCTAAGATCTTCATTTACATATTGAGGTATAGACTTCTCAGCATCATCTGCCCATATATCATTAGTATCTAAAGGTGGATTTTCTGATATTACAATCTCTGTTCCAGAACCTCCTCCACCAGTTTCTACTAATGACCATCCGTTTGAATTCTTTCTTTCATGCCAATTTACCAGTCTATAATATTCACCTTCACTTTGTACAAACCACTATTGACCTATGGCATCATTTCCCTGATTTATTTTAGATTCACTAAGTATAGCATCAGATATTAGATACAAGTCTTGTTTAGTGGCAACCTATTTAAATCCAGATACCTCTTTAGCATTTACTGCACCATACGCATTAGTATTATTACTACCTATCTTAGCTGGAAATGTAATTATATTCTCCATTATTTGAAATTCAATTTAGCGTTAGTAAATGCTCCAGGGTTAGCTGAAGTGTACACTCTCATACCTATAGTTTGCCCAGAATCTAAAGTCATAGATTCTTCAGTATAATTGAATGCTTCAGTTATATCATATGAGTCATTCATTATTATATTGGTTAACTTTTTAAATGTAACTGGATATTTATATGTAAAATATTGGTAACTCTATGTAGTAACACCAGTAAATGTAGCAGTAGCAGAACTTCTTAATGTTTTAGTCATAGATCCAGAATCTACGCCAGCATATGTAGGATATAAAAATGTTATACTACTATATGCTTCAGTACGATCTTCTCCTGTAGCTTCTACTAATTTACCATCTACTACTTCATATCCAACTTTTTTAGCATAAAATTCAACTCCAAACTTACTATTAAAAAATATATCACTTCTAGTTACAGTATTAGAGTATTGCCCGTCTGGTGGTAAATTAACACCAAATACTGAAGAGAAAGTTCTTTCAGGATTTTTACTATCTTTATTACTTTTCCATCTATATTTACCTGACCAATTATACTTAAACCCCCATTCAGCATTAAGATTTAAACTAGTAGATGTTTGACCTGTCTACACATTTGTCCATGTACATGTTAATTCTGGAGTTACTAATGGTTTATCAATTACTATTTCACCAGTGCCTCCACCTCCATGTTCACCTATATACTCTATAACATCATCTCCTAATTTATCTAATGTTACAGATTTATCAGGTATCACATAAACTGTATTTTCTACTATACGAGGAGGAACATGACACGGTCTTTTTGGAGTACAATCGCACCCTGATTTAAAGTCTAGTTTCATATTACCTCCTTATCTATTTGACATCTAAGAGAACCGATATATGTCTATAACATTTGCTTATCTTTAGGATCTGTAGTATTTCCTAGCAATAATGTTAACTCATTGATACATATTGCTGCAACAACATTCCTATTACTTATGTTAATACTATTAAGTAACTAGCTATTTATATATTCATTTATCGTATTCATTGTATTTATTTTAGCATAAAGAGCATACTCCGTTACTACATCTACCAGTAGTACAGCAGTTTACTCTATTAATAGAAACGTCTAATAATCGCATTAGCTCACTATATATTTTCATTTCGTTCACAAGATCTTTAGAAGCAATAGCTAAATCTAATAATTGTTTTTTAAAGGTGATTAACATTATTCTCTGCATCTATTGATCATCTAAACAAGTAGAACAATATGAGTTTAATTTCTTCATTTCACATTCATATATGAATGTATCATCGTAGTATAAACCCTATGCCTCAATATTTGGTCTATTATCACTATCTTCGTCTGTCAACCATATATGTTTCATAGAATTGAGCAACTGACTGAATATAGGAGATGCAATTGTTACTGGTATCAACCATTCAGATCCACCATCTGTAGCAGAACCAAATGTAAATAAAGTAGTACTATCTGTATTTTTTAATACATATGAATGTAGTTCATCATTATTACTATACATGTTTGCATAGTTATAACTCTCGTCTATATACAGTTTAGCTATATCACCAGTAGCAAATTCATCCTAAGTATGCAGTACAAATCTCAATTCACTGTTTTCTGCATCTAATACTATGTCTGTTAATTTATTCATAATATTATATAATAAAAAAATAGGGGTGATAGGGCTAATGCCCCGTCGCCCCTATTTCATTTGGTTATTAACTTAATTAAGCTGAAATAAAGCTAGTTATACCTTTTGCAACAATAGAATCTGCAATAGCAGCAGAATCACTATGTTTGATATATACTTCAGTAGTCAGCGGAGTAGTTTTAATGTATTGATTATCATTACTCAAATACAAGTTATCATTTTCAATAGTAATATAATCATACGCAGCACCTTCCTCTACCATTCTAGCTTGTTCAACGATAGGATATGCACCAGTAAATACATGTCCTTGGTATCCCATGAAACGTACTTCAGCATCTCTAACTTGTTTCCAATAGCCTTTACCTGGGTTACCCGGAGTTTTTACAATAGTAACTCCTTCAACAGCTTCAGGGAAGTTATTCAAGATTGCACTAGGAAGAGTTTCATATAAGGAAACTTCCATAGATACAGTGCTGTATTCGTTCAAAGAATATACTCCTTCATTATCATCTTTTTCCATAGCCGTCAAAGTGATAGTGCTACTAGACAGAGAAGCTTGTACTCTACGATTCTTATGCTTGTTAATCTTATTAACTAAAGCAGTAGCCAATGCTGTAGCATCAGTACTTTCAGCATATACTTCGTAAGAGTGAGTAAACTGTCCCGGAGCTTCGTACATATCTTTGTATACAATACGGAGTACATAACGGTGACCAGCTACGATATTAGCACCAGAACCAAAAGTAATAACTACTTTATCTTGGATAGGAGCTACAGTATCACCAATCACTGCACTGGGTTTAGAACCTTTCTGGATCTCGTTAGAGAACTTAATATTTGCTTTCTATGCAACTGTACCATCTGGCATAGTTACATTAATTTTGTTCATAGCTACACCTACATACAGACTAGAAGCTTTAGCTGCTGCGTCAGCAGTTGTAATAAGAGCCTTATTCTCATCGAACAAAGCAACATCACCTACAGCTAATGCATCTACAGTAGTATATGAAGCCGGAGCTTGTTTACCGATTAATACGGTATCAACGTGTTGTAACATTATTTATTATTTTTTAGAGTTAAACTTGGCGCCGTCTAACAAATTCGTTTTTCTACTTCCTTTCGGTTTCCACGTCAAACGAACGCTTTAATTTGCACTAGATTTCTCTGGTGCGTTTGATGTAGCAGCTAACGATAAGTAATCTCTAACTGCCATACTCACAATTTCATTATGAGTGTTGCTTGGTAAGTCTACATATTCTTCAGTAGATGTAGCACTTATTTTTTTTGGTTTTTTAAGAAATGTAATAACATATTCACTGATTTCATAATTACCATCAGTATATAATAATATCTGTTTATCTGTATACACTCTAACAGGTTTAGCTTGATTATGATGCAAATGATACTCTGATAAACTATTATCTAATATGCCATTTAAATTCTCTAAAGTTGCTTCTATAATACCAGAAGCTTTAGTTAATAAGTTATCGCACTTATTATCGACTAATTGTATGAATACAGATTCACTAAGTCCAAATAAATAATCTGCTGGATATTCTACATGATGACATGTTCTGTTACCAGTAGCTGCATACCTTTCTGGTTTAGAGTATATCACAGTATCAACTAACTATCTTAAATTGTCACTTATTTCCTAATTCTACTAGAATACTCTGTATAACTATTTAACATATTCATCTTTACTTTTATTGATGTAATACATTATCTAATCTACAGTAAGTTTATCAGTGACATTATATGTTGGAAATACTGTCTATAATTCTCTTTCAAATGCTATTAGAAAATCTCTACCACTCATTATTCAGATAAATTATTTATTTGTAATTTGGTTTCTGTTCTCCTAGACTCTATGTTTTCTAATGCTATTACTACAGCCCTATCTATTACTTCATATATAACGCTGTTAGATACTTCAGTAAAGAATTCTGTAGTAGCATCGTCTAGATCTATCTTTGTAGGATATTTAATATAAGTAACGTTAACTGTTTTAGTATTTGATGTTACAAATATTTTAGTATCTACATACATTATTAAATCATTTCCTTCTATAGTAACTACAGGATTTGGAATCCACATACCTAAGTTATCATAGGTTGCCTTATATTTTTCTGCTGAGTTATGGTCTAATAGAATACATGTAGCAAAATTCTAATCCTATTGTAAATTAACATTTAGTACAATCCAAACATTATTTTCTTCACTAAATAAGTTAGGAACTATAACTAAATTACTTACTTGAGACATAGCATTTCCTAAAGTAACCTGCTAGTTAGTAATCGTGCTTACTAATCCTTGTATGTCAGATACTCTTTTAGGGCTACCTTCAAATGCCATTCTAGAAGTATTATTACCAGTAATTTTATTACTAACTACTTCTAAATAAGCCTGGTTTATAAAATCTTGCTTCTCTTCTGGAAGAAATGCAGGACAGCCACCATAAGCAACTGTCGCTGAATTCTTATCCATTATAGTATCAAATATTCTAGTTATCTCAGTAGATTTCATTACTTAGATTTAATTTCGTTAAGTATTGTTAACTTAATATCCTGATTCTTTTTATCATTAAGATATGCAATAACATCTTCAAGTCCATTACCAATTAAATCTGTACCAAAGTAATATTGAGTACGATTCTTTCTAATGATGTTCTTTGCAATAGCTTCTTCAATTACGAAGTTAATTTCTTTGTTAGGGTTATTTACCCATTTCAACATAAACTTCTCTGGTGACAGTTCAACCTGCTCTACTAATTTAGCTTCTACTAATTCATTAGATATATTGTCAGATTTGATACCATATAAACGTAAACATTTACGCATTTCTTCTACTGACATCTTATCTAATTCTCTATAAGCTTCACGTTTAACCTTATTGATAAGATTTTTCTGTTCGGCTTCAGCATCTTTATTGATTATAACATAATCTTTTGCAGGATTTATTTTACTAAAACCATCAGCAACTCGCTTATGTCCTTTGAGAAATAAATATTTTAATTCATCCTCTGGTTTATCTGTATCCAGAATTAGGTCTCTTTTACCTAATTTGATAGCAAATGAATCCCAGAATCTGCTGTTTGGTGCAAGCTCACCTTCTGCTTTACCTAATGCTTGCTCTAATCTTGCTGCATCTTTTGCAGTAAGTCCTGTGTATAAATTGCCAGATCTAGTCCAATATGAACTCAAACAATCATAACACTTATCCCATTTAGTTAAATTTGTCCAGGGATTTACTTTAATTATTCTAACGATTACTTCCATAATATTAATATTAGATTATCAAGTTAGTATATGAGTAGTGGGGCTTTCGCCCCCTTACTTCATTTATTAAGCTGCTTCCATGATTAATTCACCACAAGCACGCGGATCTCTCAACATGATACCCATTTCACCAAGGAAGTATACGGTATAACCGTCCTTACCATTAGATCTCAAAGTATCTTTAGACTTAGCATAACCATTTGGAGCTACAGCACCACCAGTATACCAAGTAACGAATTCACGTCCTTTACGAACTACTTTCACGATATTTGCTTCACCGTCACGTCTACCAAGATCAAGGAATGTCATACGATATGATTCCAATGGTTTCAACGTTACTGGGTGTAACTCACGGTTATAAGTAATATCATCATACAATGGGAAGTATTTCAAAGTAAGCTCAATACCATTAGTCATTGAGTAAGTCTTGAACTGACCACCGAATTTCAAATCATTACCAGAACCAGTTACAAATACAGTATCAATCAAGTTCATAGTAGCTACTTTTTCTTTCAATACACGGTCGAACTCTCTCATACCCATTTCACCAGTCAAAGCAACAAACTTACGTTCATTAGTACCAAGTACATTATAAGACAAGTCAAACAAGAAGTCTTCGAGTAATTCACCAGTCAGACGAGTATAATAACGTCTGTTAGACGGAGCAATCTGTTCCAACAAACCAGCTCCAATGAATACAGGACGTCCGTTTGTACCTTTCAAGTTACAAGAACCATCTTTGTTCACATTAGATTTCTGATATACCAACAGTCTCTCACATCTCTTATACCATTCACGTAAAGCTTTCCATTCCTGATAATCAGCCCACAAATAAGAAGTTTTTCCAGATTTAGGATCCTTCAATGCGATTGCCATTACTGTAGAGTAAGCAGAACCTGTAATATCGTAGTTGATACGAATAGTAGTAAGGTAATTACGCATTTTAAAGTGAGTGTTATAGTTCAGGATATCACCTTCTTCTGAGTATTCCTCATATGCAGAAGCAAGACGAGATACTTGTTTACCAGGAGCTAGTAATTCTGAAGGAATGTATGAACCAGGTTGACCATCTGCTACGAAACAAGTGTAAACCCAAAGATTACCATCTTGATAAGGAGCACCAGAAACACGTACCTAGAATTCTTTATTGTCAAATTCAAGGATAGCACCTGGACCAAACCAATTATCCTCTAACCACAGCATTATAGGAGTATTACCCAAACCTGCTGTTGAAGTTTCAGTAATAGCAGCGCCATTCCATTTGGCGTCGCGAATTGTAACAGCTCTATCTGCATCAATCATTACAGACCATTCGAAAGAAGGCTAGTCGATTGTCATTACATTTCCGAGACCACCTGTTAACATATCCAGTGAAGTACTATATGCGCTATCTTTTGTACCAAATACATAAGACAGAATAGTAGACACCTGATATGGATTTTGCTGTGATGCCACTGAAATCTTAGCGGTATCAATCAGGTCTGAAAACCATTTACCTTTATAAAGCTGTAAATTATTAAGAATATTATTATCCATAAAATACTAGTAAATTAATTTTATTTTTTTAAATTATTATTATGCAACACGCAGTTGTCTTGCTAATGATGACCATAAAGTACTATCATCATTTTTGATTATTTGTTTTCTAGACTGTTTACTAATTCCACTATTCTTACTTAAGCTATTCTTGAAATTATTGATAGCAGTCTTTTTACCTTCTTTCTTAGCTATTTCTACCAAAGTATCACCTTTCATAGTAAAGTAAGCAGAAGTTATTAAGTTTTTCAAGCTTTTAGCATAATCCTTTTGATATCTAGTTTTGCCTTCAGCATCAGGCTTAAATATATAATCTAAGAGTTCTTTTTTGTCTTTTTCTGGGATAGCAACTCCATATATACTATTCATGCCCTTTATTTCTGTAACAACGTTACTAAAAAATTCCTGTTGGCGCTTTTTAGCCTCTTCAGCCTCCTTTTGCTAGTTAGCCAATAGCTATTCTTTCTTTGCAGCCTTAATCTCTACAAGGGCTTCTAATGCATCTTCAGCCTCATCTTCGAGTAATCCTGCATCTTCATACTTAGATATTTTCTTTTCAATCTGCTTATTGGAGAATCCTTTTTCTTTTAGTAATTCTTTAATTACTAATTTTTGATTAACCTCATTATCTTCAATTGATATATCGTCGATATCTAACTCAGCATCAATCTAGAAATAATCACGAATGTCACCACCATTCTTTACAAACTCATCTAACTTCTGAACTTCTTCACTAGCATATTGTGGAACTGAATTCTCTTCAATAATATCAGTAAAGTAGTCTATTAACTCTTCTGCCGTCTTGGGTTTTTCTTCGCCTTCTTCAAACTCCCAACCCATCTTTTCAGCCATAGCATCAAAGAAGTTGGTTACAATTTCTGTTTCAGTTTCCTCTTCAGTAGTCTCTTCTTCCTCTTCTTCTATTACTTCAGGTTCTACTTTAGTTTCCTTTTTAGTTTTTTTCTTAGGCTGTTTAACTTCATCTTCCTCCTCAACAGGCTCATCTTCTTCGATATCCTCCTCTTCTTCTTTAGTAGGCTCATCTTCTTCTTTCTTAGGTTTAGTATTACCCTTTAAAGCTTCTAACTCTTCGTCAGTCAGTTCTTCAACTACATCTTCGAGTAAGATATCATCATTTTCATTTGTTTTACCTACATTTGGAATAAAGCTATCTAACACTGCTTCAAATCCATTTAATGTGTTCTTTTTATCCATAATTATATATAATTAGATTTACTTTTTCTTTCTTCCTTTTTTATTCCATTTTGCAGCATTCTATGCGAATATTGCTCTTTTTCTAGTTAAAGGGTTCTTACTATGAGTTAACTCTTCAGTAGATTTCCCAGTTCTTTTCTTTAAGGCATTAAACTTACCTCTATTCTTTTTCTTAATGTGAATACCACCATCTTTGTACGATGGTATAGGATATTCAGGATATATTTGATTATAATGTTTTTCCATCATGCATAATATCTATTGTCCGTATTTTCTCTATCTACATTCACTAAAGGAATAGTATTAAAATCTTTACGGAACTGCTTAGGATCCTTATACATATCAAATAACATTTTAGTACCATCATAAGTACTAGGAGCGTTTCTAATCTCCCGTTCTAATGTCTTTAGATTCAACCTATTTCCTTTATAACCTTTATCCATCAAGTAATCTCTGAACTGGTTCATATAACTTTTGACTTCAGTTCCTTGACGTAAATTCTTATACATATCTTCTGATAAACTAGGAAACTATGGTATTAAACTGTTATAAGGTTTAAATTTGCTAGGCTTTGTTAAGTTCAATAGATAATCGTTATTGGTAATTCCATCTCCTGCTAAATAATCTACATAGTGACCCATTTCATGTCTAGTAAGACCTGGATATATATCGTTGGCATTATTAATCCTATTCTTGTTCAACATTATAGTACTGCCTTCAGATGGCTTTATAAATGCCAAAGTAGATTCTCTAGGAGGAGTTGCGAACTTGATAAACGGAGTATCATTTGCCATTCTAAGTGCATTAAAGTCCCTAATCAATGCACTATATGCACTATCATAGCTGGTTCCAAATAATTTATCTATATTTCTAATTCTTCTGATAGCTTCTGGACTTTTGATAATGTCATTGATTTTACTTCTTTCTTTCTCAATCTTACTGTTAATCTTGCTATACTCAGCCATTCTTTTGTCTAAAGCATCAATAGCATCACTAGTAAGATTTCTATTAACTCTAGTGTTAAATCTCATCGACTTACTAGCTTTACCAAGACCATTAGGTACAAACGGGATTAAGCCCAATGCATTAAGTCCTGCACTGAGCCACTATTTATTATATAAATCTTCTCCTAAATTCTTAGCAGCAATAATATCACCAAGTGGAGTCATATCTATAGATGTCTCCATGTCATCTGTAGTTATAGCACCAGTTGCTATAGGTCTACCAGTATATGGATTATTAGGAACTTCAGTTGCAGGTCTAGAATAGTTTGGTTCACCTAACGCTTTTACAATACTATCCTTATCACCAGTTTCACCTCCCTCTGCATATTTAGCAGGTTTACGTGATATTACTTCAACCTCAGGTAACACAACTCCACCTTTATATGTAGCTACAACACTTGGATCTTCTCTATTCAAATAATCAAGTGTTTCATCACTATGTTCGAATGTATAATCACTAAATCTATATACATCTCTGCCATCTATATAGTCCCAACTACCACCTGGTGTGACATCGTTACTATATATACTCTCATTACTGAATGTTGGATGTTTTGGTGTCTTATACTTATCAGTAAAGTGTGCATTAGGATTATCATTTAACATTTCATACGCTCTAGCTGGATTTTCCTTATAGAAACCTTTGTAGTCATAAGTATCATCATGTTCAATATCTAATCCTTTATACTATTCTATTTTACGTTTCCAATCCCAGTAGCCTTTATCGGGATTCTACTCCCGATAAGACTTTAACTGTTGCATTCTCTATTTAAACTCTACTCTATCCATATTATAGATTTAGTTTATTGAATATTTGATCATAAGTATTATTCATAAAGAATCTATCCATCTATTCATCATTTATTATTTCACTTGGTCTTGGATAGATTAATATAGGATGATGCTTGTATTGATGTAAACCATATATTACTTCTTTATCATCTTTTATTAAGCGGATATCTGCATATCCACTGACAATAGAAGAAAAGTAATTTATGTTATCGTCCTAAATATATTCCCACACTCTTTTACTTCGATCATATACTTTTCTGTAAGGTTTATAACCATTATTTATGAGATATTCTATAAAACTCATATTATTTCTCTCCAGCTACTTTATTCTTTAAAGCTGTTCTAGCCTTGAGTTTCTCTCGTTCCATTGCAGCATCATCTTTCATCTTCTACAGTTTCTCCTGAGATTTTAACTTTTCTCTCTCTAATGCTACCTTTTTACCCTCGATTTCCTCTTTCATTTTCTATTCTCTAATCTTAGCATTAAATTCGAATTGTTTTCCAGCTTCTTCTGAAGCTTGTCTTCTTTCCTCTAAGGCTTGAGCAGCTATTTCCATAGGATCTGGAATACCATTTCCATTTTGATCCATATTTTCAGAACCTCTATATGCATTAAGTTGAGCTACTGTAATCTTAGTTGCATTATTGGCATCTATCTCGTATTTCTTAAGATCCATTTCTGCTTCTTTAATCATTAACTCCTCTTCCTTAACCTCATTCTGCATTTCAAGCATTCTTTGTTCTCTTTCAGCTTGAGCTTCTTCCATTGCTTGTTGCTGTTCCATTCTCTTCTGTTCGATCTCTTCTAACTTGCTCTTAAGTAGACTAACATTATCTAATGTAGCAGCTTCTACTGCATCTAATAGACTAGCTCCGTTCTACATGGCAGGTTGAATAAATGATCTAATAACCTCTAATTGTTGTTGAGTCTTAGTGCTATCATCCAAGAATATATCCATATCCTCATAGAAGAAGTCATCTGACAATGTTAAGAAAGCTCTAGTTGCATCATCTAATATATAATGTAACGCTCTCTTATTACCTTTCCAAGCTGCTTTAGAAGTATCTAATAACATAGTAAGTACTTCTTTCTTAACTTGATTATGAACCCAGAATAATGGTTCAGTAATATGAGCTGACTGTACTACAGATCGTTCTACATTTCCTACTAATTCATTAGATGCTATAGAACCTTCCCTTTGTTTACTTACTCCAGATATTTCAGATACCATGTCTTCTATTTTATTCATCAGATTAATATACTGATCAATAGTATTAGCCATAGTAAGATCTAAAGAGGTAAACTGGTTAAACTGAGATGGTTTTCCTCCTTCTCTACCAGGTATATCCCATCCTTCTTCATATGGGTTTACAAATGCTACACCAAGTGCACCTAAATAATGCATCCATTTGTTAACATCTATTCCCATAGATTTAGGTATCTAAGTAACATCAATTACAGGTACTTTACCTTTATCTCTAGACATTGCTAATTCCAAACGATACCATAATACAATATACATATACTGTAATGGTTTCATCATACTTACTAATGATCTAGGAGCACTATTAGTATTATTATATACTACACCAGTATAAGGTAATTTCTGTGAATTAGGATTATCTGCTGATATATGTTGATAGTCTAATGGTTGAATACCTACGTATAAATCTTCGCCTATTCTGTACCCTTCCCATACTTCTATTATCCACGTCCATTCAACATTTAATTCCATTCCAGTTACTTTGTAATCTTCATCAACTTCAAACTCTTCTTCAAGTCCTGTTTCTGGATTAATTATAGTAACAAAACCTATCTTCTTGAATGACTTCCAGCAACAATGCCATACATTAATATTATCTCCAGATTCAAATGGATTAGTACTAAATCCATTTATAGTATGAGTTTTAATGGTAGGATAATCCATAGATGTCTTTCTTACTGGAGGATTAATACCGCCAATACTGGTATCTTCCATCATCTCAAGTAGTTCATTCAACTACTTCTCAGACATCTTATCATAGAATCTGTCATATATCTCTGTAACAGACATAATCATTTTACGACAACACCAAGACGAATCATGTATAAACTCTAAATCTGCTGATTCGTCATAACTAAAGTAAAGAGGATTAACTCTTTCTAAATAAGGATCTCCATTAAGTATTCCTACATAATAAACCTCTTCTCCTCCAATTAATGCATCCTTCCAACCTTTAAAGAATTCATGAGTTATATTTAACTTATTCTTCAAATAGTTGAGGCTGTGATAAGCAGCAGATTCTGCAATATCTTTATAGTCCTTAGTTAGATATTTCTATATCTACTCAGGTGTTTGGATCTCTCCAGTCTGTAATGCTTCCTAATATCTCTATGCCTCTTCTGGACCTAATTTAGACATTATAGTAGCCATTACATAATCCTACAGCATCTATTTAGCTTTTTCTTGTACTTCACTAGTTGCAATATCACTAGTACGTATTACTTTAAAGTTAAATGGTCTTTTAGTCTCTTCACCAAGTAATAGATCAATCTTTGGTTTGATTATATTATAATCTTGAGCTGTAGCTGGGAATCCATCATTTTGTTTAAAAGGATTTGTAACATATAATAAATCCTTTTCATTATATATACTATTGTATAGATCATAGTACGTTTGCATTTCCTATACTCTAGATCTACCATTATTAGTTCCAGTACCGCCTTCAAAATTAGCATGACCAATTACATAATCAACACATGCTTCTTTCCACTCACGTGTCTTCTTATTCATTGATATCTTCTAAGGTGGCATACTACCTATATTCTTACTAATCATAATTAAAATGTATATACATTATCATCGAATGCAATAGGGGGAGTATCATCCTAAAACCAACTCTGCGCAAATAATGGTCCATCAAATAGCACTCGATTTTTATTTTCTTTCTATTTCTCTTTAACAATTACATTATGTAATTGTTCTTTATAAATCATTAACTAAATAAGCGCACATACTCGGTCAAAGTTACCCTTATCATTATAACTTATAAGCTCTTCCAATAGCGGCTCTGATAAAATCTTAGTAAGGTTTTTCTTACCTGGTGCGTATTCTTCATTCAACCAGTCTTTAATCATACCTTCGCCCCAATCTTTTATAGACTTATTTATGTGGCATCCTTTTCTTCTCTATACTTTAGAATTGCCTACAATATCAGATATAATATCTGGTTGGTCAGCTAATAAGTAGTCACAATGTTTAGCTGTAAAATATGGGAATATACCTTTACGTTCATTCTCATACATAAGCCTAGCATTATAGTATAATAATAGTTTTCTAACATTCTCATAGTATTCTTCCGCAGTAGAAGGTCTACCTGTATATTCAGCTACTATTATGTCATAATATTCTTCAAAGTTCTAAAATCTTTTATATATGAATGTAGATCCTAATGAGTTAGTTCCAGCCTAGTCATGATCATATGGGTCACACCCTCCTATGTATAGTCCTACTGGCGCATCTTTTACTGGATGTTCCCATATTACTATACTACCAGTTGGATCATCATCTTTACCTAAAGGATACTTAGTAACATCTCCGGTTTTCTTTGGTATCCATTTTAAACTACCATCGTGTTCCCATATTAAGTCACCTACCTACTTATGATTCTATAGATTCCTATTAGTTCTAATTAATGCTAACTATTCCTGTAATTCTTTCTTTGGGAAGATATTGCCATTAAATTCCAGCATAGCTTCTGCTGGAGTAACAGGACGTTCTGCCACGTATCTATCTATAGCTACAGTACTAGTTGCATTTTCTATAACTATTTTTCTATCTGCTAATATCTTATCTAGAGCTTTTTTAGTAAGTGTGTTGCCATCTTCATCCATGTATATACGCTTACCATTCTCATCTCTATCATCTAGATTAGTGTACTATGGACAAAAGAAACCGCACTTC